ATAAAGAACAAAGAACTAAATTTATTAAGATATGGTGTTGAAAATCAATATCAAAGAAAAGAAATTATTAGAAAAATTGAAAATATAAATTTAGAAAAATACGGTACTAAATATCCAATGCAAAATCAAAATATAAAAGAAAAGGCAATGCAAAATATGTCTTTTAATAATGGTATTGAATGTTCTCGTCAGCAAAAATATTTGTATAAATTATTTGGTGGTGAGCTAAATTATGTTGATAAATCTACAAAAGGATATGCAATAGATATTGCTTTCCCTGAATTAAAAATTGCTTTAGAATATTCAGGTAGTGGTCACGATTTACAAGTTAAGTATAAAAATTTAAGTCAAAAAGATTTTGATAATAAAGAAATTATAAGATACCAAATTCTTAAACGTAATGGTTGGAAACAAATATTTATTAATTCTAAACAAGATTATTTACCGATGGATAATATATTGCTAGATGAATTTAATAAGGCATTAGACTGGTTTAAAATTAACGAAAATGGACATTGGCATTATAATATAAATATTGGAGATAAAAGTAATGATATAAATTATGGTAAATGCAGAAAGATTACAGAAAAAGATTTAAGAGAAGTTAGTTAATATTTTTTAAATAGATTTAAAGGAGAGTGGATATTATTCCTAGACCTAAGAAATCTGTGGTTAATACGCCACAGTCTAAAAAAGAAGACAATAAGTTTAAATGTGTATGTTGCGGTGAATTAAAAAATAAAGAAAAGGATTTTTATTTATCAAATTCATATATATTAAAAAGCAATAATCAAAGAATGGTAATATGCCGACAATGTTGTGTTGAATTTTATGAATATTTAGTGAGAAAACATGAAGATTGTAAAATCGCTTTGTATTATGCCTGTAGAGTTTTAGATTTGTATTTTGATGCAAGTTTATATTCAAGCGTAGAAATGCAAGCTAAAAATGGTGGCAATAATATATTTTCTATATATATGCAAAAAGTTAATTCATTACACCAATATGCAAGCAAAACTTTTAATGACTCTACATTGTTAGATGTGGTTATAAGTAATAATATTCCAGATCAAAATAATATAAAGTTAACTGAAGAAGATAAACAAAATGAAAACGATGTAATTAGAATAGTTGGATATGACCCTTTTGAAAATGAAAATCCTGTCGATAAAAAATATTTATACAATACTTTAATTGATTATCTAGATCAGGAGACGGTAGATGATTCCTTTAAATTACCAATAGTAATAGAAATTGTTAAAAGTTTTAACCAAATAGACAAATTAAATCAAGCATTAACTATTATTACTTCTGATATTAACAATGTTGCTAATCAAGTTGGAGGAGTAAAATCATTATTCGAAGCTAAAGAAAAAATTTATCGTTCTATTCTTGCTATGGCTAAAGACAATGGTATATCAGTTAATCACAATAATAATAAGTCAAAAGGTGGCAATACACTGAATGGTATGGTTAAAAAATTGAATGAAATAGGATTATCATCTGCTGAAGTTAATCTATTTAATTTAGAGACTTGTGAAGCTATGAAACAAATAGCTGATTTTAGTAATAAGAGCATTTTAGAACAATTAATGTTTGATGAAAATGATTATACTGATATGATTTCACAACAAAGAGATTTAATTAAAAAACTTGATAGTGAACTTATGAAAATAAAAGAAGAAAATAGACTTTTAATTATTGCTAATACAATGCTTAAAGATACCAAAGGAGGCTGATTTTGTGGATTATTTTATAAGAAATTCAGAAGTTCAGCTTTCTCAAAAAAAACTTGAAGCATATTTGAAATTATCGGAAATTATACAATGGGGGTTAAGTGCCCCTGTTAAGTTTTGTGAAAGGTTTATGGGAATTGAATTTCTAGATGCACAAAAATATGCGTTTATGAATTCTTGGCTTAAACCATATAATTTATGGTGCATGACTCGTAATGGTGGAAAATCAACACTTTCTGCCCCTTTTATTATGGCAAAAGGTATTTTAATTAATGGTCATAATACATATATTTTGAGTAATTCTTCGTCACAAAGCCAAGATACCTTTTTAAAAATAGAAAAAATTGCAAAGAAGGAAATTGCGAGTTTTTCAGGGTTAACTGATTTTTTTATTGGGGAATTAGTTAAATCTCATGCGAATACAGATGGTTTTACTCATTCTCAATCAGGTTTTAACTATAAATTATTTAACGGATCTTCAGTCACTAGTTTAAGTGGAGAGATAGTCAATAATAAGGGAAAGCGGTCAAGTTTGAATGTGTATGATGAAAGTGGATGGATTGAAGAGGAATATGTAGTATCTACAATTCCATTTTTGTTACAGAATTCAACATTTAGACTTGGTGGAAATATGGATGTAACAACATTTCCACAACAAATACCTAATCAAAGGTTATTTATTTCTTCAGCTTCTAGTACTGATAGTTATTATTATTCTTTGTACAAAGATTATGCAAAGAGAATGTTTATGGGAGATAAAAATTATTTTATATGTGACTTAAATTGCGAAATCATGATTAATGCTACATATAATGGAAAAGTATATCCTGTACCTTTGCTAAATAGAGATGATATAGATTCCGAAATGCGAAAAAATAAAGAAAAAGCAATGAGAGAATTTTATAATAAATTCTCTATTGATGGTGGCGATAAGCAAATATTTAAAAGAGCAATGATTGTTAAAAATTCATTTGTTCGATTGCCCGTGTTAAGGAATGAACCACATGGTAAACGAAAATTTATAATAGCCTATGATCCAGCGCATCAATATGACAATTCTGTGTGTCTTATTGGTGAAATCATTAATGATGAAAAAGTTGGAGAAAGACTAGAAGTTTGCAATGGAGTAAGTTTTGTTGATATAGGTAAAAAGAAAAAGACCCCAATGAGAACACCAGAACAGATTCAATTATTAAAGCAAATGATATTGAATTATAACGGTGAAGGAAATCCTGATTATGAGAATATTGAATGTATTTTGATTGATGCGGGAGCTGGAGGACATGGTACTACTATAGCAGATTATCTTATGGAAGATTGGACTGATGAAAAAGGAAATAAACATAAAGGATTTATTGATAAAGAAGAATGTAAAGAACACGTATCTAAATTTCCAAATGCAGTGGATAAATTGAAATTAATGTCTCCTCAAAAGTATAAAAAGGAAATGTTTGATGCTTTATTTGAAATGATGGAATTAGATTTAGTTTCATTTACAAATGAATATGATTTAAAAGGTTTTTTAAATTTGCCTGTATTAACAGGTAAATTAATTGATGTTGAAGATGAAAATGGTAATATCGGCAAAGAAAATGAAATGGCTTTTAAGAAGATAAACTTGGATTTTGAAGAGGAATTGGCTTTGAAAAATATTGATATAGCAAAGGAAGAATTAATATATACATATAAATATACTAGTACTAATGATAATTATAGATATGATTTATCTACAGAAAAGATTAATGAATTACATGATGATAGGTCTTATTGTTTAGCATTATTAGGTTGGTATTTAAAACAATTAAGAAGAAAACATATTACAGGTAAAAAAGATAGTAAAATAAACTGGCTCGAATATTGTTTATACTAATTTATATTATTAAAATAACTAAAAGGAGGTGACAGTCTCGTGTCAGAAACTCAAAAACGGAAGCCTGGAAGACCCCCTAAAAACAACTCTGAATTTATTGATAAAGTTAATATACCAGAATCAAAACCAAATGAATCTACTACTAATAATCAACAACAAGGTAAACACTATTTTGCTTCTTCACAAATATATGCTGAGAGCATGAATTATAAACCTATGCAAAGAGCATATACTAAAGAACAAATAGAGACAGCATTACGTAACCCAAATACTAATTATCAAATATTACAACAGATGTCTAATTATTTATATTCTATTAGTTCTGCATATCAAAATGAAATTGATTATTTGGCTAACATAATGACATTTAATTATACGCTTGCTCCTTTTGAGTTAACAGATAGTAAAGTTACAATGTTTAATAGATTAATGGCAGCAGCAAAAAAAGCAAAACAAAGCCAGGTTAAAAGTGTTTTCCCTAAAATGCTTGAGCGTACTCTTGTACAGGGCGAAACTTATTGGTACACATTAACCGATAATGATAATACCATATATATCGAAATTCCTTCTAGATTTTGTGAGGTATATGAAATAGATTCTAATAATTTATTTAGGTATAAGATTAGATTGGATTTACTAAATAAAGATGTAGTAAAAAGCTTACCTAATGAAATTAAAGAAGCTTACGATGCTTTTTTAGAAAATAAAAAATCTAAAAAAAACCAAATTAAGGATAAGAATGACGCTTTAGACGCTTTAAAATTTAAAGTATCGGAAAAAGGTTTTGCTTTATTGGCTCATGGTATGCTTACAGTTCATGATTATCCTTATTTTGCAAATTCTTTTACTGATTTGTTACAATTGGAAGAAGATAAAGAATATTTAAATTCTGATATTAAAGATTCTTCAGTTAAAATGGTACATAATAAAATACCAACAAATAAGGATAGTGGCGAACCTTTAATGCCGGAACCAGTAATTAGACAGTATCATGAAAGTGATAAAAAACATGTGCCTAAAAATGTCAGTGTTTCTACCACTCCTTTTGAAAAAGAAGCAATAAATTTTGATACTTCAAATAAAACACAAATTAATCTTGTTGAACAATCTAAAAAGAATGTTCAAGATGATAGTGGTATTTCAAGTTTGATATTTAATAATGAAAAATCATCATCAAATGCTTTAAAGGATTCTATTCAGGCAGATGCTAATCGTATGTATCCATTTTTGAAGTTTTTTAATGCGATATTATCATATCAATTAAAATCATTAAAGTTTTTTGCTGAATTTTTACAGACTCATAAACTTAATAAAAAAGAGGATATAGAAAATAGTAGAACTAATTTACAGTCTGGAGGTAATAGATTTGATTTTATTGTTTCTACAGGTAAAGAAATTTACGATTTCTTTCAAACTGCTAAATTAGAAAAAATAATTGAAATAGACGATTATTTACCTATTATGATACCAGGAAGTCAACAATCTGGTATTGAAGATAAAAAAAACGGTAGACCAACCGGTGAAAAAGGCAATATAAGTGATAATGGTGAACAGTCTCAGGAGTATAAATAATGTTAAATTATATATAAAAGGAGGTGAATTGTTTGGATGATACTAAACCTAATTTAAATATACCAATACAGTTTCAAAAACTTGCAGAATATGAAGTAAATGATACTCGTTTTCAGAAGGTTAAAATATGGTTGATGCATTTAAACGAAAACTACAACGGAAGCTTTTTCGATAAATCAATTGTTGAAAAAGCATTACCATCTTTAGCCAACACTCCTATTTTGATTTATGTAGAAAAGAATTCTGAAGGAGAAAAAGATGCTTCGGATCATAGAAGTGTATTAGTAAAAGAAGACGGTCAGTATAAGATAAAATACATAGGTCAGGCTTGTGGCACTATTCCTGAGTCAAATAATGCTAAATTCGAAATGAGAGTATGTGATGATGGAATAGAGAGAGAATTTGTTACTGTTGAAGGTTTACTGTGGACAAAATTTGATGATCCTATTGATATTATGAATAGAGATAAGGTTAAAGCAGAATCAATGGAGTTAGATGAAAATTATTCTGGGCAATTTGAATCTGATAATCTATTTCATTTTACAGAATTCAAGTTCTATGGTGCGTGTATATTGGGGAAAAATGTATATCCAGCAATGCAAAATGCTTCAATTGAAATTGATTTTTCGTATGAAGTTTTTCATAAGGAAATTCAAGAAAAAATGGAGCAATTCAAACAATTTTCTATGACTCAATCCTCTACTTCAGAGGTTGATAATATAAGCTCAAATAAGGAAGAAGGAGGTAAAAGTCTAGTGGATGAAAAATTAGAACTATTAAAAAAATATAGTCTTACTCTTGAAGGTATTTCGTTTAAGATAGATGAATTATCTTTGGAAGAAATTGAAAGTAAGATTAAAGAGCATTTTTCTATGTTACAATCTCAAAAGTGTGAAGAGTTAGCAAATGCTTTAAGAGTAGAAAAATACAAAGACAGATGGGGTGATGAATATTCAAGATATTCATATGTAGATTGCAAAGATAATATGGTTTTTGCTTATGATAGGCAAGAAAATTGGAATCTTTATGGATTTACATATTCTATGAATGGGGATAAAGTTATAATAGATTTTGTTTCAAAAATAAGAAAGAAATTTGATATTGTAGATTTTGTTGAAGGTGAATCTATAATATTCAATTTACTTCCTCAAGAAGCTGTGGAATATGCCCTTAACGATAGAGAGAAAGAAATATCTCAGAAACCCAATGCAGATTTTGATGCACTTAAAATTAAAGTATCTGAATATGAATCAACTATTGAAATTCTTAATACTGAAATTGGTACTCTTAAAACTTCAAATGAAGAATTATCTAACTATAAAGATAAAAAGGAATTAGACATTCACACCGAAAAAATTAATGAAGTATTTTCTGATTTTGAAGAAAATCTTAAAGACAATGAAAAATATGCATTACTTAAATCTGAAGTAGAAAAAGATATTATGAAATATAATATTGAAAATCTAAAAAAAGATTTACTTGCTATATTGGGAGAACTGAATTTCAACAAAACAACTAAGAAAGTAAAAGAAAAAATTGTAGCTCCTGTCATTAATATTGATGGGAACGATGTAAGAAAGTCTAGGTATGGTAAATATGAAAAATTTATTGAGGAAAGTAAATAATAATAAAATAATTAAGGAGGAAATTTGAATATGGCTAATATAGTTTTAAACAAAGTATCAGCAACTTGCCCTATATATGATATTAAGTGTGCTGCTGAACTCAATCAGGGAAATTTGGTTACAATTGGTGTTCAAGATATGACTACTAATCTTGGTGTTTATACTGTTGCTGCTCCTGCTGCAATTACAGATTTGAATATGGCTATTGTAGCTTGCGTTCCGCTGAGTTATGAAGCTGAAAAGACAGAAGGAGATTTTTCACTTGCAATTGGTGCTATTGGTAGAGCTTATGTTCCTTATATTGGTTTTACTGTAACTATTGAAGATGCTCAAATCACTGGCGCTACAGTTCTTAATCAGTATGTAATTCCTGCTGCTGGTGCAGTTAAAATGGCTGCAGCTGCTGCATTGGGTGGAACTGAAGCAGTTGCGTTCCAAGTGAAAGAAAAAACTACTCTTAATGGTGTAGCTGCAACTAAAATAGTTTGTATAAAAGCGTAAAATAAATAATATTAAAGGAGGATAATTGATTTATGAACACTATAGTTTTATCTGATATTCAAAAATTGTCTCTTGATGCTTACAATGGAAAAGCTATTGATAATTATAGCGTAGACGGAATGAATAAAGCCATACGTGCTGCAATTGTTGAAGCATGTGGTGGAGAATGGAATTTTTATAGATTCCAAAAAAATAAATGGGATGTTTATGCAATAGTTGCTGAAACTATGCCTGTAGCTCTCAAAACTAGTCTTGATGGTGCTTTTGGTGATATGGCAGAAATTCGTGACGGAGCATTGGGTGATAAAAATTACTGGACAGTTGCAAATAATGATTTGTTCAAAGTTTATACTGTTGCAAGAGGTAATTATGATGTTGAAAGACAGACAATAGTTAGTAACTCGTTCACTATTGCTACTCAGAAAAAGTTGATTAAGGTCTTTACAGAAATCGATCTTTTTATCAGCGGTAAAATAGACTGGACAGAAGTTATAGCTAGAGTTACCAAGTCTTTTGGTGCTTATGTTGGAGAATTAATATACAATACAATGTATAATTCTTACGCTGCTATAGGTACTCCTTATAAGCATACTGGAGCTTTCGCTGCTGAAACTATGCTTGAAATAATTTCCCAGGTATTGTCTGCTACTGGTGCAACTAAGGCTCAGATATTTGGTACTCAGATAGCTTTGGCTAATATTTCTGACGGTGCTGGATATTCTGATGCTGAAAAGAGAAGGTTTAATGAGTTTGGTTTCTATGATATGTTTAGGGGTAATCCTATGTATATGTTCCCACAGGCATATAAAGCTGGAACTACCACTAAGGCAGTTAACGATGCTTCAGTTATAATTCTTCCTGATAATGGTGAAAAAATAGTTAAAGTAATGTTTGAAGGTGAGCCTGAAGTTAGGGATAATGATGGTTCAACTAGAAATGATGGACAGCCTGAATTCCTTTTTGGAAGAATGGTTGGTGCTGCTGCTTTAACAGTTGAAGATGGACAGTATGGTTTCTATAAATTTGCTTAATTGAAGTAATATAAGAGTGAGGGAAGTAATTCCCTCCTCTCTTTATATGTAATAAAGTAATAAAAAAGAGAGGATTATTTTTATGGCAATAAAAAGTAGAAAAAAAATACCTAATGATTTGGTTATTGAATTAACTTCTAATCTGAATGGTGGTATGACTTTTTCTGATAAAAAGGGTAAAACTCATACATATATATCTTTTAGAGGTATAGATGATAATGATAATTGTAGTTATGAAGATATAAAATCTTTGCAAAAACAGAGTCCTAAAATGCTTGAAAAGGCGTATATGGTAATTACTGATGTAAATTCATTTGATGATAAAGATTTTAAAGTTGATGATTTACTTTATAATTTAAATCTTGACGAATTGTATAATGGTGGTATAGACCCTAGAGATATCGGTAAGTTTTTAACTTCCACAAAATATGATACTTTTGTTAACAAAGTAAGTAAAAGCAAAGATGACTTAATAGAAGTTATTCTTGAACGTGCAGTTTATATGTATAAGCAAGGTCAGTTTAATGATGCTACTAAAATGAATTATTTACAATCTTTGTATCCAAGCTTGAAATTGTTTAAATAAAGAAAGGTGAAAATAATGAGTACACCTTATTCAGATATATTCTATAAGTACGGTGTACTTGTAGATGATAGTGAATTATTAAGCAGATTAACAGATGAAGAATATACAGAATTACTAGAATTATTTTTAAGTAAAGCAAAAAGTGTTTATTTTAAGTCTTGTAAAAAAGATTTAAGTGATGTTGATGATACAAAGAAACAATTTAATGAAACAATAGACGAACAGGAACAATGGATAATCTGTGAAGCAATGAAATATATTTGGGTTGAAAAACAATTATATAAAGAAGAAAAGTTGAGAGATAAAATGACTCCAAAAGATTATGACAATTCAAGTCCTGCTAATCTTATTGATAAATTAACAAAACTTAAAATTGAAACTAAAAAATCTCTTGATGCTATGATTATTTCGTACAGTTTTGATGGGTTCGAAGGGTTCAATTAAATAAAATAATATAAACAAAAATAATTTGAAAGGAGTGTTTAGGCATGGCATTAAACACAGAATACACACAATTTTTTAAAAAATGGTTTGCGGATGCTGCTCCTGTAGCTGGAGTTAAAGCAAATGGTACTCTTACTATTTCAGGGGTGGTCAGTGATACTCAAACCTGTACGATTGGCTCAAATGTTTACGAATTTGATATTAACAATTCTATTACAGCAGGAAGAATTAAGGTTGATGTTGCTAATTTAAGAAATCAAGCAACTGGAACTTTAACTTTCTCAGGCGTAGTTGCTGATGCAGAAACCGTAACTATTGGTACAAGAGTTTACGAATTTGATTTTAATGATTCTATTACTGAAGGTAATGTAAAAGTAGATATATCTGCTGGTGGAACTGCCGCAACAGGTACTTTAACTTTTTCTGGTGCTACTTCTGATGGTGAAACTGTCGTAATTGGTAATAGAACATACGAGTTTGATACTGATAATAATGTTTCCGCAGTTGACCATGTAAGAGTAGATATTTCTGGTGGAGCAACTGCTGCTGCTTCGGTCACCGCACTTGTTGCAGCTATTACTGGAGATCAAGATGTTGCTGCTGTAATAGCCGTTGATGGTGAGGGTGATACTGTAGTTGTAACTTCCAGGGTTAAAGGTACTACTGGAAATAATATAGATTCAACTACAACATGTGCAAATGCAGCATGGGGTGCTGCAAAATTAGCTAATGCTACTGATTGTGCTGCCACAACTGCAATTACTGCTCTTGTTTCTGCTATTACAGGAGATGAAGATGCAGTTGTAACATCTGTTGATGGTGAAGGTGATACAGTGGTTGTAACTTCAATTGCAAAAGGTACTGCCGGAAATGCTTACGATTCAACTGAAACATGTGCAAATGCAGCATGGGGTGCAGCGAAACTTTCAGGTGGGTTAGATACGGTAACTGCTGCTAATGCAGTAACCGCTTTAGTTAATGCTATTAATACTAATGACTCTGATGTAACTGCAACTGATGGAGCTGGAGATACGGTTGTTGTTAAGTATAATTGGGTAGGCACTACTGGAAATAGTATTGCAACAACAGAAACAATGACAAATGGAGCATGGGGTCATGATCATTTAGAGAATGGTGTTTATGCTACTCCTGTGAATTGCCCTGCATTTATAATTATAGAAGGAGTTTGGTATATAGCTGACGCTCCTGTGACTAAGTATACAGAAGGTGGTTGGAAATCTGCAACACCAGCATAATTTAAGTACTAAAATAAACAAGGAAGGAGAATCTTAAAATAAATGGGTACTTATGATCTATTTCGTAAAATATCTCAATCTAATTTAACATCAAAAGAAAGAGAAGTTAACCAAATAAAATATGATATTCTTGCTGATTTTGAAGATTCTCCTTCTTTTAATACCGTATTAATCAAAGGTGTATCACAAGACGTTCAAATAGTAGATGAAAATGCAATTAATAAGCAACCAAATAAAAAATGTATACTATCAAAACCAAATGAAACATTTTCGATTGGAGATATGGTTACGTGGAATAATAATAAGTGGCTTATTATCAATATTGATGAAGATAAAACTATATACACTACAGGTATCATAGAAAAGTGTTCCTCCTCCCTAACTCTTAACAAAAACCACATTTTATCACAAGTACCATATATAACCCTAACTCAATCAGTATTAACCAATATGGGCGTTGAACAAACCAAATACCTATCAGTGCAAAGTGATGAGGTAATCATAATTGTTGCTAATAACGTCACTAATAGATTGATAGACGAAAATGATATATATCAGTTAGGTATCAAATCATATCAAGTATTGAGTATACAAGATATATATCAACCAGGACTTTTGTATATCAAATTAAAAGTATCGGAAGCACAGCAAGTAGTTCCTACTTATGCTATATCAATCTTAAATGGTTCAGAAATAAGTATTGATACTACACAAACCCTACAGTTGAATTGTGAAATTAAAGAGAACAATATTATACTCTCCCCTACTCCTACTGTTTCGTACAGTAGTTCGAATACAGAAATTGCTACGATATCAGACACAGGTTTAGTAAATCCTGTGACTACGGGAAGTGTTGTGTTTACTGCAACATATGGAAGTGTATCAGATACTATCACGGTTAATATAAGTGATGTAGTTGTGGATAATATTACTTATACGTTAGTAGGTAGTATTCAACCTGACACCGAAATTAAGCAAACCTCAACTAAGGTCTTTATCGCACAAAAATATATTAATGGGATAGCAAGTGTTGCTACTTATGATTTTACAATTAGTGCCGGAACAACACCAAGTACCGCTTATACATTTACGGTTATTAATGATACTAATTGTTCAATTAAGTGTAATAGCTATAGATATTCAATTGTTTTACGTGCAACAGATAGGGTAAGTGGCGAATATATTGAAAAGACAATTACGTTGAGAAGTAATTTGTAGGGAGGTTGGTAGATGGAAACTAGTTTCAAGTTTAAACATATAGAAAACAACCTCATTAAATTGTTAATGTTGTTTATTGGTAATCAAAATATTTGTAAATATATATATTATCTTAACGACGATCCTTTAAATAATGCTGATGTTTCAATAGATTTGATTAATAATGGTAATATTATTGTTGCTCCCTATAATGAAAAAATAATAATGGAAGAAAAAGTAATTGTTTTTCTAAATCCATTATTAGGTTCGTTAGATAACTATCCATTAAGTACAATAACGTATGAAATGGATATAGTAACTCCTATTGATAAATGGATTTTATCAGGATTAGGTCAATTTCGAACATTCCGTATAGCCGATGAATTTTCACAATTAATTGACCAACAAAAAGTCGCAGGAATAAAAGATGTAACTATTACTAAGTTTAAAATATTTAAAGTAAATGATTCTTTTTCAGGCTTATCATTATTAATTGATGTTAATTCATCGTCTATGAAAGGGTTGAGATAAATATGTCTGATTTAAAATATATATTTGCTCAACCTGAATATATTGAGGGTATAGGTGAAATATATCCAATCAAATTAAAAGATTACGATGAATTTTCAAAAGTATCACAACCTTTATATATATCAAAAAATCATTTTGAAACAACTGAATATCCTTTATTAGCATTAATATTTATGGGTGTTCAATATCTTGGTATAAATATAGAGCAATTAAAAGAAAATTTTATTACCTTATTTTCTTTGGTTACACATAAAGAAGTAAAATTTATCTCTGAAGAAAAATATGAAGGATTTTTAGTTGATAAATCAAAATTTATATCAAGTCATAATTATGATAAACTACGTGAAGTAATTATGAAACAAAATTTAATGTTTGAACAAAAAGTGTTTAAAAATAAACTTGTTCAAGATTGGGCTAATAAAGTTATTGAAGCAAAATCAAAAAATAGTACAAAAATTTCTATGGAGGATATTATTACTACTGTATCAGTATATAAAGGAATATCTTATGAACAAATATTAGAATATACAATTTATCAAATATATGCTGATTTTTATCGTATCAGGAAAATAAAGCAATATGATACTGATACTTTATTTGCAACTGTAAGTAGTGAAAAAATGTCTATTGTTGATTTTGCGGAAGATATTAATATTTTCAAAAGTCCGTATGACGATTTATTTGTAAGTTCAGAAAAATTAAATAAATTTAAACAATTATAAAATAAATAAGGAGGAATTATACTATGAGCCTCATAGCCGATATTTTTGACATAATTTTACAAACGGATACTGGTGATTTGATAGCAAGTACTACTCTTCAAAGCGCAGATTTGAAAATTGCCGTTGATTCTAAAGAAGTTCGTGGTGGTCGTGGAGATGCTTTGTTAGCAATTCTACACAGTAAAAGAGATGTTGATTTGTCAGTATCAGAAATTACATTTAAGTGGGATTGGATTGCTAATCAATTAGGTGTAACAGCTTCAACTGGAGCCACTACTGCCTGGGCTACGTCGAAAATATATACTTGTGTAGATTTAGATGGTGAAGCCGCAGGAACAGCAATTGGATTTACGCTTGATAATACACCGCTTGCTTCTAGTAGTGGTCTAAAAATATTTAATGCAACTACTGGTGTTGAAGTTGCTCTCACAAGTGGATATACTATCTCGACCGCAGATGTAACAATTGTTGGTGGGGTTGTTGGAGCAAAATATGAAGTTAGAGGATATAAATATACTACTGGTGCAACTGCTAGTTCTTTGGATATTAACAATACTTCTTTTGCAGATGGTTGTGTTTGTATTTTGGAAACGCTGGAGATTTCTGAAGATGAAACACCTTTGGCAAGAATTCAAATTCAGTTAGATGAATGTTTGCCTAGTGGTAATTTTAGTATTTCAACTAAGAAAGAAAAAGATGCTAATGTATCTAATTTTGATTTTAGAGCAATTAAACCTGCTAATAGCAATAGTATTGGTAGAATGATTAGAATACCAATATCATAATAAAATTATTTAATAGGGGTAAACGGGAGTAATTAACCTGTGAATGAGTGCCTTACCACTCTCCCCTTTTTTATTTTTGTAAGGTTACATTGGTAAAGGAGATGTATAAAATATGATACTAACTAAAGAAATTAAAATATTATGTAAAAATCATAAAAAATATTATATTCAAAAAGGATATAATTGGGTTTATAATGCAGAAATTATTGTAAAAGTTGAAGATTTACCTGATTCTAGTCACGAGTTATTAGATGTTTTGTGTGATTATTGTAATAGAAATATTATGACAAAACCCAAATATGCTTATTCACAACAAAATAAGAATTCAATTATTCAAAAAGATTGTTGTGAAGAGTGTTGGCATTTAAAATTAGCAGATAGTATGGATATAATTTATGGTAAAAATAATGCTTCTAATATAGTAGAATTCATAGAAAAACGTGAAAATACTTTTATTAATAAATTTGGTGTAGACAATCCAATGAAAAAACAAGAAATAGTATTAAAAGGTAAGCAAACTAATATAAAAAAATATGGCGTTGATCATAAAATGAAAGTGGATGGGGAATATGAAAAACGAATAACTAAAATAAGAGAGACTATGTTTGCAAATGATACTGGAATAAAATCAACTCAACAAATATATTTACATGATTTATTTGGTGGAATATTAAATTATCCTGTAGGTAAATATTTATTAGATATAGCATTTACAGAAAATAAAATTTTTTGTGAGTATGATGGTTCAGGCCATGATTTACAGGTACATCTTGGTAATATAACTGAAAATGAAAGACTAAACAAAGATTTAAAAAGATATTATTTTTTAAAAAATCGAGGTTGGAAATTTATTAGAATAGTTTCGAATAAAGATAAATTACCTAATAAAAAAATATTAAATTATTTGTTTAACTTAGGAGTTTATCATTTAAATAATGAAAGAACATATTTTGAAATAAATATTGATAACAACTATATAAAATATAATAATCAAATAATTTATATTGACCTTGGCAAACTTCGTAAAATAACTAAAAAAGATATACAACAAGCTATCTAAGGGTAATAGGCTTAGTGGCTAAAACAACCACTCCCCTATCCCCTTCTTATTTCATTTCAAATTTATTTCTATTTTTATTTCAAAAGACAAATCTTAAAAATTTAACATGAATACACAGTTTCATAACAATAATTTCAAAGGTGGTGAACACCATATTTCAAATACTAAAACTTACATCTCCTATACCCCCTAGCGTAAATCATTATCTCGCTTATCGTGCAATAATTCAACACGGAAAGCCAATGGCAATGAGTTACAAAACTTCTGAAGCATTAAAGTATCAAAAAGAATTCATTAAATATATTAAAGAACAAGCACTACTTCAAAACTGGGTTAAGTCAGATAATAAATTCCAACATTATTACATGGATTGCTACTTTTTCTTTCCTCGTACAGATATGGATGCAAACAATTATTTTAAATGTCTAGCAGATGCTATTACAGATTCAGAAGTTGTATGGATAGATGATGTACAGTTATGTGAAAGAGTTCAGGGAATTAATTATGATTCTAAAAATCCAAGAATAGAAATTCAGGTTAAACCAGTTAACTACATAGGTATATTTGAAAATATATCTCAATTAGAACAGTTTGAGACTAATTGCATCGAATGTGCTAAATACAATCGAAATTGTAGTTTACTAACAAAAGCCAAAGAAGGAAGAGTTCAAGAGGATATTCAAGAATTTAAATGTAGTAAATTTAAAATATTAAAATAATATAATTATGGAGGATTAATAATTTATGAAATTTAGTGAAATAAAGAAAAATATTGAATCTGGAAATATGTTTGCTGATTGTGGTCTAGAAATAAAACCATATATATCAATTCTACTTAAAGATGCTTTTATTAAAGGTTCTGATACAGAAAATATAAAAATAGACGGTATAATAAAAAATTGTATTGAAGATAGAGATGGAATTAAATATATAAATTATATGCAACTTGAAATGTCTAAATTTATTATGATTTTAACTTTATATACAAATATCGAAGATGATTCAGACGATATATATGATACTTATGATTATTTAGTATCTCAAAACATATGGGAATATATAATTAATCAAATTCCTGAACAAGAAATAGAATATCTTGAAATGCTAATTAATAGGTGTGTACATCAGGAGATTGAAATAGGTAATAGTCTAGGAAATATACTTAACCGCAATTTAAATAAACTCATCTCAAAAATTCCTACAGAAAAAGAAATGTCAAAAATCCTAAACAAACTCCCAAAAGTGTTAGATAGTATATCACCTGAAAATAAAGAAATTTTCAAAAACTTAGTAAACATAAATAAATAGTACATCAAATTATCGTTTCATTAAAATTTAGGGTAGGTTTTCTTCTACCTTTCTATTTTTGTTCTATAACAATTAAACGTAATATTGTTAATTAAACGGAGGTGGTATGCCGATGCCAATAGATAAATATGCAAGGGGAATGGCGAATAAAGCTAACATCACCTTGGATGTTATTACAAATAATGGGCAGATAAAAGGTTTTATTGTTTTAACTCAAGCTGAATATGATGCACTTGTTGCGGCTAATTCTGTTGACCTCGAAATTGTGTATTTAATAAGTGGGTGATAATATGAAATTTGGGAGTGTAGATATATCGAAAATTTACTTTGGTGAAAATGCAATTAATAAAACTATGTTAAATAATATTAATATATTAAATACAAAAGCGTTAGTTGCTGACGGATTATTCTTTCATATGTCGGGAGCAAAAGCAACAGGTACTTCTCCAGGTACAAATTCTCCTCAAGTAACTGTTTGGCAAGAATTGATAGGAAATAGAGATGCTTCACTCGTAGGATTTGCATATAATAGTACTTCAGGATGGCAAGGAACTGGCACACCAGAAGACCCTTATGCACTTAAAGTTAATGGTTCGATGATGTATGGTGATTACACTTTGCCTAAAATAACAGGTGTATTAACTTTAGAAACTTGGGTATATCTTACTAGACCTTCAGATTTTCAAGGCATTATTAGTTTAGTCGACTACGGTTATCCCTATTTGTGTTTTACTGGTGGAAAATTTATGTTTTACGGGCATACTTCTGCCTATAGATATAGTGCTTTAGTACTTACTCAATCCGACATGAATAAATGGTATCATGTTGTCTGTGAAGTAGTTGATCCAGCAAATGTGTCCACATGGAATATTTACGTAAACGGTGTATTATCAAACGGCTCAATATCTTCAGGAACATCAAATTATGCAGGAACAGGAACTAGGGGTTGGATAGGTTGCAGTCCGAATAATTACTATTTATACGGAGCAATTTCGATGATAAGTATGTATAATAGAGCGTTAACAGCAGTTGAAGTACTAAATAATTATAATTGTGGTGCAAATGCCTGTGCAGTTTAATATTTTGTTTTTAATTCATTGCAATGCGCATTTTAACAATTTAGAATCAAAAAATTTAAGAATTTATAAAGAAGGAGGAATATAATTATGTCTGTACGGTCAAATTGGATTTTTCATAATACAGAGACACAAGTAAGCAATGGTTCAGAATATAAAATTTCTAATGTAGGTTCAGAAACAACATTGGCTTTATCAATCGCTGGCACATCAACTATATATGAAATTGCTTTTGAAGTTAAAGGTTTAGTAGGAGACTATGAAGCAATTGAAGGTTTTGATATAAAAAATTCAACTTTAAAATCTTCTGCAATTCAAACTGACGGTAAGCATTGGAGTTTTGACTTAACAGGATGGGACTCTTTTCGTGTAAGAATAGTTTCTTTAAACGGTAATCTTACTATACAAGGTAAGGTGGTTGAATAATGTCTATAGATAAAATTGCGAGAGGTTTAGCTAAAAAATCAAATGATCGGTTATCTATTTCATTTATCAATGTTAAATATCCACCTACAGGACTTGTAGGTGCTAAAGGTGATGGTCAAACTGATGATTGGGCTGCAATTCAAGCTATTATTGATTGGTGTTTTGAGAATAATGTAATGACAATATTTTTCCCTAATGGTACATACAATATATCTAAACCATTATTGTTAAAGACAAAATACGAATCTTCTCCTATTCCCTTTTGGTCAGGCAAAGCTATTAAACTAATTGGTTATGATATGGCAACTACCAAAATAGTAAAGACTACAACAGGGAATACATTATCTGGTGTACATGCAGAAGTTAACGGTATAGATGCTACAATAATATTATTTAACGGACTAAATAGTACTGACACTATAGGGGGTTCAGGAACTGGTACAATAATTGAAAACTTATATATAATAAATCAATCTACTTCAAATACATCAATGACTATAACCGGAGCAGCATGTCAAAGAATGAAATTATCAAATTTAAACATATTCGGGTATTCCGGTATAGTTTTTGATAATTGCTATGGCAATATTTTTGAACATATAGTAATAAAGTGTACTGAAAAAGCTCTTTGGCTTGATAATATTACAGCAAGCGGAACATCAAATACTCTTATAAATATTTATGCAATTAATTGTCATAATCCGTATAGGATTTGTGCTGCATATACAGGTTTGGATACAGTGTATGCTGATAATTGTACAGGAACTATATTTGATACTGTAGGTTCTGGACTAGTAATGCTTAATTGTGGAACGGAATCACCTAAAGCACAGTATATTGTTAAATCTACTGCTCCATATACTATTAATATACAATCTTTATCAATATGGAGACAGATTGGTGACGCTGCAAATAGTTTGAATATAGATGATTGCGCAGTATTTTATGGAAGTGGTAAATTTAAAATTGGTGTATTATCTATTCTTGAAGATTCACAAATTATTGGTAATAGTTATTTGTATTCTGCTGAATCCATTAATGACTATGGAGCAATTGATATTGGTCAAATAAATTACCGAAAAAATTATGAGGGTGAAGATAATCCAAAACTTCTTTACACAAAGCAAGCTTCTAATAGTTATATAAGTGGGAAAATTTCTGTTACTGGTGCAAATATTAATATTCGTAGAAATAAATATATGCCTTATTTAGGTTCAAGAGGTCTTTCGGATTCTCTTGATGTTCCGTTTATTGATAAGGCAATTTATTTGGATAATGTAACAAAATTTATTGATTCAGAAGGAATTAGTCATAATGATGATAACAAATATAATGTTGGAGATGTTTTATTAATTAACAATCCTTCTAACATGAACATATTAGGGTATGTTGTTTCAGCCAATAATGGTACTTATGTATCTGATTGCGATTTTAAAGAAATACCAATAGCTCTGCGTGGTTCAACATCACAAAGACCTTCTACAAATCTTTATAATGGGTTACAATATTGGGATACAACACTAGAAAAACCTATTTGGCTTAAATATATAAGCGGAGGATATTGGACTAATAACGTGTGGGCTTCAGCATACAACTATAATGTTGGGAATTTAATTGTATCTTCAGGCAAGGTATATAAATGTACAACAGCAGGTACAAGTGGTGGTGTGATACCAACTTTTAATACAACGACTAATGAAACAACTGTTGATAATATTGTTGTTTGGACATGTGCAGGAGATATTGCAACGTGGGTAGATGCCGTAGGAAATGTTGTTTAGGGATACTAAGTGTATCCCTAAAATCCTAGAACATTAGATGATATTTTGTTTCCGATAGTTTTTCGACATAATGCTATTATTATAAATGAAAGAAAACTAACAATACAGAACATAATAAAAGTAAAGATAATTTGACTATTTATATATTTTGAAACATTTAATGTGTTGAATAGCATTATAAATATACTATGAATAAAAAAGATTCCGAATGAGTAATCTCCTATTTTACTTAAAATATTATGAGAAGATATAGTAAAGGAATTTTTTAAACTTAGTGTAAGCAATATTAAAGCAAATGATGTTATGATTGAAGTTATTTTGAGTTGAGAAATCGCTAAATCAAATAATTTAAGATTATTGTATATTAATATTCCTTCAACGATAGAAAAACTAATTGAGATAACGTAAATAGGAATAATGAGTTTTAGTTTTGATTTGAAAAAATCATATGATATATTCAAATTTCGAATTAGTAAACCAAAATAATAGAATAGTATCCAAGATGTAAATGGGAAAAATGTATATGGGAAAACTTGTTTAGTGAAAAACGTATATATATAAGTGCATATTATAGTAATTGGTGTGATTGAGAATATAAATATTTTAATTACTTTATTATTAATCGTTTTTACCATAATTGGTGTCAAAATAATTAGTTGTGATAAAACAATTATAAAATATAATTGCATTGAAGTACCACCAGTGAATAATTTTTTAATTATATTATCTGGATTATATTGAGGAAATATTACTGCATGTGTTATTGACCATATTAGATAAGGAGGAATTATTCTTAATAACCTAGTATAAATAAATTTTAATGGGTTTTGAGTTTCTTCTAATTTTACAAAGTATCCTGATAAAAATAAAAATAGAGGTACAGCAAAATTAATCAATTGGCGTATAATAATTTGCGTAATGTCATTACTATAGTTTCCGTTAAATTTTATATTGAATGAATGTATTAATACAACAGATAATATAGCTATACCTCGTAATAATTGAAAATAATTATCTTTGTTTTTCATTATTTCAACCCCCTTTATATGTGATTATATTATACAATATTTCCCAATATATTAATAAGTTTGTTTTTAAATGAAATGCTGAATTACTTCAAATTTTTGAAATTAGGGTAAGTATGGTTTTGGGTGTGAAAATACGTTGGAACTCTACTTACTTTAATCTTGGAGTGTTGTTGTGGGGTTATCCCAAACTTCCAAAATATATAGTTAAAAAATAATATAAATAGGTTTACCCTTGCCTATTTGAAATGTGGTGGTAAAAATGGCAAATTATCAAATAACTAAATTATCAGAAATAGATTTAATATTAGGGGAAATTATATCGGAAGAAATAATGAAATTTGCTAAAGAAGTTAAGAAAGCATTAAAAGCAGAACTTAAAGCTAAATTTTATGGCAGACCTGGATATGCTCAAGATAACTCTGGTACAGATTGGTACACTAGAACCTGGGAATTGGTTGATTGTATCAGCGTACGTCCGTTAAAGAAAAACGGTAATGAATTTATCACAGAAGTTTTTTATGATACTGACAAAATGAATACATATCCAACAGATGGACACGAATGGTCTAAACATGAAAGTATTACAACTGGAACAGATGTTCGTTTAATGATTCCATTTTGGATCGAATTTGGACAGGATTCTCCTTTATATTCTTGGGGTGAATTTAATATTGTTGGTGATTTAACTGAACGTCTTATAGATGATAGAGCCTTATTACAACATTTCATGAGTGCTTTAACTAAGAAAGGATTCAAATGTATCGCAAGCTAATATGAGTGGGGTCTTCCCCACTCTTTTTGATTTTGATTGTAGATAGTGGACATCTCAAAAGAGGTGTCTATTTTTGTGTGATCAAATGGATTGCATACAGCAGGATAGGTCTGTACAGCCGATAAACACAAGTCCTAGTGCTTCCTGCTTATTTGTTTTTAGGACGTATTATACGAGAGGACGGTATATAATATGAAAGAAAATTGGTCAGATGATGAATTATTAAATATTTTAAAGGATTATTATATTAAAAATAATAAAATCCCTAAACAACAAGAAATAAAACCTATGAATGGATTACCATCATTTAGTGTATATTATAAAAGGTTTGGAAATTTGAAAAATATATTAAATGAATTAAATATTAGTACAGATGATGATAAATTCAATAGAAAACATTATACAGATCAAGAATTACTAAATTTATTAAATGAAGAAACAGTAAATCATTTAGAAAATAATATATATTTAATAAGTGAAAGAGAATTTGATTTACATGAACAATTACCTCATAGTAGTATATATCAAAGACGATTTGGTGGTATAAAAAATGCCTATAATCTTATTGGTTATAATTTTGATCAATTTAATAATCAAGCATTGGAACACAATATGATTATTAAATTTAAATTATTAGCTAAAGAATTAGGCCACACTCCTAATAGTAGAGAAATAGACAAATATAGTAAATTGAATAAATGTTATGCTACTAAAACTTATGCTGAACATTTTGGTAGTATATATAAATTACAGGTTTTGTGCGCTATGATACCCACAAAAATGGGTATTAATAGAACTCCCGAAGAAATGCTATTAGATTTGAAAAAGCTAGGTCAATATATAAATGATATTCCTACGGCAGATGATATAGATGCATGTGAATTTACATGTTGTAGTTTACAATATTTAAAAATCTTTGGTGGTATGGAAAATTCTTTATTATTGGCAGGGTTTCCAAAAGACAAAATTAAAAAGAAATGGATATTAACTAAAGGAAAAACAAAGTGTTTATCGAAATATGAATATAGAATTGCAACTATTTTAGAAGAAAATTCATTTCAATTTGATAAAGATACTTATTACAAAGATGTAATATATAATTTTAATAAAAAATATAAATTTGATTTTATTGTTTATTATAAAAATAAAATAAATTACATTGAAATCTTTGGGATACAAGATAATGAAACTTACTATACAAAAGCAAAAGAAAAAATTAGTATATGCAAAGAAAATAATATTCCTTTAATATGCCTTTACCCTAAAGATTTTTGGTCTATAAGTAATTTAAATTTATTACAGTTATTAATTAATAAAATAAATTCTAATATGTATTATGAGTTTAGTGATGATTATTTTAAAAAGGAAGTGGTTATTAATGGCTAAAATAACTAAAATTAAGTATTTTACCGAAGAGCGCAAAGCAAAAATTAATCCTGAAAATCAAGCTAAATATAATAAATATCTCAAATCAAATATTATAAAAAACAAAGATGTTGAATTTTCAACTTTTGCCACATATTCTTCCAACTTTATGCAATTTCTAGTTTATCTTTCTGAAGAATGGGATAATATTGATTTATATTCTGAAGAGTTCTTTAAAAATGCTGTTGATATAATGGAAGGGTTTATTAGTTTCTGTGTTGACGTTTTACAGAATAATAAAAAAGCAGTCAATAACAAATTAGCTGCTGTTTCAACATTTTATCTTTGGTCAATGAAACGTGGATTAATAGATAGACATCCTTTTGATAAGAAACTTGATAGAATGAAAAATGCTAATGATGAGCATATTATTAATTCATATTTTTTAACTGATGAACAAATAGAAAAAGTACGTGAAGGTCTAAAGGATGAAAAGAAATTCGATGTTGTTGATAAACTTTTATTTGAGATTATGTTAGATAGTGCAAATAGAATAGGTGCTATTGATAGACTTAAAATAAGTAACTTAGACATGGATAATTGTGTTTTTACTGACATAAGAGAAAAACGTGGATATCACGTTGAGGTATCCATATCAGAGGAAACCCTTCAACATATTCAAGAGTGGTTTGAAATGAGAAAAGATTTAGATAATCTTCAAGTAGATGCTATATTTATTAGTCGTTATGGGCATGAGTTCCGTAAAATGGCTAGGGGAACACTACAGAGAAGAATTCAAAAAATCGGAACGATACTTGGTCTAGAAGATTTTCACAGCCATTGTGTGAGAAAAACAAGTTTGAATGGAATTTATGAAAAGACAGGCGATCTTTCTTTAGCAGCTGAAATGGGTAATCACAAAAGTACTGAAACTACTCGTGCCAGCTATATAAAGCCTGTTTCAAAGGCACAGGTACGTGAAAAAATTAAAGATATGATTAATAAAAGACAACTTCTTGAGCAAATAAAATCAGAATAAAATCTCTATTTTGTTTCACATATAGGGTCTTCCCTATTTATAAAATAAAAAATACAAGGAGGAAATTGAAATGAATTGTGATGGATTGAAAACTAATTATCATAGTATCCCTTCTCATGAACTGGATACTACAACTGCTGAAAGAGGTATATTCTTTTTACTAAAGAATAACTTCGTAAAAATCAGTGCCTACTATGAAATTGAAGCACAAAAATTAATTAAAGCATTAAAAGCTTTGGGAATTCAACATAATATTAAATTTGTTGAAGCATTGAATCAGAATTGTCAAGCAACTTATGAATTTTCTTTGAAGAATTTTAAGGATGACAGGGAGAGTTAACATCTCCCCATTTTAATATTGATATCTTATTGTAAATTTCGGGTCAGTAACTTGATATTCAAAACTAACCATATTTCTGCCTGTAGTACCTACTGGCTGTACAAGTTCATTAATTTTTTGACCATTTACTGCAATACCTTCAGTTACAGCAGGATCAATATTAGCTCCAATAGGCATAATTACAGTCATTTGTACTTTGCTCCCTCCAGGCATTCCAAGCCCGTCAAATGGCAATACAACTTTGAAATCAAAAGCGTTAGTGCCTTTAATTGGAAATAACTTATAATCATAAGCAAGATGGTAAAGATTTTGTGAACCAGAAACAGGAGTAAATGCTTTCTTGATCATAATGGCACGAAGCATTAACTTACTGGCATCATTAATAACCTCTTGTAAGTTACCTGCTTCTGCTTGTTGGATTATATCCTGTGTCCCTTCCATTACTTTTTGGGCAGACATAGGATACATTTCAAGATTTGTTGCTTTAAAAATCTCAAGTACAGGTTCACTCACGCTAGTTCCACTTGGTAAAAACCATTGTTGTTCTGGTGTAAGTGGTACATCAGTTTGAAGAAGTATCTCAACATGTACCATATCAAATTGATTTCCATTAAAGCGAGAAGTATTGTGTAACATAGCTGTCAAATCTTGAAGCCTAATATTAGCCATTAGCTCGACCTCCTATTTAATAGATTTATTTTACAGCTAAATTGTACGCTTGTATATTATTAATGTCAATAAATATAATTTTTATAGTTATATTGACAATATTTTTAAGTTGGTATACAATGAGTTAGGCACTTTATACATAAATTTGTGTGAGGTGCTTTATGTGTTTATATCAAGATAAACAAAAACTAATATCCATGTGTATTAACCTAATCAATTATTCCAATAAACTTTATGCTGAAAGTAAAATAACCCTAGTTCAGTACAAAGATTTAACTAAATTAAAGCTACAATTCCTACAAAACTGTAATATACATATAGATATTCTAATATAATTATATTGAGATTGTATATACGTTTATCCTCTATCCCCTATCCTATTCCCATACATACAGATTTAGGTTATAATAGTTGTACGGAGGTATGGTAAATGGATAAGAATAATAAATTCCCAAGTAAGAAACCATTATCAAAATCTAATAAAGAAAATACATTAATAATACGTATGGATTCTGATTTAAAACAAGCTATAGCAGAAATAGCTTTAAAACATAACACTACTGTATCTGAATATGTTAGACAATTAATTATTAGAGAAATTAAGTCTGACACAATGATGTATATAAACTCTGTAAAATCTAAAACTCGTTATACAGTTACAGAAGAAATTTTGGAAAGTGTAATTAGAGAAAGTATTAATGACTTCGCTGATAAATTAGAAGAACATGGATTACTAAAAAAACAAGAAAATAAAAGCATTCTTGAGAATATTAAAGATAACAAAGAATAATGGGCTTATATACATTGTTTATACGTTTTATATACATTGTATATATATTCTTCTTGTCATATAATAATGATGTAAGGTAAAACTTACCATTATTTATGTAAAGGGGTCAATCATATGTCATCTATCTATTATCGTATCGTAGACCAAGACAATCATTTCGTAGATTATTATACCTTCCAACAAGTACCTCAAGGTCGTGGGAAACCGTCAAAATGGTTTTATTCATCTGTAACTGGTTATACCTCTGGTGCTACACTCTACCCTGATACTACAGGAAGTATTCGTGAATTATTAGATCATTTGATACATATGAACGAAAAATTGAAGCAAGATAAGCAGTTTAAAATTGTAGCTGTGGATAAAGATGAGTTGAGATTTGACGGTAGGGTCATAACTGATGAAATTAAGGTAGGTGAAGTGAAATGATTATAGAAACCTACTCTGATGATATGGTTGAAAAATACAAAGGTAAAAAGTGTTTAGTAATAGCGGATTATCGAAGCGTGAATTATAATGATGATTGTGAAACTGAAATAAATAAAGTTGCTGATAGATATGGGATGGATTTATACCCTGTTTGTGGAGAGATGAATGTGATAATTATAAGATGTTTAAATAAATATTACGGTGATTATGACGTTTGGTTGGTTGAAGATGGTCTAACTAATTAACCATTACAACCCCAACCATCCCCAACCCTCCTCAACCCTTCCCTCCAAAATCCTTCCCATTTCGCCAAAAGGTGGTATAATATGAGTAGTATTTTGTGTGGAGGTTGATGGGATGAGTGAGAATACGAATGTAAGTACTGAATTGTGTGAAAAATCTTCTGAACTAGATGAAAAGATTGTACCATACCATACGTTGGAATTGCTTAATGAAATGCAAAAGAGAAGTATTATGAATACATTTATTTATGCTATTAATGGTATGCGTAGTATTTCAAATGGTAAAATATTGAGGCTTATTAAAAATTTATATATTGTTTGCAGATTGCATTATCTTTCAATAGAGAATAAAAAGAAATGTAATTTACATCCTCAAAAATTTCACCCTATGCAGCCTAAATATGGCGAAATATATAATGCTATAATAACAGAAAATGTAGGCAGTGAATTAAGCAATAATCATTTGGTTATTATTATTTCTAATGAAAAAACCAATTTGTTTGCAGAAAAGGTTAATGCTGTTCCAATTGAAGGAGATGGCAATGCTGTACCTAAATATCTAGTAAAATTAGAAAATTCAGATTTAGAATATGGAAAATTAGATAAAAGTCCCTCACGAATAATCATTCCAGAAATAATTACGATTGATAAAGCTCGTTTGGGTTTAAAAGTTGGTCAAATTAAAAACGAAAAGATTATTGAAATTCAGCGAAAAATATTGGAACAATTTTCTATAAATATTAGACAATTAGTTGTTGACAAATAGAATGTGTGATGGTATTATAGTATTGTAATAATGTTATCAAGTCTATTTTTTATAGACATGGCTTTTATAGCTTTTCAAGAAAGACCTCCCCAACCCGGAGGTCTTTTTCATATCTAAAATCTTCTATTGAATACCCAAGCCCATCTAGCATATAATAATAGAACAGACGTTCGATATTGATATGGAGATGAATTTTATATGCCATTCGGGTTTGAGGTACGACAATCAGAGCAAGACAAATTTGATATTTGTGATCCAGGTGAACCTATAGAGGTGATAGCTATATCATATAAGAACGGTATGGTTAAGCCTTTGTCTATTGTGGTTGATGATGTGGAATATAAGGTTGAGAGGGTTTTGGATTATGTGAATTGTCGGGAATTGAAACAGAGGATGATTGGATTCAGGTATAGGTGTTTGGTTGGTGGGAGAGTTGTGGTGTTGGTGTATGATGGGGAGAGATGGTGGTTAGTGGGGAAATAGGGTGTTCGATAGCTTTTTTAATTCAGATATCCCTTCGTATTCCGGGTGGGTATCAAAAGTTAGATTGATAGCATTTACCAAAAGTTTGAATTTTTTTTGTAGTGATAGTTTAGGTCTTCTGTTGATTTTATTGTTAACATACTTACCAGACCATTCTTCCGCAAAGGATTCAGTTTTTTCCAGTGTTTTGAAAGTCTTTTTCTTTTTAAGCGAGTTATAAACTATTTTCTTATCTTTCGTAACTTCCAACCAAAAAAAATATTTTTTGTCATTGAAATAGATGGTGAAAGTATGGCCTCGTTTTAGAGCCGTATGGACATAATCAGGTATCCAGGTTGGACTAATGTTGCGTTTTCTAAATTTCATTTTTTACCTCACAAATGAATAGTTGTTATTAATTAGTATTAGTGTAAATTATATGGAGAAGTTTGTCAAATAAAAATTGGTTAAATATTGATAAATAATTGAATCTGTAGAGATATGGGTTCTTTTTATTATAGATTTTTAGTAGAGGTTATCAGCGCAGATAATTAGGGGAGTTCCCTACTCTATTATTGATGAGCCGTTTCTCCTATGGACGGCTCATTTTATTTTTACATAGGTATTATTAAAATAATTTATTCCATAGGAGGTTTAATGTATGAGTGAAAAGGAAAAGTTAAAACTTATTTTAATTAATTATGCTAAAGAGTTGGGTATATCTCCAAAACAAAGAGATATTAATAGTAATAAAACAATTCCTAGTACAACTGTATTTTATAGAGTTTTTGGCACTTTGTCATGGTCTAAAATTTTAGCTGAATGTGATTTGGATGTAAATTTGTATCATTATTATGATAAACAAGAAGCATTAAATAAATTAAAAGAGTTTTATAATCAACTAGATAGAATACCTACAAGAGAAGATTTTAAGACTTATAATTTTAAACCACATCAAGGATGGTATGCTGAAACTTTTGGAAGTTATGAAGAAGCTTGTAAATTAGTAGAATTAAGTAAAAAACCTTCTTTAAAATCACTTAATAAAATAAATATATCTATTTGTGAGTTAAGAAAATTAGCTAACGAGTTAAATAGATGTCCTACAGTGAAGGAATATGATAATATTATACATAAAGGTTTAAAAAGAAGGGCTTTAGAAAATAGTTTAGGTATAAAGTATAATGATATTTGCCGAAAATATGTTCTTGATTATATAGTACAAAATATTCATGGTGATATTACTAAAGAGGATATAATAAATGAAATTAAAAGAATTCATAATATAATAGGTAGACCACCAATGTTTAAAGAATTAAAAAAATATAATTGTTGTTTTAGTTATAATGCTTTTAATAGAGTTTTTAATGGATTATCTTATAATCAAATTATTGAAAGTTTAGGATGGATACCAACAGGTTCAACAACTTTAGCAAGAACTGAGGAATCTATGTTAACTGATTTTTATAACTTGTATAAACAACTACAGAGAATTCCCACAGATGATGATTTAAATGAAAATGGTAAGACAGCGACAGCTACTACATATAAAAAATATTTTAGGTCAGTAAAAAATATTTGTCAATTATTAGATATTGATTATAATTTATATATTAACAATAGTGGTTTTGGTAAGGTAATGTATGACATGAATGGTGAATTATGTAGATCAACAATGGAAAGAGATATTACCAATTATTTTATTGTTAATAATATATTTTATATAAAGGAATTTTCGTATTCAAACTTAATCGAAAATGATACTAGGAGGTTTGATTGGAAAATACTGGTTGATGGAAAGTGCTACTTTATTGAATATTTTGGCATGTATGATATTAATAAGAATAATAAAATAATTAATAAATATGCTAATAAAACTAAAAAGAAAATAAAATCACTTTATAAAAATGGGTATTATGATCAATGCATTTTTTTATTTCCTAATATGATTAAAAATAAGTCATTTGATGAAGTGTTTAAAAAATATTTCAGAATAAAAGAGTGCGTAAATTTATAATACGCACTCTCCCCTATTTTCTATCTTTAATTTATTAAATAGACTAATAAAATTTCCTAAAGGTTGCCCATTATAATAATTTTTAAATAGGCAATCAATTTGTACATCATTTTGTTCATATGATAGTAGAATGTAACTATTATTAATTTCAGTCTTCTTTTTTAAACCAAAAGCTAAAATACCTAATGCAAAGAGTCGAGTTAAAGTGACATCTTTTTGTATCTCTGATTCAGACTTTATTTCATAACGTGTAATTTGATTAATTGAAATTTTATTAATAATTTCATTTCTATTTTTATAGAAATATAAGTTATTATCTTTTCTTATTTCTATAAAGATTTTTTCATTGGCTTTAAAGTAGGGGTATCCACCCAAATGTATTAGCCCAAATATTTCAATCATTCCGTCTTGAATGAATTGATTATTAATATCTTTCATCTGTTTATTTGCATTTGATCTTCCGTAAGTGGCACATATAACAATATAGATAATTATCATTAAAATTATACCAATAAATATATATTCCATATTAACACCACCTTAATATATTATAACCAAATATTTGAAATTATTCAAGAGAAGCATTATTAGTTTTGCTTCTCTTTTTTTTATATTCTTGAGAGGAGGAATATCATTGGATAAAATCGGCGTTTTATTAAAAACTATTTTATCTCAGCCAACAGATGCAGAAATAAATGCATTTGTCAAAAAAGTTCAAACACAATTAGGTAAAGTTCCTTTGGGTAGCAATGGTGGATTTCTTCCTAAACAAGAAGAGATTGATATTTATATTAAAAAATTACAGAATTCGCTTCAACGGATGCAATTTAAAACACCTAAAGTCTTTGATAATGAGGGTGTTAAAAAAGAAATTGAAATCTTAAATAAAGAGTTTGAAAAGTTAAGAAATAATGCTACTTCCATTAAACAAGTTGGATTACAATTTGATAATTTAAAAACCAAAGTTTCAGAAGTTTCAAGCCATTTAAAGAATACTACGAAAGATGGTTATAATTTTGCACAAATGCTTGAACTTGCAGGTAAGAAAATTGCAATTTGGGGTATTAGCACTCAGATGGTTTACGGAACGTGGAGACAAATTAAGGAAGGTATTCAATATATTACAGACCTTGATAATGCCCTTAATGAAATTCGTATAGTTACAAACAAAAATCAAGAAGAAGTAAATAAATTAGCTTTAGCCTACAATAATTTATCTAAAATAATGAAAGTAAGTACAAAAGACGTTACTTCAGAAGCAGCAAATCTATTTAGGCAAGGTTTAAATGAATCACAAGTAGAAGAAAGAATGAAAGCTATAATTAAATACGCTAAGATTTCAAGTATTTCGCTTGCAGATAGTGATAAAATAATAACTGCTACAGCAAATGCTACTGGTGAAAGCGTTCAAAAAATTATTGATATATTTGCACTGTTAGGGGACACAACTGCTTCGGGTGCGGATGAAATAGGCGAATCACTTCAGCGAGTAGCAAGTGCAGCCGAAAATAGTGGATTAAGTCTGGAAAAAAGTGCAAGTTGGCTGGCAACAATTTCCAGTATTACCAGAGAAAGTTCGTCAACTATTGGTCGAAGTTTAAATAGTTTAATTAGCCGATATGAACAAATAAAATCTACTGGATTTAATTCTGAGGACGCAACAAAGTTAAATGATGTAGTTCAAGCACTTTCTAAGATTGGTATAACAGCAACGGATACAGCAGGTCAATTGATGCCAATAGCTGATGTAGTAGATACTTTAGGTGCTAAATGGGATACTCTAACAAAAAATGAGAAATCATATATAGCTACAACATTAGGTGGAACATACCAACGTAACAGATTAATTACTTTATTGGATAATTATTCTACATCAATTACCAATTATGAAACTGCTTTAAATTCAGCCGGAGTCGCAGACCAGAAATTCGCAATCTATCAAGATAGTGTGGCAGCCAAGCTAGATGCTGTAAAGGCATCTTGGGAGGGTTTTTGGCAATCATCACTGAATTCCAATTTAATAAAAGCTACTTTAGATTCTTTATCTGGTTTAATTAATACATTTGGTAATCTTGAAACGGTAGTAACTTCGCTTATAACAGTATTTGCTTTGTGGAAAGGCACTGCTGTAACAAAATGGATTGGTGGTCTTAAGTTAGGGCTACAAGATTTACGAGTTACTATAATTGCTAATCGTGGTGCAGTAATCGGAATGACGGAAGCCGAAATAGCTGCTGCAACAGCTACGAAAGGTTTAACATTATCATGGAATGCTTTAAAAATAGCTTTCTTGTCAAATCCTATTGGTATGATAACTACAGTTATATTAACTGCTGTTACTGCAATTGATATATTTAACGCTAAACAAGAGGAAATCAAACAACGAGCAGCAGAAACGGCTTCTAAATTGGAACAAGAAGTATCGTCATTACAAAATTTAAAAACGCAATATGTTGATATTATTAAATCTGGTGATTTAACTACTGAATCAAAAAATAAATTAAAATCTATTCAAGACCAATTAGTAAAGACATATGGACTTGAAGCAGATGCAATTGATTTAGTAAACGGTAAATATAAAGATCAAATAGACGTTATTAATGAAGTAATAGCTAAAAAAGCTAAGGATTATCTCACAAGTCAACAGTCTGTATATCAAGAAGCAGTTAAAGAAATGAATCAATCGTCAAAGTATAATTTTGGTGTTGGTTCAACATTTATGTCTATTGGTAGAATGACTGATAGAAGTACGATTAATGATGCTGTAAAAGATGCTATTGGAAAAAGTTATTCTAGTGCTATTAATTCAGAATCATTAACTTTAGAACAATATAAAAATGTATTACAAAAAGTTATAGATAAACAAAGAGAGTATTATGAGACTAAGAAAAAGGGATATATTGGTGATAGTTTACTTGCTGAATTAACCGATGAGTTTAATAGAGTAGATGGGTTAATAAAAGAGAATCAATCTATTATAGACAAATACTTAGAACAAAAAAATATCGAAGATTTTTATAATACTTTTAAGGCTAACATTTCAAAAGTCAATGACTTAATGTCTCAATCTGCTAAGAATCCTAATAATACAGGATTAACTAAGCAGGTAGAAGATTTATATAATAGTATGATGCAATTGGCTAATTCTAAAGGTAGATTGGCTGATTTTGAGCCATTTATCAATGATTTGTTTAATAAGACTTCTGATTCTTTAGAAGATACTTCTCAACAAACAGAAGATTTGGCTGCCTCTTTAGAAAAGCTTAACTCCACCATATCCGATCAAACCAAAGAACTCTCTACTCTATCTTCAGCCTATTCTACCCTTCACGAAGGTGAATCACTCTCGGCAGACGATATGCTTTCATTAATTACAAATTACAAGGATATCGCCACATACATAGCTAATACTAGTGACCTAACTCTCAAAAATGGTGATATAGTTAAGCAAGTCTTTGAAGTAAAGAAGCAAGCAATTGTTGATGAATTAGCTCTTGAGAAAGAAAAATACTTAACACTAACAAAATTACAACAAGAGTTTTATGGTTCTAAAACAAACGGCTTAACAGATCAGTGGCTTCAAAAGGCTGGACTTGATAGTAATGCTATTATTAGTGAACTTGATGCAAAAATAGCAGCTATCAAAAAGGTTACAATAGAAACTTTTAGTGGTAGTAAAAAGGGTTCAACTAAAGAGCCTCAACTTTCAGATATTCTCAAAGAAGAGCAGAAATACTTAAATAATATAACCGAACAAGAAACAAAGCAGAAATCTATTCAAGAAGATCAGTACCAATTACAACTTAAAAATCTAGATGCTCAAGAAAAGGAACAGCACAATCTCCTTGCTTATTATGAATCTAATCGTAAATTGGCAAAATCTAAAGGTCTAGAAAATGAACTTAATGAAAAGATTTTAAAAACACAATCTGATATTGTAGACCTTGAATCTCAACGTAAGAAAATAGCTTCTGAAATGGTTAAACAAATTCAAGAGATGTATGATACTATTGCTGAAGCTCGTGTTTCTCTTGAAGATGATGTTCAACAAGCTCTTAAAGACAAATATGATCAACAAATTGATGATTATAAAGAAATGGTTGAGGAAGAAAAGAAGCTTATTGAAGATAGATATCAAACGGAGATTGATAGTAAAAAACGTCTTAAAGAATTAAATCAACGTAATTTTGATGAATCAAAATTTATTGATGACCAAAAAGCTAGGTATGAAGAATTAGCAAAACTTCAACAAAGATATAATAAAGTTTCTCTTGATACATCTAAAGAGGGACAGAAAGAAAAATTTGAGCTTGACCGCGAAATAGCCGATTTAACTAAGGAAATTCATGATAAAGATTTGGAACGCAATCTTGAAATTCAAAGTGATAATTACGATGATCAGATTACTTTATTAGAGCAAAAAAAAGAAGAGGAAACTGATGCGTTAGAGAAGTCTCTTGATAAACAAAATGCTGTGTGGATTGCTAAACAGAATGAATTACTTAAACTTAGTTATCAAAAATATTGGGAAGCTAAACAAGGATTACTTAATATTAGTCAAGAAGTTACAGATATAATGCGTGGTTCTCAAGATAGTATAATTAGCTTCTTGATGAATAATTCCATAAAGTTTAAAGAAGCTGCATATGCTCAAGGTCAAGCAATGGTTAATGGTTGGAAAGAAAAACTTGCATTGTTAGAAAGTGAACAGCATGTTGAACAGAATTTACTTATTAATTATTTAACTGTTCTTAAAGATAAATATGCTGAGATGGGGAATAAACAAGGTGTTGCTTTTGTTGATTCATTAATATCTCAAATTAGATCGGGAAAAGTTCAAATTAATAATGAATTAGTAGATTTGGTAAGTAATCTTGATAAAATGATGCGAGTCATAGACTTAAAAATGAAATGGGCTGTTGCTAAAACACAAACAGAAAAGGATGCTTTAGCGCAACAAGCAAATATAATTCGTTCATCTCTACCTCCTAATTTAGCGGCATTGGTTAGTGGAGATATTGATTTAAGTCAAGCGTTAGCGAATATTCAAAATAGTATTGCTAATGGATTAACAAGTGGATTTACTAATACACCACCAAATAACCAACAACAGTCTGGAACGAATACTAATACGAATACAAATAATAATTCATCAAGTTCATCTCAACCTTCCACTCCTACGGTCACAAGAGCAAGTTTACAAGCACAAATTGATTCACTTGAATCGCAAAAAGCTTCTTTATTAGCATCGTTATATGATTCAAGCGGTAGATTAAAAAGTGATGCTGAAAATGCTTCAGTATTAAGTCAAATAGGGCCAGTATCCAGGCAAATAGAAGCTTTAAGAAGTCAATTAAATTCGACTCCTTATGCAACGGGTGGCATTAATGATTTTACTGGCACTGCTTTTCTTCATGGTAAGCCTAGTGCAGTTGAGACTATATTTAATGCTGAACAGGGTAAAAAACTATATGATTTTGTACGTAATTTACCTAACAGTGCTATGAATTTAATGAACAATATTAGACCAATTATTCCTAATTATTCTATAGCTGGTGCATCTTCTGGCACATCGCAAGAATTTAAAATAAATGTAAACCTAAATGGTTTTTCTATTGCTAATGATATGGATATAACAAAAGTAACTCAACGTGTCGGCACTGAAATTAAAAAAGAAATGCAAATTATAGGTCGTGGAAACGTAATTGTACCTAAGAGGTAGTTCAATAGGGCTACCTCTCCCCTATTTTTTTGAGAGGTGAGAATAAATTGAAAATTGAACTATATGATACCAATTTTAATAAATTAGTAATATTGAAATCTAAAAAAATGTCTAATATAGATGGTGAAATATATAATATAATTTTAACTGAAGATAGCAAAGGCATACCAGAATTGACTTTTATTCTTCCATTATATATAACTGTAAATGGTGAAGAAATAGAAAATCATAGATGGACATATGTTAAAAATGAAAGATATGTATTTTATATAGATGATGAAAACAAACAATTTTGGTTTAGAATAAAAAGTACAGAAGATATACATGATATCAACGGTACACTTTTTTCTAATATTCAGTGTAAACATACTGCCTTTGATTTAACTAAACGCGGATATGATAAATCTGTTGATATGGTTGATAATGCAACCAATATTTTAACTCAAATATTATCAGGTTCGGGATGGACTGTTGGTACTGTTGATGCTGTATATGATACTAAAACTCGTAGTTTTAAGAATGAAGATCAGACTAATACAATTGATATGTTGCAAAAGGTTTCTGAATTGTTTTCTGATACTAATGGTAATAGTGCATATCTTAGGTTTAATATGAGTTTAACTAATGGGATATTAACAAAAACAGTAGATATGGTTGAGTGTATAGGAAATGCTTCAGGTCAAGTACAATTCAGATATAAAAAGAATTTGAAAAATATTAAACGTTCTTGCATATCGGACGATCTCCTAACTCGGATGTACTGCTATGGAGGTAGTACAGAAACTACTGGAACTATAGATATAAATGATGTCAATCCTATAAAAGAACCATTTATACAAAACTTTCAATATTTTATTGATAGTGGTGAACTAGATGCTTCAAAACAAGCAAAAATTACTCAATATAACAATGATATTACTATAGTTAATACTAATATAAATAATACGTTAACCAATTTAAATTCATTTAAAGCTAGCGTTTTATCAGTGCAATCAGAATTAGATACTAAACAACTATTAATCCAAGGCTATAATCAACAAATAACAGGACTAACTAATCAAAGAAATTATTATCAAGCAACAGATGCAGAATATACAACATTAACTAATCAAATAAATAAACTTACTAATCTAGTTTCGTATCTTACAAATGGTTATAGCTATAATGCTGCTGGAACAGTTAGTATCACTACTAATTCTAATGAAATAGTTGGTACTGGTACTTCATTTTCAATTGGTAATCCAGGTATTAGTAATTATGATAAAGTAACAATTTCTGGTCAAACAAGAATAGCGAGATTTATTCTAGGTGATACTCAATTACAAACTAGTGAAGTATTTACTACTACTGCATCTGGACAAACAATGGGAGTAGAAATTGTAGGAATAACAAGCTTACAAAGCACACTAGAAACTAATTATACAAATATTTATTCTTATTTAAATTCATTATATGGGAATGTGTCTTCAAATGCTACAGGAACAGTTTCTATTACAAGTGGTTCAAATATAGTTACTGGTGTTGGTACGCAGTTTATAACAGCAGGATATAAACAATATGACAAGATAACTATTAATGATGCAATAAAGTATATCGTTTCAGTTGACAGTGAAACCAGAATAAAAGTATCAAGTAATTATTCATCTTCTCTGTCTGGACAGACAGCAACTATTAATAAAATAAATGACAATCCTAATACATGTCCTGGTGGATATTATAAAAACAAAAGGGATATAGAAAATCAATTTAAAATAGATTTAGATGGCTATATTTTTGAAGGACGTTATCAAGATACAGCATATATAAATTCTCAGGATTTGTATGATGACTCTGTTGCTTTGCTTAGAAAAAATGCATACCCTCAAATAACTTTTGAAATGTCTGTTCTTGATTTATCATCTCTTACAGGATATGAATTAGAAAAAATACATCTTGGAGACAGAATATATGCCTATGATGAATTATTAGGCGTAAATTTACCATTAAAAATAACTAAAACTGTAAAAAATCTTGAAGATGATAGAAAAACTCAAATAGAAATTAGCAACTATACGACAGTATTTCAGGATTTATTTAGGCAATTAATTAAAAGTAGTGATACTATAAAGATAAATGAACAAAACCTAAGAAGGTCTGGAATAGCTATTAACCCTGATGGTACTGTAAATAATTTTTCATTGCAAAATACTTTAAATAATAATCCTATAACTGTATTTAATGGAATAAACAATGGAGTTACTTTAGAGGAAAATGGTATTGTTATGAGAAGTAGTCAAAACCCAAATAATCTAACTAGGATTGATGGTGGAGATATACTTTTCTCTAATGATAATGGTTCTACATGGAATACTCTTTATAGTTCTAATGGAACGTTTGGATTTAATTTAGAAAATCTTTTAGGTGGAAATTTGGATGTTTCTAATATCAATATTATCAGTGGAGAAACTAAGTTCTTTTGGAATAAAATTGGTTTATATGCTCAAGCTTCTGAATCTCCAAATTTAAATTTTGTTCTTTTTAATAAAGATGGATTAGTTGGATATAAAAATGGAATTCAAACCTTTCAATTGAGTAGTGATGGCAGTTTGACACTAACTGGTACAGTTAGTTTACCTAATGCCGGGATGACTGATGTTGGAAATTTGTCAACTAGTACAAGGTTTTGGGCTGGTGATTCATATGCTAATCGTGATATTGCTCCGTTTAGAGTTGATCAAAATGGTAATTTGTATGCCAAAACAGGTAATTTTCAGGGAACTGTTGGTACTACGGCAGATAGATACATATATGTTAGAAATAAGCACTCATATTACAAGACAACATTTGGCACTGCGAATAGTAATTTAGTATGGATCGCTAAAGCAGAAGGGGTTTATGGTAATTATACTCAAATTGAATATATATCTACTGGTTCATTATCAGTTTCAAGGAGTGGTTCTGGTACTTCTGGTGATCCATATAAAATTACAGTCAATATTAATAATGGAGTTACTACTGCTTTAAATGTAAAAACTGCTATTGAAGCTGATACAAATTGTAATGCAACTGTTTTTGTTGTGTACGCTAGTGGTAATGATGGAAGTGGAGTCGTAAGTACTTTATCAACTAGTAGTTTTAATGGTTATCAACTAGGTAGTGATACAATAGGAGATGGGACAGAAAACAATCCTTATAAAACAATAACTAAAGCATTATCAACTGTTCCACAAATAATAAATCATTATATTATAATTAAAGTTTGTTATGAATCAACAAGTACCAATCCTAATTTTATTACAACCGAAGAGATAATAATACAAAATTTTACTGGGTCGGGAACAGTATCATTAGGAGGCACTAATAATAATTTTGCTTTCATACCTTGGGTTGATATTTTGAATAATAATTGTTCAGTAGGGGTCGGAAATTTTTCAGCTTATTCGGCAAAAGAACACAATGATGGCGGCTTAACAACTGCAAGTTTTTATGCAGTAAATAATATGAAAGTTAGTTTGACTTCTATTAAGATGATACATTATATTAGAACAGGTATCCATCGTACAGCTTTTTATATAAATAATGGTTATGCAATGATAGCTTATAATAAAATATCAGAGGTTAGAGTGGCAATTCAAGCTGTATATGGAGCAACAATTACAAGTTGGGATAATATTGGTAATGCTGATGAATGGGGACTTATTGCATTTTATACAGCTACTATTGGTAAAATGAATACACAACCTACAGGAACAATTGCTAATGAAAGTGCTGCCTATGGTGGTGAAATTAGATAATAGTAATATAATAATTTTCTTACTCAAAACTATTGACATTATTCTTACGTTGAGATATAATGTCAATAGTTGGGAGGTTTGTTTATGAAGAAGTTTATTACTTTTGTTTTAGTATTTACATTTATTTTAATTATGCCCATATATTCTTATTATGAGTTATATAAACTATATAAAGTTGCTGATATCATTAATGTCAACAACAAAAAGATAAATATAGATAAACCAATTTTGCAATATAATAAGGATATTTATGTTCCACTTGATATTATGATTAATACTTATAATGTAAGTACAAGAATTGATAATCATACTTTAGCTATAAAAAGTATAACAAATACTGAATATTTAAAAACTTTATTAAAAGATATTCAATATTCAGTATATATACAGATTGTTGATGATAATGGAGTACTAAAATCAAATGCTTCAGGAATTATCGTTAGTAAAAATATTTTGTTAACTTGTTATCATGTAATAGATGAAGTTGTTAATTGTGCAAATATAAAAATTATTGCTGAAAATAATATTTTAAAAGACAACAATAAGTATTTAAAAATGAAAGATAATTATAAACCTGAGTATGATAAATATAGTTTTGATGTATCTGAAATATTATATAGTAATAAAGATAGAGATATTGCTGTGCTAGAAATACCTGAAACTACTATTACTCCAGTAAAACTTGGTGATTCAGATAAATTATCTTTATTGGATGATATAGTTACAGTTAGTTCCCCATTAGGATTTTTTAATACTGTAACGAAAGGTGCTATATCAGGCTTTAGAGAGTATAAAGGACAAAAATATATTCAGACTGACGCTTCTACAAAAGATGGTAGTTCAGGAGGTGCAATAATAAATACCAAAGGTGAATTAATTGGTATTATAGAATGTACTCTCGATCAAACAAATGATATTAATTTGTCTATACCGATAAATGAAGTTAAAGAAATTTTAAGTAACTATATTTAGGCTTCTCATTAAATATGTCTTTTTTATAGTTAATATTATTAAAATAAATGTTGACACTTATTTGCATTTATGCTATTATAAAAACATACTACCCCCTTCCCTATTCCTTATTATACATATATAATTATGATAGGGAGTGTGGCTAAATGCAAATTAAGATAATAAATAATATAGATAAAAAAATTAACGAGTACCAAGATAGAACTGGTGCAACGAAAAAATGGATAGCTGGAAAACTTGACATGAGTAGTGCTAGACTTAATCAAATTGTCCATGCAGATAATTTAACTATAGATGTTGTTGTTAAATTTGCAGTATTTTTAGATTGTTCGCTTGATGATTTGTTTAAGTATGAAATTATTTATGACAATTAGACTTAAGATTACTATTAAATATTTTTAATATATCTATTGACATATTTTTAAGATTTCTCTATAATTGATTTGTAGGATAAATTTTCCTATAAATAATATTGTAAAGGGGTCTTATTTATGATTAAGTCAAAAGTTAGTCTATTAAACGAGTTCACAGGTCACAAGGTAGAACTTTCAATGGTTGATCCACTATTTTGCTTCATGTATCAGCGTTTTCAATGGACAGTCGATGATGATTACTTAATTCTGCAAGATGAAACTGAAGAAGAAGCAATAGTTTACATACCTTTAGATGAGATAACAGAAATTAAAAATATCAATGATAAAGATATGTATTCAGATGTGGTTGATATTAAAACAAGTACCTATACCCTATCTGTTTGTTGTATGGAAGCAAGACCAGTGATACCTATATGTGATAGGTGTAAGAAACCATTAGAGAATGAACAGGTTTGGTTTATAAATCAAACAGGCGAATATGGTAGCAGGTTTGATAGTGAAACAATAAATAAAAGACTATGTGATGATTGTTTGGATGAAGTCTTTGGGATTGAAGATAATATAAATGATATCTCTTTTCAGGAAAATATTTCTTATCTATGTTGACATTATTATTTTAATATTATATAATGAGCATATATATAATTATGTGCTTATTTATATTAATATTAAGTGAAGTGAAAACATGGATGCTAGGGATAGTCCTCTACCCTATTTAGGTTAGGGTATTATGGAAAATTTAAAGTGAATGAAAGGAGAGTATAATGGAAAATCAATTAATGGTTTTTGGTAACGAGGAATTTGGAAAAATTAGAATTATTATAAAAAATGAAGAACCTTGGTTTGTAGCAAAAGATGTTTCGCAAATATTAGGATATGAAAAATTAGATTCAATGTATAAACGTATTGATAAGGATGATATTTGCAAAATAGACCCTCAAAGTGAAGAATATCAAGGCTTACGCCAAAACGGAGAAACCCTTGAGTCTAATAAAAACATCAGAATTTTAGCGGCAATAAATGAGAGTGGATTATACGAAGCGATATTTGGAAGTATTTTGCCTCAAGCTAAAAAATTTAAAAAATGGGTGACTTCAGAAGTTTTACCTTCCATTCGTAAACATGGTACATATATGACTTCCGATGTAATAGAAAAAACTTTGTCTAATCCAGATTTTATAATTAAACTTGCAACTGAGTTAAAGGATGAGAGACAAAAACGTATTGATGCAGAGAAGCAATTAGAAGAGCAGAAGCCTAAAATTGATATGTTTAATGAATTTCTAAATGTAAATCAAGGGATAGATATGGACGAAGCAGCAAATGTTCTTAAAGAACCAGATTTAGGTAGAAACAAACTTTACAATTGGCTAAAAAATCAAAAAATTTTAATGAAAGGTGTTAGAAATAATATTCCGTATTCACAGTTTTCTAAGCATTTTGAAGTAATTGAAGTTGTAAATCAAGGTGGAACATTTTCAAAGTGTTTGGTTAAACCATCAGGAATATCATTTATAAGAAAAAGGTTAAACAAAGAAAAAAGACTTGCTTCAACAAGTCAATAAATAATTAGGTGACTTAAGTATAACATAAACATAACAAAAATTCAATAATGTAATTAATTAAGACCTCTAATATGGGGTCTTTTTATATGTAAAAATTTGAATATAAATATTAACAAAATTTCACTTTTATCACATGGGGAGTCCAGAAAAATTAATCTGGACTCTTTTATTATACTCAAAAAGGTGGTGAATTAGTTGGCACGTTCATTTGGAGATTTAGAAAGTTTTACATTAGGTGGTGTAAATTTTGCAACAACTCATAATGTTTATATTGGTCAAACAGATAACGGTCTTCGCAATGAAATATTAGTACCTGAAAACGAAATTTATCAAGAAGACGTTTTTGGAAAACATGGTGGATATTATTTTGGACAGAGATATCAATCTAGAAAATTTTCCATACAGTGTTTTGCTTGTGAGGTTACCGATAATGAACGTAGAAATATACAAAGAGCGTTATCTTATAGAACAAGTAAACAATTAATATTAAGTCGGTTTCCTTATCGCTATATAAATGCTTTTATTGATGGACAAATTAATTATGATTTCATTTGGTTAAAAAACAGTGATGGTTTGGATATATATAATATGTTTTTCACAATACCTTTTTATTGTACTGATCCTTTTTATTACAGTGATTTTACTTCGTTAAATTTACCGGGTTACGTGGAGGATCATCCCTCATATCCTTCATTATATTTTGAAAGTGGAATGAGATGGATGGAAGACATACCTTCATCTTCAATTAGTTTATCCTCAACACCTTTAAGTAGTACCGCTATTTCAATACAACAGTATCAGGGTGGAAATTATTATAGTCAAAGTGAGTTTAAGGTAGTTGCGTCAACAGAATGTAGTAATATTAAAATAAAAAACACTACAACCAATCAAGAATTTACAATATCTCATTTAAACGCTTCAGAAATAATTAGAGTTAATGGCTTTAGAGGTGCTATTTATAGTGATGATTATACTGCTTTAAAAACAAGTCAGTTTTCTGGTGAATTTATCGAAATAGATAGAGATATAAATATAATAGAAGTAACTGGCACTGGAACATTAGCATCAATGGAAATTTTTTATAGGTACACCTACATTTAAAAATAAAGGAAGTGATAATAGAATGGCAACAATTGAAACAATTACATCGCCAGCTAGTAGAGTTCCAATCAATAATAATTTTAATGCAATTAATACACAATTAATTAATCATGTTGCAGGTACAGCAGATAATCATAATGCTAGTAAAGTTAATAATGATTCAAATGTAATAGGTACAAAAGTATCTGATGCTTTAAATACATTATCATCTGTTGTTGAATCTATAGAAGCTGCGGATAGCAATGCTCAAATTGGAGTATATAGTTTGAATGCTGCTGGTACAGCTAATGTAATTACAGCAACATACACAGGATTAACTTATTATGGTGGTCTAAAAATAAATATGAAAGTATTAGCTACTAATACATCATCTACTACTATAAATCTTAATTCTTTGGGTGCTAAAACTGTTAAAATAATTAATTCTGTTGGCACTAAAGTAGATTTAGCTGGTGGAGAATTAACTATAGGTAGTATTGTTAATTTGGAATATGATGGAACAGACTTTATTTTACTTAATAAAGAAGTATCTGACTTCTCTACCCCCACAACCACCACAGCATCGGTAATATCGCTTCCAAACGTAGGGGTCGTTAAATCGACATTTAACGAACTAACGCTAAAGGGTAATACCGAAACAAATGAAATTACAAATGGCAACCTTGCAGTCGGAACTACTGGATGGGATGGTGTTAATGCTACAATATCAGCCAGTAACAATATATTATCAGTAATTGGGAATGGTGGTTCAGACTCCCCATATGTTGCACAATATTCATCAATACCGTGTTATTCATTACTTAACCATATTATATATGTACGAGCTAAATCAAAAGTTACAAACACGGCCTGTACTGTTTTACAAATACATGCAGGAGGAACAACTGGTGGAGGTGGGGCTTTTAAAGAACAATTTACCCCAACACAGAACCAGATATATAATCTCAGTGGTGTATTTACTGTCTCTCCATCATTTACGGGTAATCTTCTATTTTTGTTTGTTCATAGATACGCCGATGCCGCAACCGCTAACGGCAAAGTAATGGAAGTCCAAGAAGTTATGGCAATAGACCTCACCGCTCGTTTTGGTGCAGGTAATGAACCCTCGCTTGCTGACTGTGACAAACGCTATGCCAACTGGTTTGACGGCACACAGCACACCGGCCCCGTAAAGGTAACGGCAACAGGGAAGAATATGTTTGATAAGAGTAAAGCACAGATTGGAATGGTAAATTCGGGCACTGGTGTAGTAAATACTGGCGTTACAACCATGTACTACAGTGATTATATTCCAATAAAACCATCAGCGGCTTATTATATTTCCAATTTTGGTACAATATTAAATATAACCTCGGTAGCTGGCGTGTCATTTTACGATTTCAACAAATTGTATATTAGTGGTGAGGATTCAACAAATAATAATAAAGCATTTACGGCACCATCTAATGCCTTTTATGTCAGGTTCAATATGCTTACTGATAATCTTGATACAGCTCAACTCGAACTCGGTTCCACAGCTACCCCCTACGAACCCTACACCGCAACCGAATCCTTTGTCTCCTGGCCTCAAGGGACGGGGAAGTCACTCCCGAATGGTGTATGTGATGAGATTGATTTGGTTAAGGGAGTGAGTAGGCAAAGGGTAAGTGATGAGGTTGTTTTTGATGGTTCAAAAGCACTCATGATAAATACTAGCGGAGCAAATGTTGATTTAGTGCAATCTGATTTAATATCTGCTGTTTATCCCAATATGAAAATTGGGCAAGAAACCGTTGTAAGCGGTCAAATAGGGTTTATTAATAAATCTATACCTGAAATAGCGGCAAATAATGGAGCATGGGATAATGCAAGTTATGCGGGTTGCTATTTCCTTGACGCTTACAGAATAAACTTTATTGTTGCCAAGGGTACTTTCGTTGATTTGGCTGCTGCTCAAACTTATTATAATAACAACCCTGTTTCGTTAAATTACTGTTTAGCGCAGGAAATTGTAACAAAAATCAGTCCTTCAGTTTTGTTATCTCATCCAAACGGTAGTATTATTATAGAAAATATTATTAAAGATGAATCAGTTTATGCTAGCGGTATTACAAACAGTTCAGGGTATGCTATTAAATCACTTCAAAAGGTACAGAAAGTTGTGATACTTGCAGATAACTCAATAGAATATTCAAATATTGATATTTCAACTTGTACTATAGCAAGTGGAGGAGGTAGTTTTACCTCTACGGCATTAGCTGATGGTGACATAGTATATTGGGAAGCAAATTATGATAGTTCTTTGTCAACACTTCCGTCAATAGTTGAAAGCCATGCAATTAATTTAATAGCAGGTCAAGAGAGTAATAGTAAAGCCATTGGAGAGTTGGGAAATAGTTTGAGCGAGCTTTGGATGTTTGTCATAGGAGGAATTTAATATGAACCATATAGTTTTACGTGGATATAAAGAACTCCTAAAAATAGGTAAAATTAACAATAATACAGTTTACAATCATGTGGTTGAAGGTAGAATCACGACAGAAGATTATAAACTTATTACTGAAATGGATTGTCCTGAACTTCCTATTGAAAATATAAGAAAAAAAGTAATTAAAGAAATGTCTGAAATGTGTGAATACAAAATTATTAATGAATTCTATTCTGACTGTCTTGGCGAAATGCTACACTTTGGCTGTAAAAAAGATGAAGATCAGCAATGGATAATGGGAAAGTTTTTTAAAGCTCAACTAATTAAACAGTCAAATCCTGAACTCGCTGATGTACAATTAGAAACTTTAGCATGGAAGAATCAAGATGCTTTAGCCTGTTTCCCCTTTTCCCCTAATCAGATGATTACTCTTGGAAGCGATATGGAAACTCATTTAACTGAAAAGAAAAATAAGTTTTATGATTTGAGAATGTGGGCATTGGATGAAGCAAGAACTGTAGAAGAACTTCAGACATGGACTTGGGATATGGTGATATAAATGAATCTAATAGATTTATTAAAAAATAAGAAGGGAAAATTAATACTTCCCTTCCTTATTTTTTGTAAAAAGGAATTCTTTATTTTTCTAGTAATAGGTATGGTGTATTTTTCTCTTGAAGGATTATATCGTGGGTGGACTCATGGGTTAATGATTATCATCGGCGGTTTATGTGGAATGATTCTCGACCTTTTAACAGAATACAAATGGTTTTATCAGTTGAAAATGTATCAAAATTGTTTCATTGGACTTTTTATCATTTGGGTTATTGAATTTCTAAGTGGATATATATTAAGAAGTCTAGGAATAGTTATATGGTACTATACGGGTTTTGGCAATATATTGGGGTTAATATCTATTCCTTTTGGATTATTGGTATTCTTACCTCTTATTCCTTTTTGTATTTGGTTAGGAGATTATATAAGATACAAATTTTTTGGAGAAAGAGAAATATATCCTATTTGGGAAAATTATTTAGAATTATTTCAATGTAAGTAAACATATTAAAATAATTTAATATTCATATTTTCTTCCATGTGTAATATAATAATATTAATATAAATAATATTACACATGGAGAGATTATGGAAAACCCAATAAAACTAAATATATTAGCAAAAGCTAAAACTTTTCTTTCAGAAGCACAAATGAATCAATTACATATTATACTCGATGAAGAATTTACAGATAAACCAAAAGAAATAACCGATTTAGTTGTAGTAACAAACATACATAATTATATCAAATTATTTCTAGTTGCTAAAAAGGTTCAAGGTTTAGCTGATAGCTCATTAAGAGCCTATTATCTTGAACTTAATTGTTTTGCTAGGTTTATTTATAAAAATGTTGAGAATATAGAAGCAAATGATATTCGTAAATATATTGCTAGTGCTATGCAGAGAAATCTTAAAGATACTTCAATTGCAAATCAAGTTGCCGTATTAAGGTCGTTTTTCACTTGGTTACAAAATGAAGGATGTTTAATTAAAAATCCAATGCAAAATATTAGTAAAATAAAAGTTGGTAAACATTTGAGAAGTCCATTATCTCAAAAGGAAGTAGAGATAATAAGAGAATCTTGCACAACACTAAGAGAAAAAGCAATATTTGAGGTTTTTTATGCTACAGGAATTCGTGTGAGTGAGCTAATAAAGATCAATCAATCTGATATTAATTGGCAAACATTAAGCCTCAAGGTATGTGGTAAAGGAGATAAAGATAGAATTGTTTATCTGAATCATAAAACCGAAGTGATATTACAGAAATATTTACATAGTAGAGATGATAATAATTGTGCGTTGTTTGTTTCAGATAGAAAACCTCATAATAGGTTAGGTAAAAGAGCAATAGAAAAAATTGTTTCTAAAATTGGTTGTCAGTCTGAAATAGATAAAAGAGTATTCTGCCACCTCGTGCGTCACACAAATGCATCTCACCTCATTAATAGCGGAATGAGGATTGAAGAAATAAGTAAACTTTTAGGTCATGAAAGGATTTCCACAACTCAGCTATATACTCAATTAAACGATGAAACTATAAGACAATCTTATAGACAACACATATCATAAAATTAGTATTTGGTATAAACTTCTATAAGTTTGTACAAGTTAATATTAGTACACACATCTTAATTTTCTTTTGAGAACGGTTTATTTACCGTTCTTTTTTTATAGACGTAAAAGGAGAGAAGGTATCCCTCCCCAGAGAACTCTACCCTCTCTCCTACTCCCCTAAAAATCCGATGAAGCATAATAAGTATAACATATTTTAGGGAGTGATGCAAACAACAAAATAAAATTTGGAGGACAATATTATGAATGTTGAAGAAACAGTTTTTAAACATGAGGGAGAAATTGCTACGTTAAAATCTGATGTATCTACATTAAAAACTCAAGTTGAGGATTTAACAAGTGTAAGAGATGCAGTAATAAAATTAACAACAATTGAAGAAAAACAAGATAAACGTAATGAAAAAATTGATGAAATGTTTAATAGGCAAATAGAAGTTAATGCAGAAGTAAGCGGAACTTTAAAAGGAATAGATAAAAATTTAAATTATTTAAATACAAAAGTTGATACTCTTGAAGGAAAAGTAGAAAGTTCAAATAATAGAGTGGAAATTACAAAAGGTAAACTTTTACTGTATGGAACGATAATTACAGGAGTTAGTTTAGTTGCTTCTACAGTTTTACCATCATTATTTAAATAAGAAGGTGATTTAATGAAATTATTTCAGGGTTTTAAACTATTAGAATTCTCAAAGAAAATAGCCGTTGTGGTTATTCTAATAGACATTCTAAGTTTCATTTTTACTAATATTGCTTACATGGTTTGGAATAAAGACATCACTTTCATTTTGGAATATGCTCATACTCAAATGCTTATTATAATTTCTGCATATATACTAAAGAGTGGTGCTGAAAACCTAATGAAAATAAACATAAGCGATATGTTTAGAATGGGTAAGAAAAGTACTACTGAAGAAACAACTATAAATAATCAAACTAATTCTCAATCTCCCGTATAAAGAGGTGAAATAAATGGTTGCAGCTTCACAAGTAATTGATTGGTGTAAAAAGCAAGTTGGTACAGGTTATGTATATGGTTTACTTGATACTACTTGTACTATTGACTTACTTAAAGCAAAAGAAAAACAATATGGTAATCTAATGGGAAACGGTTATTATCAATTGAATGGTGACTATACGAAAGGTAAATGTGCTAAATGGCTTAATAAATTAGTTTATGATTGCTCTGGTTTAATTAAATCAGCAAGAAAACATTTAGAAGGTATTTACAAAGATGTCTCAGCACAAGGTACTTATGATCAATGTACTAAACGTGGAACAATAAAATCTATGCCTTTAGTACCTGGATGTACTCTTTATATGTATTCACCTAGTAAAAAACGTATGGGTCATGTCGGAATATACATAGGAAATGGAAAAGTGATAGAAGCAAGAGGAGTTGACTATGGAACAGTTATAACAGAACTATCTAAAAGAGCATGGCAATATTGGGGTTTGCTTGATTGGATGGAATATGATTTACCTACTGAAAAAGGAACTTCGAATATAGACACAGATGCTAAAGCTGATTCAGGAGATGCTACTACGCCTAAAACAGATGATATTTCTCGTGATGCTATTGATATTACAATTGATAATGCTATTTTAGATAAAGCTATTACATCTTCAGAATATTGGGAAAACGTATTGCGTGGGAAAGTACAGTGTAATCCTGAATGGTTAAAGATTTTATTAGATAATTATCATAAATTAGTAAAATAAATAATATTAAGGAGGTATTATTATGGATATTCTATTAGGTGCTGGATATTGGATTCTTATATCAATTATCGTACTTGGTGTAGCAATTCTAGGAATATATCTTAAAAAGAAATTTAATATAAAAGACGAAGAAATCGACTTAGGTAAAAAACTCATTGGATTACTTGTTTATATAGCTAAGAACAGTAAAATAAAATATTCTGGCAATATTGATATTGTAGCAAAATATGTTATTGATGCTATAGATTTTGTAGATGAATATGAAGATGCTGGAACCATTGAGGGCAAGAAAGATTTGGTATCTGAAAAAGCATTAGCTATTTGTAGAGAGAATGGAATTAAAGTTGACCCAGAACTTGTGAATTTAGTGGATGATATCGTAGACTATTTCATACAGTAAATATTTTACAGTTAATAAATCAACGATTTTATCATGTCTTGTAAGACTACAGCCGCAAGGGTTTAAGGGGACGAAAAATCCCCTCTAGCCTTACTGTTGACTCTGTTTAGCAGAAATTTTTATAATTAAATTTTATAGGTAGTATTTACGCAACTGAAAGAGTTGTTTTGGTTGCGTTTATACTACCTATATTCATATATCAAACACCATTGCCCTTGGAATTACTTGTATTTTGTTTTTATAAAAAATTATTTGTTTAAAAGCATCCGCAATAGAAGCTTTCTTTTCGTCAAAATTCATATTATCAAATCTATCTCTAATGTCAAGTAAACTTTTTATTTCTTTTTTCATACTAGTTTCTTGTTTTTCAGAATTATTTACCAAGTCTATTAATTTATTAAGTTTTTGTTCTAAAAGTTTAATATTATTTTCATTATTTTTCATACCATTAAAAAATGTCTTCATTTTAAAATCTTTATCCTCATCTTCACTCAATACTAATTTATCAAGTTCATTTTGATATTTAGCAGTTCGCAAATTACATTGGTCTTTTTCTTTATTTAGATTCTGTATTTCTTGTTTCATTCTTGTGATATTTTCTTCTAAACAAATGTTTACATTTTTATTTAATAATTCAAAATCTATATTACAAAGAAAATCTTTTAAAGTATCTTCTACATATTTATCATATTTTATTCCAGAGAAATGTAATGATCCATCATGATCTTTCCGGTTATTTCTTCCATTGCTACAAGTATATCTCAATGTTTGCATTTTTGTTGTTTGACCATCGGACTTTCGAATATATGTTTTTATAGAATAATCAGTTTTTAATTTACTTCCACAATGACAATATGCTATTCCTGAACATAATAACTTACCTTTAGTTGATGTTTTAATTTCAAATCCTTTTTGTATTTTTCTTATACTCATTAAATTATTAGCTTTAACAAAAGTATCTTCATCTATTATTATTAAATCTTCTCTTACTGGTTTAGTTTTCCATTCAGATTTAGGATTAATAATAGTTTTATTTTGAGTACTTGTATGACAATTATATCTTTGTTGGCCTATATAAATAGAATTTCTAATTATTCTATTTATTGAATTATTTCTAAAAGGACATTCTTTAGCAATTCTTTCTTTATTTTCATTAATACTATAAGATGGTCTATTCTTATATCCATGTGAATTTAAATAAGTTGCTATCCTTCCAGAACCATAATTTTTATTAATGCATAAATTAAAAATTAATTTTACAATTTCTGCTTCAGAAGAACAAATCCTTATATTATATTTTACTTTTCCATTAGGTTTAATTTCTCCTGTTTGATAAACTTCATAACCATATGGAGGTATTCCCCCTGTGTATTCTCCTTCATTATTTAGTGATTTAATTTTATTCTTAACTCTTATACTTGTTTTAACTGATTCATAATTAGCAACCCAAGAATTGAAATAATTTATTAACTTAGATTCCATAGTATTTGCTTGAATCAATTGACCATCATTTGCAGTATAAACTTGAATTCCAAGTTCATATAATTTTTGAATAATGAAAGGTGTTTCATCTTCCCTACGTCCCAAACGGTCGAACATGTAAATTACCAAGACATCAAATTCTTTATTTTCAGCCCTAGTTAATATTTCAAGTAACCCAACTCTTTGATTTAAAGATAATTTATAACCACTTATATCTTCTTCTTCTATTTCAAGATATATATCGAATTCTTTCTCTTTATCAAATTTTCTACATGTTTCTTGTTGGACTTTTAAATCTTGCATATCTGTACTACACCTATATAAATTTATTGCTCTCATAAGTATATATACTCCTTTACGTTAGTAGTTTAGTTTCTCCACCATAATAAATATTATAACATAAAAAATAGAAGTGCGAGACTTCTATTAATTTTTTAATAATTTAATTATAAATTCATTATGTAATTGTTCCTTTGTTTTGTCACATTTATTTTTATCAAATATTATTTGTGTTTTGAATCCTTTATCATCAACATGTTCTAATATATTATCAATCTTTTCATATGTACGTAATCCAAATTTTACGTATTGCTTATTCACAAATACCTCACTTTCCCATATATTGTTTCCTAGTTAAATATATGCTCTATGTATTGTATTATAACTTTTGTGTTTTGATGATATTTTCTTAATTTTTATCATCTGAAATCGAACGCTTTAGCAAAAGCATCAAGGTCATCAATAATAAATAAGTCACTACTCCAATTCCCAGGCCAAACAGCATATAATGTTGTAATTTTCTTTAATGCTCGTTTATAAGATTCAAAAACTTCTTGTTTGTCAGATTTATTTTTATGGTGAATGCGATTTGTATTACCTTTCTTATCTACTTCAAAATAGCAAACTGTACTCATAGTATATGGGAAACAATCGGATTTTTTTGCGCTTCTCATTTTATTGTCCTCCTAATTTTTTATTTTAATATTGTTACAAAATTGTCTTTATATTAAACATTCTTTGGTTTTTTGATTTCAATATCTATATAACCATCGTCATTCTTTTTTACAATTTGCCATGAATTGTATTGCTGATCTTTATAATTCCAAGGTACATAAAAACTAAAACTTTTATTGTTTTCATATTCTATAGTTATAGAAGTAATGTCTCCACCCGTATGTATTCTTTCATTAAAAGGTTTGCTAAAGTCGTAAGATGGTATTATCTCATTTGTGTTTTTTAAGCTAAGTTTAAAATAATAAGCTCTAAGATATTTAGAACAATCTCCATAATCTCCTTGAATAAAATATCTCGTTTTAAATCCATCAACAAGCATTTTATCAATACATTTTGCTGGTATCGTATAATGTTCACAATTTTCTAGGGTAACCCCAATACTTTTGAATTTTCTCATTATTAAGTCTCCTTTATATTTATATTAATATTATTCTTCATCCATCATGTCATTTATCGTTTTCATATCTTCATCACTGATATCACGAAAAACTTGTTCATAATTAGTTTCTTTTGTATCTTCATACCCATAAAATTTACAATAACCATCAACAAAAACTTTAAAGTTAAAATATAATTCCTCTATACTATCTGCTGAAGAATTTATAATAGGTGGTTGATTACAGAAGAAGCCATATTGGAATTCTTTAGAATACCCATTGTCATCCATAAACTTAGTAAATGCATCTAGCAGTTTTTTAAAATATTTACATTCTCCACGTTTTTGATTTTCATCTCTAAACGAATAAGCCGTTTCTATTCCGAGGTAATATAGTTTAGTATCTCTATTATAAGTAATATCAATATCGTTCACTGTATATAAACATGAATCTTTACCAGTTAAATCATCCCAGGATTTAACACCCCATATGAATTTATAATAACCATCATCATATTCATTTTCTTCTTTAAAATCTGGATATTTCTTTTGTAACTTTTTAATGTGAATATTATGAAAATAGTTCTTCACTTTACCGAATATATCATATTTAATTTTGAATATTAATTTTTTACCGAATATAAATGTAATAAATTTACTAATAGGATATCTAATAAATTTATACCACAGATTACTAACAGAAGGACAATCTTTTTCGCAATGATTATAACAATAGTCAAAATCATTGCGGTGTTTGCAAAATACATAATTAAATTTTTGATTCATTATTATTCTCCTTTATTTTATTATTTTATATAATCCTTATACTTTTCTTTTAAATCAATGTTTTTTATATTCTCCAAAGTATTAATTGCCTTTTGAATATCAATATCTTCTTGTTTTAACTCTTCCTTAAATTCATCCCAGGTCTTTTTAGGCAACTTACCTTCTCGAATAAGTTTCATTTGTATTAAAGATTTTTTAAGTGATTGTAAAATATTTCTTTTCATTTTTCCTCCAATATTGTTATGAAAGTGATTATTCATCATCATTTTTAATATTCTACTGCCCACTTCAGTAGATATTGATTTATACCCTAAATGGTCTATTTAGTTTTAATTCTCTTAATTCTATACCTTTAACATCTATTAATTCATCATAAAGTGCCCTTCCCAAACTAGTTGTATCAATATAGATTGTTGCAATTTCATCTTTTCCAATCATATTTACTATGAAGGAGGCATAATCTTTCATTGAGAAATTGTCATAATGTAAAATGGTCATATTATTTTCATGATAAATAACAATTTTAAGTGGTTTTGTTCTTTCTGCTACAAGAACATCAATATACATTATTTTATTAGGACTAGGTTTTTCTTTTATGTATAAATGTCTTTGTGCTTCATCTATCATATGTAATAATGTTTCTCTGGTTCTTGTAGTATTACTTCCAATTTCAACTTCATCGTATTCTTCTTGAAGTTTTAATAATGTTTTTACCTGAAATTCCATATTATAAGGAATCTCATATTTTTCTTTCCATGCATTAAACTCTCTCTGAACTCTCTCGCTCAATTCTTTCATATTTTTATTCTCCTTATATTTTTTATTTATATTGAACCTTGGTGGGTAAGGTTAATATCATTTTAATATACAAACCTAACTATTAGTTATTTTTAGATTATAATTTTACCTTCTTGAATTTCTAGTAATAAACATAAGTCATTACCTGATAGTTCTTCACTCATATATTTATCAGCACTAATTCTATTCTTAAAAGTTACATAATTTTTTATCTTAGGCTGAATATATAAAATTGACTCATCTTTATTAATAAATTCAAATGTTTTATCATGTAGATTGCCATTTCTGCCAAGTTGTAAAAACATTCTAATCAATATAACTTGAATATCTTTATCCATATGTTTTTCAAGTTGATGAATATCTCGTATAAATTTATCTTTACTCCATTCTGATATTATAGTTTGAATTTTTGTTTCTAAACTTTCTGAAAATGTTTCTACAGTATTATTTTCTTCGTTAAGGCTCATATGAGTCCTCCTTCTGATGTTGGTCATCACCCTAAATTTATAATTAGGTTTGTATAAACTTTTTATTATTTAGTACACAGTAATTTTAGGTTCACAATGTTTTAATAAATACTCTATTGCCTTTGTATATAATTGATGAAACTCTTCGCATTCATCATCTCTGAAAACGCTTTCTAATAAAGTCATTCCTTTCCCTATATGTTCTTCAGAATAACCTTCCTCCCTAAAATGGTCATAACATTCAATATAGTTATTACCGTATTTATGAAATTTGTCTGTAGGAAAATTTTCAATACTTAATCCGTTTTTTCCAAATACATATAGTTTAGTTATCATATTTTCACAACTTATTTTTACTTCCATATTTATTCTCCTTCTAGTTATTTAAGGGAACTACCCCTATTTATTTCGTTATAAAACCGTATTATTGTTAAGATTTATTTAATATGTATTGAATGAATTCTTCTATTGTCATTTTACTGTTGATTTGTTCCCAATCATTTAACTTACTAGCAAGGAATTTAATATACCATCCATAGTAATTCATGTTTTCATTATCAACAAAAACATAATTTAGATTTTGCTGACTTTGGATATCTTTGGTTAGTGTAGCATAACTGATACCTACCTCTTTTAGTGTTCCTGATTTTTTACCATCTATTGAATCGTACAATTCTTCACCTTCTTTCTTAATATTGACAGAAAAGATAACTTTCATCTACATCTTACTTATCCAATCAACAAATTTACAAATCAATGCCCAAAGTAGAACAAATGGTAACATTAGTAGTAATATAATAAAGTCAAGAATATTAATATTTTTATTCAAGTTTAGATACATAATCCCCTCTCTTGACAGCAGCCATAAGACTCATAATCAACACTCCTGCAAAACATCCGGCAAATATTCCTATTATAAAACCTAACCAAAACATATTTACACCTCTTTAATTTATTTTGCTATTATTTAAAACTTTGACTAAACATATTACTCAATAATTCCATAATTTCTTCAATACTTTCGCAAGTTTCAGTTATACAACTCATAATATGAGGGCTCCAATGAAATGGCTCTCCATCAAGCCTAAAAGCAATTACAGGCTTCTTCATCCATTTATAGACTGTAAGTTCATATTGTGTTCCAGGTGAAAAATCAAGATAATCCATCTGCACTATCATGATATTAGATTTATCAAGATAGAAATCATTTTGCTTAACTGCCATTGCTCCTGAATATGTATGATTCTTTTCTTTTAAAAAAGTTGTTGCTGGATTAAAAGTAAGTATTCCATTATCTAAAGCAAATTTATCAAGTTTATCTCTCCATTGAGTTGCTTTATCAAAAAGGTTATTTTTAAAGGGGTAAGTTAACGCTCCGGCTTCATATATGTATAATTGATTAGTCATTTGCACTCTCCTTATAAATTATATCTACAATCTTATCTATCACCTTATTTATATTATTATTTTCCACAACATAATCACATTTCTCTTTTACACCTAGAAAAGCTATTTTATCATGCTCAATTCTTTCATTTACCTTTTCTTTAGAGTCTCCCCTATGTAACATTCTCTTTCTTCTTTCATCTTCAGAAGCATCTACATAAATTGAAATTATGTATTTAAAACCTTTGTACTTTTCTAATAGTTCTGAATACCCTCTATAGTCTACTACATATAAATCATTAGCTTCTACTTGTTGCCATGTTGCACCGTATTCAAAACCATTAAACAGAGTATAAGCCACAAGATCATTTCTTAACATATTAAAAGCTACATCATTAATAAACACATGGCCTTTCTCATTCTCATATCTAGGTTGTCTGGTTGTATATGATTGAATTGATGTATAACCAAATCTTTTTTCTAACTCATCAACTATTGTTGACTTACCTGAACCTGACTCCCCTATAAAACATATTAGTAAGTTATTCATTTATCTATGTATTAACCCCTTTCCACTGTAATCAATTCACTATAAGGTAACTGCTCAATTATTTTGCAAAAATCTCTAAATTCTCTTTGTTTGTGATTTTTTCTAGCGTGATAAATATTTCTAAGGTTTTCAAAATTACCTGTCCATGTTGATAGGAAGTTATAACTATCAGGTAAATCAAAAATAATTTCTCTCCATATTTTCTTTGCAGTTAGAATGTCTGTTTCTTTTATTTTTTGATATTCTGAAATGCGTCTATTCAAATCGTCTAATATATGTTGTCTAAAAGAAGTTAAATTTATGTTTCCTTCTTCATCATCCCAACTAAAATCTTCAGGTGTAAGTAATCTAGTTCCTAATTTATGCATTCTACTGGTGCTATTTTTAACTGTAGCAATCTTATACGTATCTGCATCCCACCACCATGTCATAGGTGCAGTAATATCCATAGAAACAAAAATTTGTCTAACAAACTTTGAATGATCTGAACCTGCTTTTATGAGGCGAACAGCTAATTTCATATCTTCTGCCCCAACTACAAATTCATTAGTTTCTTTCCATATGAAACTATCAGACTTATCCCAACTTTCAAGAGGGTTACGCATACCCCTAATTGCATTTTCAATATTATATACGGATATATTTTCAACTTTAATCAATTATGTATCTCCTTATATTATTTATTTTATTAATTAACTTTCTCAATACTTTGTTCTGCTTGCCAAAACCACTTATAATCCTGATAAGGACACAAATTTTCAAACAATATCAATGTATCACCTTTTTCAAGATACCTCTTACATTGATTTGCTTTTGGACAATTACTATACTCGCAATAAACTTTAGCGATATCTATTCACCCTTTCTCTTTACGTCAACAAATACACCTTGACGAAAATTACTATATTCGGTACAAATACCAATATTTATATCTTCCTTATATGCTTTCTTGCATAACGATTCTAATTCTTCAATACTGAAATCTTTTAAAGGATATGTATTAGTGCATTCTTTTTCACAAGTTAAGGCTTCAGTGATAATATCGTTTACATTTATCATATTTGACCTCCTTCCAGTTATTTACTGTACTTAAAATCTTAGTTTTATTCAAACCATTTATTTTTCAATCCGATTATTATTAGTGAAACAACTATTGTCCATCCAATTACTAATCCAATGTAAACACTTTCCCAATTACCAAATATGAAATATAAACAACTAAAAAATCCTACTGTTGGTAGTAAATGTTTAAACAAAAATTCTTTTGCCATTATTGACCAACTCTCCTTTTATTTTATTAATATTATAATAAGCAAGTATTTCATACAAATATTTGAACTGCTCCACAGTTAGGACATTCAAGAAATAAAGAAGTATCTGCGTCATCTGAATTTTGATATACAGAGCAGTTTTTACAAAAAACATATCCACATTCACATTTCATAATATACCAAGATGGTTTATTACAAGTCGGACATTTAGTACACTTGTCTGCGTCTATTTCACAATTAGATATATTCTTCATAGACTTTCTCCTTTTATATTTATATAAAACTTAAATTTCATTTTAACTTCTAATATCTCTATAAATGTTTTCACATTTAGGACACGCTAACATTTTTATACCTTCCCATTCAAAACTTATTGATTCTTCACCTTCTTGTAACTCAGAATAGCCGCAGCCTTCACATTCAAATTTATTGTTTTCATCAATTGAGCAATAAGACATAAAATATCTCCCTTCCATATGAAACTAATTATTTATAAAAACTTATTTTATTATTTTATATAGTAAACCTAGAACAAAGCCTATGAACATTCCTATACCCACACATCCTGCAGTATAATCCCATAATATAAAGTTATGCAATGGACACTTCTTATTTTTGTCACTCATAAATTTCATTAAATAAAACCTCCGAATACCCCAACTTCACAATCAAATTAGTCAAATCAACTTTTAAACTTCCTATGCCAGCATCAAATATATTTTTATTATTATTTATTGATTCTTTAACTTTGTCATGTGCATCGTCAAGTAACAATTTAACTTCTTCCGGCTTATACTGTGTTGCTAAGAAAGTCTTATTACTTACTATCTTCGAACTATTGTCTAACTCTATGTATTGTACAATAATATCTTTTACAGGGAGATTCAAAACAACTTTATCATCAATAAACTGATCCATTGTAATCTTACCTAGGTCTATCCCTATACCGAAATTATATTTAAGTTCTAGGGTAATATCCTTATTGGAATACCAATTGTTTTCACGAACACATTCAGAATATATGTATGTTCCTTCATAAACAATCAGCTTACCCACTTGCTCCAAACGATTAAGTATAATTTCAGGTTTTTGAAGCTTTAGTAATTCAAGTTTTCTTATTTTATCATTTTGTTCCTTTTGTTTATATTTATCTAGCTCTGTTTGTAGCTCTGATAATCTGGTATCTTGTGTACTGTCAACTGTATTAGTCTTATGGTTATTCTGATAAGATATGTATAAACCTACAGCAAACATCATTAGTAAAAATGCTATGACCAATTTTCTTTTCAAACTCTAATCTCCTTTCTCTGTTCCCTATCTTTATTATATAATATTAATATAATTGTTGTCAAGCATTTTTTATTTTATGATTATATAAAATTATTTGCATTCTTCTTTTTACTGATATATAATCAAGCCAAATAATTACAATGGAGATTATAATATGAAATACAAGATTACAAAAATCATAACAGCATTACTAATTTCCGTTCTATTGTTGACACAAACCATTACGGTAATTAACGCAGCTACTACAACAAAAACAGTTTATGTTTACGTCACAAAGACAGGTAATAAATATCATGTTTCTACATGCAGATATCTTAGTAAAAGTAAAATTAAAATTACTTTGTCTGATGCTAAAAAACGTAAATATACGTCTTGTAGTGTCTGTAAACCACCTAAGTAGTTTGATATTTAAAATTGCCTTACACAAGTTGCCGGAGTTCTATTAAGATAATTATATTCGAGTTGTTTATAAGATTGTTTATTTATTATGTTTGAAAAGTTCTGATATTCAATTTGCTTATCATTTCCTTCTTTGATGAATACATTACTTAAAATGTAATTATTACATTTTATACATCGACCTATTGAATATAATGAATTTTTAATTACTAACCCTTTATAATCTGGTTTTATAAATCTTCCACATTTGGGACATCTTACTCTTAATTTAGATTTTTTTAATTGTATTTGTCTTATATCAGTGCGTTTTGTAACATATCTATTCTCTACTAATTCATTGATTCTTGGAATAAAATCATTGAAATATTTTAAAAATATTTTTGCTGTATAAAACGAATCATTTAATGCTCTGTGAAATGGATCATCTATTTGAATATTATGTTTTGCTACTGTATCTTTCAAACTTGGATTTTTTTCTAAGTTGAATAATTTCATATATGCATCTTGAATATTAAACCAAGGTTTAAACCAGTTATAACTAATATTATAATATTTGCAATTATTTTGTATTTCCCTTATATCATCATATCCCCAACAGCAAAATATATGCTCTTCATTTTCATTAACCCATGTTCTGAAATACTTCAATACACTTACAAATGTGACTGTATATTTTAAATCTTCATTAGTTATTTGTGTAATTTTGCCTACATGTTTATTTAAACTTAAATAAATGTGCGGTTTAATAAACATTTTAAAAGCACCAACATTTTGAAGCTTATCATTTAATTTAACTGCCCCAATTTCGATGATTTCTTGTACGTTCAATCTCGAATAAGCTGGTTTATTAAATTCAGTATCTAGTATAATATAATTCATAATTATTCCTTTCTCAAGAAATGATATTTAAATATTATACTAGTATATACTAATACTAAATTTTTATACACTAATTATTTATACCAAAACTCCATTTTATAATAACATATTATTGTCTTTCAATTTTTGCATTGTTTCATTATATTCTTTTACAAGTTGTTGTCTACGTTTTTCATATTCCTCTGGATCAGTAATAAAATAATCTTCACAATCAAGTTCATTATCCCATTCTTTTCTTGCTTCTTTTAATGCTTTATCAATTTTTTTTTGAGTAATATTAAATAATTTACTTAAATCTTTACCAGTTATATAAAGGCTTTTAAGTACAGGGTCTTTCATTATTTTTTCATATAATTCAGTATTCATATTTTCTCCTTTTAACAAAACTCCGAATCTAACAAAATTACAGTTCTATAAAATCTTTTTGCATAATTACTTAAATTTATGCTATAATTAATAATGCGACAGGTATTAGTCACCTCCTGTAGATATTATTCAGGAGAAATAGGAGTCAAGTATGAGTCCATTCATATTTGACTCCTATTGTTTTGATGAAAACGGTTATTCTAATTCAATTTCTATATCAAACATAAATTGTTTTACTAATTCTATTCCGGCAAGTTTTTGCTCATATCTTAGTCTTTCTTTATCGTTAGTTGTTTCATCCATTTGTTTATGATAATAATTATCTGCATTAGTTAATTTAATATTTAATTTTTCCCATGCTTTTTTATAATCCATATAATTCTCTCCAATATTGTGTTAGAGTTGTTGTTTGGTAAAAACTTACTCTTGTCGCATCTTCCAAATTATGTTATACTTTAAATGTCTCTCTTTGTGAGATGGAGATAAGCGATTAAAGGCGATAGAAAGGGTAAGGCGTAAGTCTTATCTCTTTCTATTTAATCCATCTTTTGACCACAATGTTTACATACTTTTAATTCTTCGGCACACTTATCACAAAGAATATCAACACATGTATTACCAAAAGTCATTTCAGTATTACAATTAGCACATATCACTGTAGTTATTGCTGAACCACCTATTCTACTTGTTTCAACGTAATAACATGACTTGCAAAGATGTTCTTCCTTGATTCTTTTCTTTTTATCTGGATCAGAGTAGTATTTAATTAATTTTGCAGTAATGCTATCTATATATCCCTTATTTCTTGCCTTTGCATTCAATTTGATACATTCATCAAATTTCATTTTTCTGTGTTCCATATAACCTCCTTGACTTGATACAAATCCATTATTCCATTATCTTTTATCAGCATTTAACCAATCAATTGTATTTTGTAAAGCATCTTCATAATCGTAACTATAAGTTCCATTTGGCGATACATAGTGTGTCATATAACAATCTTGCCATTCACCATCTATACCCTCATCACCTTCATTAACTTCTATAATTTTTATTAAAAGTTCAGCCAATTCTTTGACTGGTAATTGTCTTATATATTGATGATTTTTTATTTTAATCAACTCCATTCTGTATAGAATCACATTTTTATAAAAAACTTTTTCCAAGGTAATTTATTTACCCATTCTAGTAAATCTTTCATAGTCTCAATTATTTCAAAATATCTATCAATTAAATGAGTTTTATAATATTTTCTTATAGTAAATTGTTCATTTCCATATTCATTAGGCTCTAGCAAGAAATCTTGAGGTATTTTTATTTGTGTGACATCTTTAAAATCATTTATAGATTTAAATACAATATAACAATTATCATGAAGTAATTCACTTCCTTCAAATTTACTTTCATTATAATGTCCACTACAACAATACTGAGTTTTATATCCCTTTTTATTTAGTAATGAAATAATTGGAGCTATTAATTCATCAACTTCAAATATAGGGGCTTCAATTCTAATATCGTTTGTATGAAAAAATATATCAAAATTCTTCTTATCTATATATGTCATAAATCTCCTTCATATAATCAGTATAAAAGCTGGATTTTGTCACGATTTTATATCTATATGCAGTATTACTATAAACAACAAATACTATATATAGTATATCTTTTATTTTAATTCAGGTAAACTATTTGCCCAATCCAAAATATCTACTGACCCTTGTAATAAATCTTTGTATATTTCCGATTCGGATTTATCTAGCTTACTCCATACTTGAACATTATTTAAATAATCGCCTGAAAAATAAGAATTGAAATCTCTCCTTATCGTTATATTTGTTTTATTTATATTTTGTTTAGATAAATAATCATTATCATCTAAATAAAATCCTTTAGGTAAACTAGGTAAATTAATAACATTATCGTCAAAAGAAATATAACTATTTATATATTCATCAATCATATGACCACTACAACAATATTTAGTTTTATATCCTTTCTGGTTAAGAATTCGAATAGGTAATACAAATAATTCATCTATTTCTACAACATCTCCAAAACATTTTACTTTAGGACAATATGTAATTTTATTTTTCTTAATATATAAAGGTTTATAAATTTCAAAGCATTTCATACACATAAACACTTCTGGCATAAGTTCATTTCCTTTCGTTATAGAATCGCTCTTTTATTCTAAGCTTTTAACCATTTCTACAGTGACATTTTTATATTTTATTAAATCTAAAGACGGCTTTAATACTTCATCTACTATTGTTTCAGGCAACATATTATTTATTTTTGAGACATAATATCTAGCCATACATATATTAAATTCATTTTCACTACAGTCTTTTCTTTTTAGTCCTAAATCACAATTTGAACATACTGTTTTTATACTCATGTAAACAAATCTCCTTTCACTATGAATTTTCTATTTTGTTTTAAACAATTAATCTTTAATTTGTTCTCCTAATAAATAACAGACATATAAAATAAGTAATGTTAATCCTATAATATAGGAATATGGCATAGTTATATAAATAACACCTATTACAGATAAAACTCCAATTATACAGATCAATCCTAATATAGTGCTTTTAATAATATTTTTCATTTTCACACTTCCTAACTTTTATTAATGTTGAATAAATTGAATCTTTTGACTTAATTTGCTTTATCTGCATTCTTCCATACACATTTTTTATCTGTAATTTGTCTATTTCTTATTTTGACATTATTATGAGGACAATCACAATGTCCAGACCAGTTATCAATCATGGTAAGCCATTTACACTCATAACATTTCTTTTGTCTTAATTCATATGTATTCCAGGTATATTCTACAATCATATAAACCTCACTTTTCATAAATCGAATAATCTATGTTAATCTTTACAATAATAAAACTCACATGCTTTAAATAATTTATCTTTCGGTTTTATAGTTTTTCTATTAACCTTAACTTCAATACCACAATAGATTATTCCAGCAATTATTCCATCAATATGTTCATTAATTTTATCGTGATAATAATCTCCTTTAGCAATAATTATCTTTTTTTCTTCATCATATAAAGCTTTTTCTTCTTCATAAGTATCATTAATAAGTATAGTTAAATTCATATACGTCCTCTTTTTGATGAAATACGACTTTCATCTCATTATATTTCTCGTATTATAAGTCACTTGTACAGCTTCAACATAACATAGGTGATTTTCATCCATCTTGTCTTTATAATCTAATGCTTCTCCATAAGTATCAAATAAAAGTGCTTCAGAAATATCTTCTGTATATTCATCATTACAAACTAAATACATCTTTTCTTCTGAATTATAAATTGCATACTTTATTACTTCTATCATTTTTATGACTCCTTTTTATTTTGATATAGTTGATTTAACCATTTTTTACTGATCTTCTTTTCCACTTCATCAATCTTAACAACACACCAATCTGAGGTTTCAATGTCATACTTTATTACTTCAATTTTCATATTGTCAGAAATAAATTCTCTTTCGTACTGCCATTCATAAGATTGCCTATAGTTTGATTCTTTAAGTGCATCGCTTATCATATTAGGTATACTAGTTTTATATTGATATTGTTTAATCTTCTTTAAATTGTAACTACCATTTTGAGCATCCCAGGCTTTTTGTGCAAAACATATTCCGGCTCCAATATCGGTATAGATGTCTTTTAATTTATCTGAAATATTGTTAAATTTTTGGATTGCTTCGTTATGCGGCATAAGTACCTTTCTGTAACCTATTTAAGTTGCTTTGTGAAAATACAATAGATTATGGTTTTAGTCACGATTTAATTAAGTTAATAATTTCATATAATCCTTTTCTGGATTCCTTTAGTTCTTTCTGCTCTTTAGCAAGTCTATTGATTTCAGTTTTATTTTTTCTTATTTTATAATTGATATTATAAATGTCATTTAAGAATCTCTGTTCAATTAATTTAATAGTTGATTGTTTCATATTACTCCTTTCAAAACTTTTATGGCAAAGATTATATTTGCCGCTTTTTCTTTGAACTTATTCGTTATAAATAATATATAGTTTTAGTGACAAAGCGTGTAATTTGTTCTAATATTCAAATTCTTGTATTTGAAATTCTTCTGGTACACATGATGTACATTCTAATCTATATTTAAGCCAATCAATAAGTTCGGCCTGTTGTTGATATACTTCCCACCTATTATCATCAACTATAATTATTTGATCTATAGAATGTCCTCTTGCATGATTATATGTAGGAAATGACTTATATCTTGTTCCATCATTCATTTCAATAATATCTTTTCTAATTTTCTTAATTTTTGAATTATCGCTTTCTGCTATAATTCTTATTGCTCTGCATATGATAATTCGTAATTATATCCTACTACGGCTATACTTAGCATACTAACTCCTTTCCTATAAGTTTGAAGAAAACATAGAATTCATTTTATCTACCACTAATTATATATTCATGTTTCTCCCAATCATAATTATCAAGTTGTCTTGTATCTGCATGATGTTCATCACACCAACCAAGATAAGCATGAATATAATCATCTAAATATAAATCTCCATCTTCTGGTGGATTGTGTGCTGCACATAGTACTCTTCCATCTTTCCTAATTCTTAATGCCATATAGTTTACTTCCTTTCCTAACTTTGCACCAATGACGAATTTGGTCATAATTTATTTTATTATTTTATTGCTATATTGGTTTAACTTTTCAAATTTCATATTAAAATATCTTTCAGCAATGTCTGGATGATCATGTTCTAAATCAATTAAATATCTCATAGTTGAACTAACTCCCTTTTTAATTTGTGCTTGATTCATTTCACAGAATTCTCTAAAACTTTTCTTTTTGAAAAGATCAGGTTGATTACACCATCTAGCAAGATTTATATATATGCCCTTATATTCGCTTTTTTCGTAATTTTCATGTCTCATTATATATGGTAAACAACCAAATTTCATAAGTATTCTTACTCTTTCAAAAGTAGATATTACATCCCCGACATCATTATTAAAACCGCAAAATACGTATAATTTAGTAGTTTTATTGATATATTTTTTCCATAATGACAACTTATCAATAATTAAATCTTTGTCTTTTATATCGTCAAATGCAAAAATATAATCTCCTTTCCATTTAGATTGCTTTAGAACTTTTACCTTATCTTCCGTCATTAATCTAATGTCTAACCCTTGCCTAAACTGAAATGGTCTATTAAGTTCTGCTAATTCATCGAATACTTCATACCATTTATTATATGCAAATATATTGTCATCCCAAAGATATATGTATTTTCTTGAAGGATCATAAAATTCTTTTACCTTCGCATGTCTAAAAGCATGAGTATATTTTTGATTTACACAGAAGAAACATTTCCTAAAACATCCTCTAGTGGCAAAGCCTATTGAGTATTCTTGAAAATCTTTATAATAATTTTCCTTAATGCCTCTTGCTACATCCATCTTAATATATTCATCATATAGATGATAATCCGGCATATGATGTTCTATCTCATAAGATAACTCTGGGGATTTATCCCAATATAAACCTGTACCTCCTGTGACCAAATTGCCATATTGAGTAATGTCTACTGGTATTTTTGTAAAGTCAAAAACTTTAGATAAATATACTTTATCATAATCATTTATATTATTATAATTGTGAAGTAATTCTACATTAAAGCCTTTTTCTTTATTATAAGCACTTATTTTCATTAATGCTAAATTAGGATGACGAGTACCGATATCTAATAAATCTGAATCTATTATTCCTATATTCATTTTAACCTCTTAATTATTTTATCAATTTGTATAAATCTTCAATTTTAAGTATAGTAAAATATTTACATTTATTTTATTAATCTTAATTTTCTTTCTACTAAATACCTGAATATCTTCACTAATCTCATATGCTCATCATAAGCATTCTCAAAGAAACTTCCGCTACTGCCTTGATAGATGATTTTATCTAACTGTCCATCTTTATCTAAAGTCCATACAAATACTTCATAATACTTTACAGGATATTCACTACAAGAACTCTCTCTAAATGCAGTAGAAACAAAATATGTATGGTTAATATTCGTGGATAAAGTTTGTATTTGTTTTTTCATAAGACCTCTCTCACTTTACATAGAATTTCGATTCCATAATGATTTACCATTCAATAGTCTTTTCTTCAAAACAAACATAACCGAATATTGCAGCTACAGCTAAATCTAATACTTCTTCTTTCATGTTGTCATAATTTTTACTATGTATGGCATCTACAAATTCCTTATACTCTTCTGCCATAACTCCTAATATTTCATGTCTGCTGGAGAATGTTCCGTAACCTTTCTGCTCTAACCTATAAAAAAGCTTCTTTAATACATCATCAACACCCTGATTTATTTGGTCATTATTTAATTGAACTCTCATATAATTCTCCTCTACTTGAAATAAAATTACCCATTGGTCTTAACTTTATTTGATGTCATTCTTTCATGAACCCTCTGTATTTCTTCAACTATTCCAACACTTATATATTGTTTAGGAATATCAAATTCACTTAAATAAGTTCCACCATATTCATCTGTTGGTCTATATAAATCTTCTTCAGGAACATAATAAGCAGCTTCATTAATTTTTAATCCACCTATCATACATATTTGTCCATCATTAATAGGCACTACTTTAATGAAATTTTTATCTCCTAACTTTTCTTCTCCGACAATTATTTAAATCTTCATTAATGTCTTTATTCATATTTTGTATTTTTGACCATCTTTTATATGTATCACTTTCCGGCTTTAATTTGAAAATATTGAATTCAATGTTCATTTTTTTCTCCTTTTATTTTATTATTGTTTTTGAAATATTCACTTCTTGTCATTTTAGTAGCTGATATACTTATTACACATGGGTCTTTTAATATTTTAATTACATCTTCTAAAGATTTATCTTTACCTTCATAAGTACTAACTACATTACCATCTGCTACTTCAAATTTAATTTTCTTAAACATATTTTCCTCCTAACATGTCATAAAATTGCTTTTTGATCATGATTTATGTTTAAAATATTCATCTTTAAATATTTCATAATACTTTAGATCATAATATTTTCCATCTTGTAATTTACTATCTTCTTTACTTACACCAATGATTCTCCCACCGTATTTTTCTATGTATTTATCATACATTTTTTCAATAGGATTCCCTACAACTACTGTAAATTCTACTTTTCTTAAATTGAATTTCTCAAATAAATCTTTTAAAAATTGATACAAATCTTTTGAAAATATAATATTAGTATCGTAAAAATTAATTATTCCTAATCCAGATACTTTATCTGATGCTCTAGAAATATGAGCAACAAGATAACCACGAATATTGTCTTTTTCATCAACACTAACAAATTGAATGTTATTCCAAGAATCATCAGCAATTTTTACTTCATAATCCCAATATGAACTGCAATTATAAAACTTATATTTCTCTTGGAAAACAACTTCTGAATATTTAGCTTGTAGTTTGTCTTTATATGTATGAGCTAATTTAAGCAAATTATCACCTCACTTAATTAATCCTTTCTAATATCTTCATAATATGTATCGCAGTTTTCACAATACCAATTTCCATTCATAGTTTCACTTAATTTTTCTCTACATTTAACACAATATCTACGATGTACAAGTATATCTAAAACAGTGTCGTAATCAGTGATGACTTCAACATCGCTGAATTTTGCAAAGTATTCTTCTTTAGTCAGTGTTTTAAATTTCTTCATAAACCTTTCCCCTGTTTGATTAATTCCTCAAGAGCTATACCAGTATTAGGAATAACTTGCTTACATCTATCATCCCATAATTCAATCATTCCGTAATCCTTTTCGGATGTTATTGGTAACAATCTACCAATATACTTTAAACACCAAGCATTAATAGCAATAGCAGATTCTCTTGCATTTGGATTATTGCTACTTACTCTTGCTGTGAAAATTCTTACATCTTGATTTTGTATTAACCATGTTTTTACTCTATCTAACATTTTAGGGACTGGTTCACCAATAACGTCAGCACCCTTCCAGCCATTATATTCAGCCAATGTCCCATCTAAATCTACACCTATCCAACCACCCATATTATTTTCCTTTCTTAAAATTGTGATAAAATCTTCCTTTGTTAACTTATTGTTTTTCTTTAAATAATGCAACTAATCCAGTAACTAACATGCAAATTGATACTATAATTTTATCTGGAACATGTATATCGAATAAGTATAACGACAAATAACATAGTATAGCTACTCCAAAAATATGTATTATTGTATCACATATCTCATTTATTTTATTCTTCATATATTACCACCTTAAATAATTTATTTTTGTATTGTTTATCTATTCCTCTAGTGATAGGCTTACTGAAATAATAAGCATCAGAATCTTCATAAGTCACTAGATATTCTTCATCCTTTTCCAAAACAATTTCTTCTTCATCCTTAATAGTCTCAAGAAACCTACAATACTTTTTCATTATATTTTTAACTCCTCATCTACTTCTTTTAGGGTTTTATATATCGGACATTCTTTGTAAATATCAGGATATCTCTCTTTTATTTCTTTTATAGTTTTTTGATAATGATAACATTCCCCACCTCTATCAAACGAATATTCGTAAACATGATAATGAATACAATAACAATTACATTTATGTGACATATGTATTCCTCCCTTTAAGAGAAGGGGAAGGTTTGAGCCTTACCCCTGATTATTAATTGCTTCAATTATTTTATTATGTGGGTCTTCCCATCCGGTAGGTTTTATAACTTTACCTACTTCATTATAGTGAGGTTTACCATCGGGAAATAGTTTATTCATATTTGCTTTTTGAACTATTGCAAATATTTCTGCTGGAGTTACACCTATTTCAACTAAAGTACCCAAAGCAAAATAAATCAAATCAATTAAAGCATCTACTTGTTCATAAATGTCTTGATTTTTTGTTGCTTGAGAAAATTCGTTTATCTCTTCATTCATCCATACAATTCTCTTAATAGCTCTATCCATATTCATTAAAGTAGGTTTATTGGCATATGGATGATTAAAAGCCTTATGAAATTCTTTTACCATTTCAAATTCATTATTTATGCTCATTTATTGTCTCCTTAATTTATTTTGTAATTATCCACATTTTGAATATCCGCAATTTCTACATACTATACATCCGTTTTCATTGCATAACCTTTCACCGCATTCAGGACATTTTAATTGTGAACTTTTAATATCAATAATTTCATCGTTTGTTGCAATAGTATATGAAATATTCTCATGTTCTTCATTTGATAATTCTTTAATTACATTTTTTAAAACATTAGCAATTGCTGAAGAGCATGATTTACCAATACTTAAAGGAGTACCTGCCAAATCGTTAATTTGCTTATATGTTTCTTCTGGAAGATATTTTTTAACAATACCTTTTATTACGTTAATACCATTTTGCTTTCCTTTAACATATTGATAACTCGGACACGTTCCAGCCTTTTCTAACTGTTGAATTAGATATTCGACAGGCACTCCTCCACGTAAAGCAGCAGATAACAATCTACTATTTGATTGTGTATTAACTGTACAACCACCCACACCATCAGTATTAGTAAAACAATCATATATTTTATTATCAATGTCATCCACTCCTAAGAAAAAGTATAAACTTCCACATCCAGTTTGTAATTTATATTTTCGATATGTCAAATCGTCTGGCACTTCTTCTATGTATCCTCTTGGTAATTCTGTTTCAATTACTTCATTTTTATTGTCTATATAAGTTGAACCAGTAGTTAATACTTGTAATTCCCTACTACCATCTCTATACACAGTAATTCCTTTAATTCCTGATTTTCCTGCTAATAAATAAATATTACCAATATCTTCTTTAGAAGCATTTTTAGGCATGTTAACTGTCTTAGATATTGATAAATCTACATATTTTTGAATAGTTGATAATACTTTTACATGCCATTCTGGTAATATATCACCAGCCACAACAAATATACCTTGAATTTCCTTGTTGAATATATCATCCATTCCTTGAATTGAACCATTATTATTATTTATTCTGTTTAAAATTTCCTTTGAGAATAAATTATTTTCTTTTAAATATGATTCAAATATAGAATTAACCACAAAATATGTGGAACCTTCATTATCTTGCCTAGTATAAACCAAAGCAAATTCGGGTTCAATGCCACCAGTTGTGTTAGCTATAAAGGCAATTGATCCGTTTGGTGCTATTGATAGCATACTAGAATTTCTTACCTTAATATTTTTTTCTTTATTCCATTTACTTCCTTTCCATAGGGGATATTCTCCTCTTTCCTGTGCTAATTTTTTATTATAATCTAGTGCTATATTATATATCAAATTATATAAATAATTTGCATATTCTAAGCATTCATTAGAATTATAAGGTATCTTTAATTTGTATAATAGGTTTCCAAAACTCATTGTTCCTAATCCAATAGGACGAACTTGGTTAGTCATATCTTGAATTTTCTTTAATGGTAATTTATTAACAGTAATCATATCGTCTAGAAATCTATATGTTGTTTGAATATTTTCTTTTAAAATATCTTCATCTAAAATTCCATTTTTTATACAGTTTAATAAATTGACTGATGCTAGATTACAACTCGTATATGGTATATTTACAAACTCGTGGCAGGGATTTCCATATACTTCTGTATAAATGTGGGGATTCATATTTCCGGCATTCATATTTGTTTGATAACTTAAGCCTGGTTCTCCTGTTTTCCATGCAGATTCTATAATTTCATTCCACAAATCAATAGCTTTTACTGTTTTATATGTATTGTTGTTAAATTTTAAATCCCAATCTAAATTATTATCTACTGCATTAATGAATTCTGCTGTTAAACTTACCGAAATATTCATATTGTTTAATTTACTTGTATCATCTTTACAATGAATAAATTCAAATATTTCAGGATGATTAACTGGTAGGTCAATTTTCAATGCACCATTACGTTTGTTTCCTTGTTTTACTTGATTAACAACTTCATTAAATATTGTCATAAAAGAAATAACACCCGATGCAGTTGAACCAGAGGATTTACAAGGTGTTCCTTTAGGTCTTATTTTACACATCGAAAATCCAGCACCACCACAGCGTTGAAATATTTTTGCACATTCTGCTATAGTATTAAAAATACTTTCAATATTATCTTCTATATCTAATACAAAACAACTACTCAATTGCTGTGAAGAAGCTCCAGCATTAAATAAACACGGAGATGAAGGAATAAAATCCATATTAACCATTTTATCATAAAATTTGTTTTGCCAATATTCTTTATCTTTCTCTGTACTTGCTATATTATTGGATACTCTCTTACAAATATCATCCCATGAATGTTCTAATAATTCATTATGTTCATTTCTTAAATAATATCTTTTTTCTAATAGCCTTTGAGCATTGTCACTTATTGCAGTCATTACTTCCTCCATTATTTATTTTAATATTTTTACTTTAAATATTTCAAAGAAATCTCCTACTAGACATATATCATCCACTGTCATATTAGGATATTTATCTATTAATTCTTCTAGGGCATCACCATATGTATCATCCAAATTTGCATGAAACTTATCTTTCATATCCTTTTCCCAAATCCTTAGTCTCTTCTGATCCTCTTTCAATTGTTCTTTTTCTTCAATCTCTGCCACATAAGCATCAATATATCCGTCTATGTCACAACACATATAAATCCTTCCTTTCTCATTGATTTACCATCTATTTCTTTAAAATCTTGAAATGTAGGTGGTTTACACTCTGAAAAATAACTCCAAGATTGTGAAAGAGATATGTTTTTATTCATATAGCGTTCACATAAATCTCTCTTGGAACAAGTCGTTTTGTTACACATTGAAAAGTCTGACAAGATACATTACCTCCTATCTTTATTATATAATAGATTTACTGTTGTTGTCAACATTTATTTTAATATTATTATAAAGTATTACCACAATTCTTACACGTATAATAAGTAGCGTTTCTACCTCTCTGCCCATCAGCGTCCGTATCTTCTATATATCTCTGTGTTTCAAATTCACTACAGCCACATTCAGAACAGATTTGATTGTCAGTAGCATATGTATTAATCTTATCATCTAATTTTTGAGAAAATTGTTTAGGATACTTATTAACTTCATATAACAAATCATTTAATATTTCTATTACTTCGCTTTTTGAATATCGTTCATCTAAAAATTCTATGTATTCATCTATGTCCATGAAAACCTCTTTCTATTTCACACTATTATTTATTTTTTTGTTTATTTAATTCTACTTCTTTTAGTCTTTCATTAATTCTTTGTCCTTTATATCTACGTTTTGGCATTATATGTTTCTTATATTCATATTTCAACCATAAAAAGATTTGATGATATTTTTCATATGTATAATTGGGGTTCAATTGATTATACCAATCATTAAGTGATTTTTCTCCTTTGCTTATATTACAAGATTTACAACCAGGAATACAATTACTTAAATCGTTTTTCCCATCAAATATTGTGTGATCTTTTTGTAAATCTTGTTGAGTATATGAATATTTACCTCCATATCTTATATAATGATCTTCAATTGGAAGTCCACAATAAGCACATCTCTGATTAAAGAAATTTTTACAATCATTCCATTCTTCATCATATATTATATGCTTTTTAGGTTTTCTTTTTATTGTATAAACTTTTTGTTTATCTGTATTATTACGTCTCCATTTAACTCTCGTATGATAAATTCTCTCTTCTTTTTCTTTTTCCCATATTTTAAATTCATCAGTACTCATATATTTTTTAACTGCTGCTTTAAATTTTTCTGGATTATCTTTTGCCCATTGTTCTGCATCTATAATTTCACATTCTATACATGTAGGATTAAAATAATATGTTTTATTTCCTTCAGTATTTATATATTCTTTAAAATAAAATTCTTTAAATTCCTTTTCTAATCCACACTTCGAACATGGTTTATATTTATTTTCATATTCTATAGGAAAGTCTATTTCACTTCTTTTTCTATAATGTCTTTTACAACCACAATGAGTTTTTAAACCTCTTCTTAAAGAAGCACCATTAATTTTAATTTCTTTATCGGGCTTACATGAACAAACACATATCCACATTGATTCTCCAGCATATCTTAATACTGTTAAATCGCCAAATACCATATTCGATAAATCTATAAAACCACTTATATTATATCCCTCCTTATTGTCTTAGCTTGCAACCAAAAATACATTTTACAACAACTTGTTAACTAAATCCTTGTTTCTGACATCTTCTTTAAGTCTATTGTACTTAGCCATTCCAATACTCTCATGCTCAAGAATTTTCAAGAAAGCTTTAAATGGATTCCTATAACAATACGATATATTAGGGACTGTAACACAAAACCTTAATCCTTCTCTGAAATCGAAAGCCATTATAATTTTAACGTAGGATTTAACTTTATGTTCTGGCTTATATCCATAAAATATTGGTGAATCATATTCTCTATAATATAGAACTTTTTTCATAATAATTTTCCTTTCTTGTGATAAAATTCTCTTTTTATGCAAATATTTTTCTATAGTATTGTGGTTAAATTTTTCTTTTTCTCAATATATAGTATAACAATCAATATTATTTATATTTGTGTTAAAGGAATCAATAATAAATTTAAAAATAACAACACTATAGATAATTTATAATATCTTTTTTTAATACAAATTATTTGAAGCAATAGTGCAATAATCTGTAATCCGAAAAACATAAAAAATGAATAATAATTGTTCATATATTTCTCCTCCTTTTTAATAATTAAAATTATTTGTAATTAACTTTTATGTAATCAAGGACATCGCCTAGCCCTAATTTATTCATACAATAATCATACAATTTAGGGTGAGTAATCTTCATTTTTTGAAAACGATTTGGCTCCTTTTCGAGATGACAACCAAACATACAAAACATACATCCCGTGCGTTCATAACCCATATCATAGATTTTAGAATAAGATAGATTAAAAGTTTTTATGTAGTTCCAAATATCTTCTTCTAACCAAAAACTCAATGGTTGGCTTGTAGGTCTTGCTTTATCAAATGCATTACAGCCGTATTTTAAATACTGAGTGTTCCTGTTTGTTGATTCTGAAGCCATAGTTCCTAAAATTGCATATTTTACTTCTTTCTTTTCATATTTTTTTATTGGATTTTTCTTCATTACATCACAACATTGATGTGAAACTAAAAAAGGAGCATCCAACAAATATTTGTATTTTGCACAACTATATTTTTGGTTTTGTTTGATATTTTTAGGACTATTTCTATCAAAACTCTGACTAGCATATCCATTGGGTGTGCTTCGTGCTGACTTTACTTTTAATGAAACTTCTTTACTTATAACTGGATAGCCATATTTTTCTATAACATCTTTAAAGTTCATTTTAGGTTTAAGCCAAATAACATTATCTATTGTCTTAACAAATTCTCTTATTTCTGGATATTCAAGTCCAGTGTCAACAAAAACTGCTGGTACATCAGGATATAAGCTTTTTACAATATGTAATAATACTGTACTATCCTTGCCCCCTGAAAATGATATGTATACTTGCCCATTCCAATACTCATACCACTCTCTAATTCTCTGTTTCGTTTTTTCTATTTTAATTTCTATGGGGAGTGATTGTAATTGTTTTAACTGCCATCCTTCTATTGTAATTCGCCTCACTTTTATATTAATATTTTAAATATTTGAATAAAACTCTTTATTTATTCACATTTATTTTTATATTTATTAAGCTTTTCAACCATATCTTCTGCTTTTGTATTTTCTTCTTTATCAAGCCTAAGTAATTCATTGAAGTATTCATACATTCTTTCATTACCATCCATGAATAACTTAAACTGTTCTTTTGCTTTTTCTTCTCCAATATCAACTATCATGTATTTATATAGGTGAAAAAATCCTGAAGCCATGCCTAAGTCGTAAGCACGATATTCCCTACTATCCTTAATAATAGTTTCAAACTCTTTAGATATAAAATTACTTACTTTATATTCTGACATAAAATTCTCCTTTCACTATTTAAACATATAACATCTTTTATGTTAACTCCATTCAAAATTACCACAAGTTTTAGTTCCAGGTATCCAAGCTTCATCACTCTTAATTGGCTCTTGAATATTGTTTGGTATTTCTAAATCACAATATTCTTGATATCTACAAGCACTACAAGTACTCTTTCGATAATTTGATCTTCTTTCTGCAAAAGATGTTCTATTATACTTCTCAGTCATTAACTCAAATAATAAATCCGACATTCTTTGTTTATCTTTTAAAGCATATTCATATTTTTTCTTATATGTTTTTAATTCTTCAATTTCTTGTAAAAGTTCTTCTAACATATGTATTCCTTTCTTTTTAATTAATAGTAATCTCCATCAACTATACATTCATCACATAGCCAATATCTATAACCACAACTTCTATCTAAAAATTCATCTCCATTACCTTCTGGTATCTCTTTACCGCACACTTCACAAATTTCATTATCTATACGACTCACTCCTTTCACTTAGAATGAAATGGAAATTTCAAATCAATTTCTTTACTTCTGACCATTCATGCTTTTCTTCTACATTATCTTTTATTCTTCTGATTTCTCTGAATTCTTCACCATCAACCATATAGTATCCAAATTCTTTAAGTACGTCTGAATTAAATTCGTTACCTTCTTGTGGGCAAAATACTATTTTACACTGTTTAGAAAATAATGCATTATCATTAAGTTTTTTAATATCATCATTTAGTAAATATAAATCGGCTTCAATATTCCACGCCGTATATATTGCTTTAACTAAATTATTTTCTGAAAAATAACCCGAATCTCCCATATAGTTTTCGTAATAAAATCTCATATACTAACCCCTTTCATTTTGATTAAAACTATTATTTGGCTAAATAATTAGTTATTTTTATATCAACAATTTTATTACCATATCTAGATAATTTGTCTAACTCTTCAACAGCCCATATATCTTTATACACATTATGTACTTCATTTACAAATATGTTTCTTATTTTAATAATATCTTCTTTAGAAATCTTGACAATATTATCTTTACTATCATAAGTTGAAATTTCATCAGGTAATTCATTTTCATCAATTACCAGATATAGAGTTGTGGACGGACAGGCATCTCCTACTACATTAGCATCATAATAAAATATATAATTCTCTTCTTTATCGCCTGAAAAACTCATTGAACCAGAATTATCACCAAAAACATGTAAATCATCAGGTTGTATATTTAAAAATTTATTGGGGTGTTTTTTAAATTTATCAATAATTTGGAGACATTCTTCTATTGTGTTTTCCCAATATTGTACATAAAAAGTTCCTGTTGGCATTTTTATAAATTCCCTTGCACCTAAAAGTTGCATCACATTTCTCCTTTCAATATTTTAACAAATAGTCAATTTCAATCAAATTTATCTTGCCAATTATGTTTCAATTCTTTCATAGCATCTTGGCACTCATGTAGTAGTTTTCTTTCAGGATTTGTATAATTATTTCCTGGAATTGCTTGGTTCATTACATTCATTAGAGTATCTACAATATCCACTAATCCACTAACTGTTTGTTCAATTTTTTTATTATCTTTCATGATTACCTCCTTAACTTGATATAGAATATTCCTTTTGTTAAAATGTTAAAACAATCCATGCTTCATCACTATCTCTTGTAATAAATAAAGAATATTCCTTTGTTGCTTTATTTTGAAACAATTCACATATCCATATGTTTGATATTTCAAAATCTTCAAAACCACAACTTCTATATCCTAATCTCTCATTTTCTTGTAAAAACTTTTCTCTTTCTGAATAAGTTTTAATTTCATAAGACTTCATTCAATATCACCTTTCAATCGTGATCAAATTTACCTTTTGTAACGACTATTCATTACATTTATTAATTCTTTTTGATATGGATATAGTTTACATCCTAAATATTCCTCTGCAAATTCGGCAGGATGTTCTCTATAAAATCTTATAAACTTAGTCATTTTTCTTTTGTGAAAATAATGTTTAATACTGCTAATTATATTTTTAATAAATTGAAACATATAAACTCCTTTCCGACTTGATACAGAACATGCATTTTAACACGATTTATTTATACAATTTTCAATATCTTCTACTAATTCTGATAATGTCCATCCTTCAGCATATAAATTACTATCTTCATCATTTGAAAATGCTCTCCAAAATTTATACCTATCATCAAATCCAAAATCTTTATGTAATGAACAATTATATTTCTTCTCTATATATTTTTTAGTTAAACTCATACTTTTCTCCCTTCTTTAAGTCTTGTCAAAACAAACATTTTATGCAAACATTATATTATCATTTTAAAATAATTTACAACCACTTTGTTTAAATTCATTAACTTTATTGTTCCAATCTTCCTTAGTCCATCCAAAATATTTTATTAAACATTTCTTACACATAAACTTATCAATATTTCTTCCGAACATTTTCATATTCATGGCAAGAGTATCTTTGTCTTTTATAGTAGCTATGTTTCCACGCTTATTTAGACAACCATTTGAGCATGTACGCAAGAAATATTTTTCAGCCACTTCATATGTAATATCTTTATAATCAGCAAATTCTTGTATACCTTCAGGTGTTGGTTCTTTTCTATATACTCCACCATTCCATGCTTCTTGAACATATTCTTTTAAAGTACAGTTCATTATAATCCATTTATAATTGTCTTTAAAATCCTGTTCAAGTCTTTGTCTCCATCTTTCATACATCTTTGGATACCAATATTTATCTAGTACCCATGTTGACTTCGTATAATTAGGACAAACAATTCCACAGCCTACTCTATCATAACCCTTTTTATACTTTTGATTTATTTCAATACCTTCTCTAAATATGTATAACCATATATCTAGGTCAGTCCATTGTCTTATAGGTAATATACCTATCCAATCACGTTTCTTACCCCATTTTTCATTTATCCAAACATCACCATATGTAGACCTATTATTACTTTCATCATTTCTCATACCGAATAAAAACAATAATTTAGCATTATCATCAAAATTATCTATAGTAGGACTTTCTTTAAAATATGTACAACAAACTCTATTTAATCTTGAAGGTATAATATTTTCTTCTTCACTCCAATTATAAAAACTTTTATGTTTTCCTTTTGGACGTATAAATTTATATTGTTGTTTTTTAGCCATTATATTACTATCAGCCACATCCATTGTAGTAACATTAAAATATGTATCAAAAGTTAGTCCGGATTTTTTAGCCAAGTATGTTTTAACCATACTATCTTTACCAGTTGAATTAGTATTAATAATTGTTCTATCAGTATTTGATCCATAAGCTCGTAATAATCTAATACTTTTGAATTCTAACTCATTTAGTCTGTCAAGATTTTTATTAACTAACTGCGACCATGTTATTATATTTATATTATTATTATATTTAGTATAGGATAATTTCAAATCATTGTCAATATGTATTCTGGCAAATTTAATTATATTACCATCTGAATCAAATCCTTTTATTATTTGATTATCAATCCACCAATAACCTTCCTTTAATCCCATATCTATACCACTATCATTTAGGAATTGTATATATTCTTTAAATACTGGTAACAAATAACCACCTCACATATTTCTAAGTATTTGTAATGCTTTTGCATACTTTTCAATTCTTTTAACATCCTTTTTAGTTACAGTTTCAAGTCTACTAACATCACCATTATGCGCTAAATCTAAACATTTAACATATGTTGCTAACTCATTAGTTTTAACTCTTTTTATATAATCAAAATAATCTTCACTTTTCCTATGAGTAAGACAATCTAATGCTTCAATAATTTCAATATCAAACCCCAAATTCTTTATATTTTCTAATGTATAATCACTATCTTCTATTACATCATGAAGAACTGCTACTATTCTTTGTTTTTCATTTTTGCATCCAATCATTAAAGTTAAAGGATGTAATATATACGATTCTCCAGCTTTATCCTTTTGTCCACTATGAGCTTTTACGGCTATTTCAATTGCTTTTTCTAATAACATATCATACATAGTTAAAACCTCCTTTTTTAATTTTATCATAGCAATTGCATTCTTAATATAGTTCTGAGTTTGTATGAAATGAAAGATTTATCATGATATAACTTCACATATAATCTTTGGTATCCAATCAAATGTTTCATAACCATCCATATGTTGATAGTATCTAGCATAGCATTGAGTAAATCCTAATAGTTCTTCTACTTCTAAAATATCATCCTTTTTATAAAAACAATCATTACCACTCCACATATAATCTTTTATTAATTTTACTTTCACATACCCTCCACTTTGATTGAAATGTCACTTTTATTCTATTTTTCTTTTATAATCAGGGCAATAATCTGAAGATTCTACATAATCATCTTCAATTGGACACCAATTATCATTATGCTTATATGCACAACTTCTGCATGATCTAAATTCCATAATATTAATCCTTTCTTTAACAGAATTGTCGTTTGATTAAAACTCAAAATGTTCATGTTTTAAATCTTCTAACCATTCAGTATCTTTATCTTCAGGATGGATAAAAGCATTTGCATATCCTATTGGTTCAATATAACTAGAAGATTTATATTTTAACTGTTTGTATAGTGGTGTAACTCTATTTTCTCTTGATATGTATCTTCCGTTTTCATCCATGTTGTATTTATCATAAGCATAACTATAAGCCATATTAGCATAGTCTATAAATACTTTTCCGTTTATGATAATTCACCACACTTTGCTTAAAATATCCATTTCGTTTCAATCTGTATGTTCTACTCCATTATCTTTTGCAAACATAAATTTATCATAAAAATCAGTGCCATGTTCTTTATCAAATGCTTTACAAGCAGACATGATGGTTCCAATACAGAGTCCACTTTTCATATCCCACATAGGAAAAGGTTTCATTAATGCTTGGTTATTTTTATAATAAACTGCTGACAGTTCTACCTCATCTTTTGATTCATAACAAATCCATTCAAATACTTTACCTAGCATAATAAAATAATCATTAATATGTTGCTTTTCCATTAATTTATAAATCTCCTTTCTTCACAAATGTTCAATTTCGTACTAATATTCAGATACAATTATTTTTAGAATATCCTTTAATTTGCCTAGCTCATTACGATGAATTTCAATTGTTCTAACATTAAAATCTAAGTAAGTTGGATTTGATTCCTCAAGATACTGTGTAATTACATGAAAATCATCACCACCCATTATATGAACTATTAAATATTGTGTTGGATAAAAATTTTTTATTAAATCTCTTAGTGAAAACATATTTCACCTCTCAATTCATTTTATAGTGCATAAAATTCTTGATCTATTCAATTACTGTAACAGTAAATCCATTACTTTCATCAAATTGAATAGCATAATCACAATAATAAAATTCTCCCCAATCTTTATAAAAATCTTCTACATGTACTTTCTTTACTTCTCCTACACATCTATTATGCATTCCGCATATTCCCTGGCACTTCATTATTACCTCCTTATAGCATAATCATTAATTATGCGATATTTTATTCATAATAAGAACAATTCACATACTGTTGAATGCTTTCAAGAGTAATATGTACAACTGTTCCTACTCCATCTTCTCCCTCAGTATATTCTTGAAAAGTATTAACTGCTTTTCCAAATTCACATTCATCACTAATTTTACAACTTAAACAATTTTTCATTTTTTATTATACCTCTCTTATACTTGCCAGTAACCATATGCCCAATGACCTAATCCTCTACCACATTTTTTACATTTAACTGAATATTCCAAAAGTGTTCCTCTATATGTAGTCTCAAGATAATCATGTCCATATTCTATTTGTTCTTTACATCCACAAAAACATCTCTTAGGGCATAAATCATCATATGTCAATCCATGTTGAATTTGTAATTTTACATGTTTTTCAATATTAAGATTATCAAAATGTTTCCACAATCTAAATCTCAATTGGTAAATTAGTATATTTAGTTTCCAAATTATTTTATCAATCATATGTGGCCCCTTTAAACAAATCACAATTTTATTTTTATTGTATCATCAAAATTTTTACTTCTCCAAAGAGGTTCATTATTATGCTGTTTATCTTGTTCGTCATATTTTTCTTCCCAAATTTCATCACTCATAAATTATTATCTCCTTTAATGATCAAATCACGATTTTATACTAACTATCAAAATAATGTTTATATTCTTCTTCTAAAGATTTTAACTTATGTCTACTAAAATATCTTTTCGCTGATTGCCATTCTTCTTCCGAAATTACAATACCTTGCTCTTTAAGTTCTTTTCTTTTTCCTAATATATAATTAAAGTAATTAGCAGCATTTTTATTAGACAATTTAAATTCTAAATCTGTAGCTGGCATATAATCTTCATATTCATTTCTACCCGTACATACTTGGCTATCAAACAATTCGCATTGATAGTTATACCATAGCCATAGTTTATATGCTTCTTGATACTCTTTAGATAAGTGCCATTTACAATAATATTCGTTTTTAAACAGCTCAATATTTTTATCTATTTCTTCTTTAGGCATATTATTATAATCTTCATATAAATTTAATTTCCTACGTTGTCCACAAAGAGATTTATTATTATCCAAATTATTTAACTCCCTTGCAATTTGTTTATGAACTAAGTTTTCTATCATGATTTTATTCCTCTTTTAAATTCTTCATTGCCCCATATTTCATCATTTCCATATAAACCTTTATCCCAACCGTTTCCTAATTTTGACATAAACTTATAAATGAGATAATGTCCTTTATCAATAATTTTTGTAATTTTTATTTCATATTCACATTCAAATCCACCAATATTATATTTATAAAGTAAAATATCTCCTATGTTAGCAAGTGGTGCTTCTTTTCCAACAGATTCACATTCTTTTGCTTTTCTCTCATGTTTATAAATACTATTGCATATTTCACATTGAAAACATTTTATTTCTCTCATATATCCTCCTTAAAAATCATGACCAAATACAGCTTTTATTCTGAAATCTAACAGGCTCCATCTAAATTAATATACCCATCAATTTCACTAACTCCAACAATAGGTGTTATACCGTAATAATCTTCTATATAAGATACTTTAATATTTTTATAATACTTATTTAATAATTCTATTAACTCGCCAACAGTCAAAAATTTTTAATTCATAAAATTTTCACCTTTCTTAATTAAGTTGAATGAAAGACAGTTTTGGTAATGATCTAATAATTAACTACAAATACTTTTAAACCATGTTTGTTTGCTAAATCTATCATATGTTTAGTGCCTCTACTTTCTTTGTCCCAGAACGCTATTAGCACACCATTATCTTCTTCTGCATATTTAGCCATTTGTTCATTTCTTATATAGCCAGCTTTCTTCCCTAGGCCATCCCAATCAGCCAGAAAGTATTTAATTGGTAATTGATATTGTTTACCAAATTGCTTTCCTAAAGTATCTGCTCCTTTTGCTTTACCGCATATTATTTCTATTTGTTTTCTGCTTGTATTAACATCAACAGAAAAATTACCTTCTTGTGCTAGTTGAACAAATATTTTATTACATTCTTTATCAAGCAGTTTATACTCTGTAAAATCTCTTCCACCTGCAATAATAATTCTCATATTTTACTTATCTTCTCCATATCATAATTATCTCTAATATAGTCAATTATATTGTTTATCTGATCTTTAATATAGATATTATTTAACTCAGGATGTAATTTCACAAGACATGAATTACTCTTTGAGCCTGACTTCTTATATAGATTCAAATCAAAATAAACTGTAAATAACGGTATTTTAGTATAATTTTTTGTTAATAACTTTCCTGCCCATTTTAACATATATAACGCCTCCATTATTTTATAAAAGATTTATTTGGTGTTCTTTTGTTCTAATTCTTTGATTAATTGCTCTTCATATTTAAGAATCTCTTTTGCTCTTTTTAAACATCTTTTACGATATTCTATATTCTTATCATCGTTTGCATATCCAAAAGTATTCATTGTATTACCACCAACAAGATAAAGCCTATCTTCATCTGCATGATTTGATTGAGCTACATACATGTGATTGCAATAATTACCTATTCCAAAGCAATTAATTCTTTGGAAGTCTTTATGATATCTAGTTCTTCCATTCATTCCAACTAAAATATTATCGAAAAATTCTTCTTTATTCTTTTCCATTTCATGATATGCATCATTTAAAATAGTAATAGTAGTCATATAACCCATATATTTTAACCTCCTAAAATCGCTATAAAACATATTTTTCATATCAATTTATAAACATCAATATCATATCCATCTCTCAAAATAGTTTCAATTTTATCCATTTGTAATCTAACATTATTATATGCTTTAAAAGATGTATGCTTTTGAAGTAAACTATTCGCACTATCATTTAACTTCTTCCAAGATTCAATTAACTCTTTGGATTTATCCATGTTTCCCTCCACTTTGAACCAAATGGTAGATTTATGTCAATTTTAATATTATGCTCCTGTATATGATTCCGCATATACTTTAACGGATGAGCCATCCGAACTATTTGTCTCACCAGAGTTAGTTACAGATTATTGTCTGCAACACATATCATTGAGAATCGAACTCTAACTCCCTTCACACCAGCCCTCAGTTAACGAGTGGGATTCGAACCCTACCTTCTGGTATAATAAAGGATTTCTCCTATACTATTAAATTAATTTATCTATAATCAGGTATCCTCTCATGTAATACATTTACGTCCTTACTCTCACCAATCTTCTTTTTATCAAGGAAGAGCTTATATTTACCTTCTACTCTAGTAATAATATAAAGATCATTAAGACATTTATATTGCTCAACTATAATTCCACCTTGATACTCTTTCTGCTCTAAAAAATCTGTCATACCTATCTCCTATTTTTAGTATATACCTTTCTGTTGTATTTGTCAATTATTTATTTTAATATTATTTAATAATTTTATTTCTTAGATGATAATAAAAACTGCAATAGATAAAACAACCTGTGTCTTCTTTACTAATAAATATAAATGGTACATCATATTTATTATAAAACGAATGAAGAGTTCCGATAGCTGATTTAGAATTATATTTACTTGTATATTTACCATTCCTAATATCATTATAACTTCCATCTTCAATAAGTAAAATCATCTTTCCTTTATGTCTCAAAAATTCATCTTCTATTCTGTCTCTATCATTAGCAAAATTACCTATGATTTCATCAATATCTGCTTTACGTTCAATACAAATACTATCAGTAAAATATGTGTCTCTTATGAATCCATACTCTTCATTCTTAGGTAAATAAAAACTATAATCTCCATTTGGTATTTTTGCCTTTTTATATTGAACTTTGTTTTCATCAAACCATTTAAGAATATGATCATTCTTACCTTCACGCTCTCTGGTATCAACTAAAATCACTATACTTTTTAAAATATTTTTTAATTCTGATTCGGTGTACTTGAAATTTTCAATCATTATTTACCTCGCTAATAAATTTATATGTTATATTTTGATATCTTGGCATCCAAAATTCCTCAGTTCCTTCAACTTCCTTATATATCTTCTTCCCCGTTTCTGGATTAATTTCGCCTGTTGTTACTTTTTGAGGTTTCACATCAAAACTCTTTACATAGAGAAAATCACCTTGAACAAACTGATTTTTTTCATATTGATTAGTCCACATTTTAATTTCAATAATTTCTCCATCTCGAATTCTATAAATATTAGCTTTCACAATAGATTTCATTACTTCTAGATCAGATACATAATATATATCTTGAGAATATTTTTCATTGGTATAAGTAATAATACCTAAAATTTCTTTTTGATTATCAAAGATTTCTTTTAGTGTTAATGGTATATTTTTTATATTGCTAATAATATCATTAAGTAATTCTTCCGTTCTTAATTTTGTAATTTTTTTTGCCGTTTCATTTCCATATTGAAGAACATACTCTAATGTTAATCCATATTCTTCAATCTTAATTTTAGATATTTCTTTTACTTCTTTAAATCTTTCTGTCCATTTTATTACTTCTAATAAATATTTTACTTCTCCAAACTGTTTAAAATAATTTAGACGAACTAATTTATCTATCACAGTTTTATTAATTTTTGTGCCTTTTAATGCTTCTAAAATATCCGAAAAATTATTATATTCATTTTTTCCTAATTCATATAATGTTTGTGAAACACTTTCCCCAAATCCTTTTATACTTGACATATTAGGATAAATGATTTTATTTTGTTCATTAACATTAACTCTTCTATTATCTTTACCAAATTCATAATCACCTAATTTGTATTCATAAAAAATTAAAGCTTCTTTTATAAGTGCATCAATTTTTTTCTTATTCTCTTTATTTTGATAATGATTTATTGCTACTTCATAAAATTTTGCTGTATGATGTGCTTTAAACCAGGCCTGATAAGCACTATCCCCTCCCATTGACAGAGCATGAGGAGCATTAAAAGCGTATCTTGCAGAATCTTCAATTACATTCCATATATTTTCAAAATTATCCAAGTTTTTAAATATTTTAATCCAGTTTTCTTTTAAAGTATTTTTTAAATTTTCTAATTTTTCTCCTTTTAATTTCTTCTTAGAAATAGCTTTAATTACTCCATAGGCATCTCCCATAGGTACACCAAGAAATGATAATAACTTCATTATAGATTCTTGATATAACATAAAATGATAACTATCTGAAAGTAAATCATCAATAATAGATTCTCCTGTAGTATAATTTTCTCTTGCCAAAAATGTTCCAAGAAGAGATTTAAAACCTGGTCTAATCCCTGCTATAAATGCACTAGATTCTGCAAGGTTAATAGCTTTATATTGTTTCATCTTTTTAGTAGTAGCTTCTTTTTCAAGTTGATTTACACAACAAGTAATACCTTTGGCATATATGTCCCATGTTGCTTTATCATCTTTTATCATTGCTCTTAATTCATCAAAACTAGGTACATTTTGTCCAATACTTTGAAAAAATTCATATGTCAAATGAACACTATCTACTATAAGATAATCATTTTTAACATATCCAAATTCGTCAAGATAATTACCTTCTATGCACGCACAAAGAGTGCGTTTTCCTGTAGTCTCTGATACAGCAGTTATTAATCCAATTTTACGTCTAATATCTCCTTCTAGTAATAGAAAGCCGCAAGCATGGCACTTCAAATTAATTGCAATTCCTTGATATTCCAAGCTTCCTTTATATATTTCCAAATATTCTTCAGGAATAAAATCTTCAATATGAATAAATTCCTTATCTTCTTCTTCAGCATATTTTAATTTATCATTATATTTATCAATGAATTTAGATATCTCATTTGCAACTTCAGGTTTAACATCATTTGCTCCTGCGTATAATTGCCATGCTGCTTTTTCTTTCAATTTTTCTATAGCCATAAGGGGATAACAACTATGTTCTCCAATTAATTCTCTTGTGGCTTCTACAAAAGGCTCTTGTATTGCAACATTAAAATCTATATCGGGCATTTGTCCACTTAATACTCTATCTTTAGTCAAAAAACGTTCAGGATATATTGGAATTTCACAATTAAACCTATCTATAGTGGTAAATCCTAAAAGTTTATTTACTATAAATGATGCAGAACTCCCTCTTGATGTTGTTGTAAGTATCCCGCCTTTTTCATTTACAGCTTTATGAATGATATGATAATTAGTTAATGGATAATCTACTACACCACTATCTACGTATTCTCCTACTTCATATCTAATACCTTTAACCTTTTCAGGTGTTTTCAGTGTTTCATGTTTATAATTTTCATTTATAATTTTTTTGAATATTTTAGTTCTTTCTTCATATGTATTATTCGGATAAACGCAAGGTATCTTAAAACTACGATCAAAAACTATTTCTTCACATTCATTGACAAATACATTTGTATTCATCATAGCTGTAAGAATTTCTTTATCATTTAAAACACCTTGCTTTTTAAATCGTGCAAATATTTCTTTACTATTAGGATAATCAAGATACCAACCTTTTTCATCTTCATATACAATACCTTTATACTTTAATATCTGGTCACGTTTATTAGAATTTTCTTGTTTAACATAATGGCTATCTAATCCACAAATGATTTGTATTCCATATTTTCGAGACATTTCTAAGATTCTTTGATTTAAAATCTTTTGGCTGGGAGTATCATGATTCTGGACTTCTAAAAAAAAGTTATTTCCAAAATATTGATAAATCTTTAACCAAATATCTTCTGCATCTTCATATTTCCACCCCGCTATACAACTAGAAGTCACTATCATATTATCTTTCGGAATGTTAAATAATAATTCTAAATCAATTCTAGGCTTATAATAGTATCCATCTTCATTAGCTATTGAAAGAGCAAAATTCAAGTCCTCTCTACCCTCTGAATTCTTTGAAATAAGACATATATGACAATTGGTTCTGTCTTTTATTGTTTTAATTTCTCCTGTTTTATCTTTCTTAAATTCTCCAGTTTCTTTATCAATTTCTGGATATTCTTTTAATCTATCTTTTACCCAATACGCTTCAGCAGAATGTCTATATTTCAATTTATTTTTCTCTGCAGTTTTATAGACTTCAAATTGATTTCCTTGATTACCATGATCACCACTGAATAAACATTTACTTTTATATTCTAATGTTTTTTCTGCATAGTTTTCAATAGATTCTGCACAATCAGCAGTAGAAGCATTTGAAAAATCTTTATGATTGTGATAATTTTCAACATAAAGATTTTCTAAATAATCTTCTACAGTATATGGAAATTTAAATGTAAGATTAGGTATTATGCTTTGAATTATTTCTTTCATGTATTCTCCTTATATTTATATTAGTAAATATTAATATCTCTTACCATTACTTGTTTTGTTTTTATAGTTTCTTTAGTTCCAAAATTATACCACGAATTAACACTTATACTTCCTAATATATCTATACATATAGCTTCTTCTACTTCTTGAATTTCTTTTGGAGTTACATTGAATTTAACACATTCCAAATCTTCAGCATTAAATTTTAAATGTACGTCTTTCATAGTTTTTACATTACCTACAGGCAAGTCTTCAATAATAAATAAAGGTTCTTTAAATCCTTCTCCAGTAATAAAAGACAATCTTTGCATTTCATAAGCTAAATCCCATGTAATGTCTTTGGCATTAATAATAAAATCTGCTTCTATCTTATATTCTTGTTTTAAATTTTCAAGTTCATTATCAACTGTTTCTAATATCTTTTTGAAATTTACCGGAAGAAATTCTACTCCAAACGCCCCACTATGTCCTCCTACGCTCTCAAATAAATCTGTTTTTAATAATACTTCTTTAAAGTCAAATTCATTGCCGTACCCCCTTCCACTACCAGTAAACAAGTCTGTATTAGCATCTAAACTTACAACTAATGTTGATTTTTGATATTTTTGCGCTATGCTATTTGCTATTAAACCGTTTAAAGTTTTATTAGTTTTTAATTCAGTTACGTCTACAACAATTATTTTATGTGTTAAATCAACAAATGAATCTATTTTATCAACAATGTCACTCTGCAAAGTTTTTCTTTCATCATTTTTATTTCCACATGATTTAATTAAATCTTTTAATTCTTTTTCATCATCTGTTATAAGAATTTCTATAATATTTTCAATTTTACCTAATCTAATTATTGCGTTAATAAAAGGAACTAAATAAAATCCTATTGTGGCAGCATTAGGTTTATAATCTTTTTTTAAATATTTTAATATTGCCATTAAATTTTTATCACAATTATTATGTATTTTAAGTAAACCTTTTTGAATCAAAAATCTTGTTTCAGGGTTTATTACATTCATCATATCTCCAATTAGTCCTGTAGCACATAAATCTATATAATTCTCGGCAAAATCAGTGAGCATAATTTCATCTATTGCTCTACATGTTTGATATGCTATCCCTGCCCCACTTAAAAATTTATTGGAATAATCATTACATTGTGGATTCACTATAATTGCATAATTATTTTTTCTTTCAATTTCGTGATGATCAAGTATCACTATATCCATAAACTCACTTAATTCTTTACATTCTTTAGCTGAACTACTACTGCTATCTACAATTATAAGTAAATCTAAATTTCTAGGAACGTTATTAACAATAACCCCATGATTCTCTTTCCTTTGATGATATAATATTATAGGTTCAATTCTGAAATTTTTTAAATATTTATACAGAATAGAAGCTGAAGTTACCCCATCAGTATCTATATCAGCATAAATACCAATTTTCAGATTGTTTTCAAAAGCATAAATTATTTTATCTGTAGCTTCTTTCATATCAGATAAATTCCAAGGACTATTAACATCATCTTCTCTAGGATGTAAAAATTTCTCTCTATCTATAATCCCTCTTATTTTTAATATTTTATCAGTCATTGAATCAGTATCATTATAATTTTCTTTTGGCTCTAAAAGTTTCCAAATATTTTTCAAAGTTTATACCATCCATTCCACAAAATTATTTTTTAATTCTAAAAACTTCTTTTTTCCAAAATCTGAAGGTGAACATTTCGAATTTTTGGGCATAATTTTATTTTCTTTATCAAATATATAACCTAATTTTATGTCTACAAATTTTGACATAGTTTTTATTTTATTAATTTGATTAATAATTATTTTTTCTTCTAATCCTTCATCTAAACAAAGTATTATTTTTTTTGGATTAAGCCATATTAAATGTTTAATTTGCGGTACATGAATTGTATTGCCTCCTAATGAAACCGCAGTATTTATTCCCATAGTGTCCAATTGCATAGTAAATTTTTCTGATTCCCCAATATATATTTCTTCACATTCTTGTAAATATAAATAATTTTCAACATAACCATATAAAGTTTGAGATTTTGGATGTGGTATTACGGGCATCCATTTTGAAACTTCATCAGATTCATAGTCTCCCAAATATCTACCTGTAATGCCGACTATATTTCCTTCAAAATCATACCAAATACAAGTGATTCTTTGAGAAATGACATCTACTCCTATCTTAAATTTTTTCTGTGTTTCGAGACTAATTCCATCTCTTAAAAATAATAAATTTGGACTTATAATATAATTATTTAATATGTCATTATTATATATTTTCATGTCTATTATATTATTAGTTTTTCTCTTGATCCTTTCATAAAAACCATCAAAAATAGAATTTCTTTTTACATATGAATATTGGTAAATATTTAATTCATTTTTAATAATATCTAAAACATTTTTATATGATACATTTTTAGATTTCATTATAAAAGATATTAAATTCCCATGAATATCTCTGCCAAAATCAACAGCGTTAAGATAGTCATTAAGTTGAATTCTTATAGAAGTAGAATTACTATTTACATTTATACCACACCGAATTTCCTTTGCTCTGATATCAATATTACAAAATCCAAACTTTTCTAATATATTTTTTATGTGTTCTGGATTATCTAATAACTGTTTATTAATATCAGATATCATTACAAAATTCCTTTCTTTATGTAATCATTCCATGTCTAGGTCTACACATACTACTTTCAGAAAATAATCCATGTGCTCCATCAAATTTCAATAGATACGCCACTCCATTATCCGAACTATTTTCTCCTGATCTTGCTTTATCAACAAATAAAATTCTCCATACTGCATTTACATCTGGATTATATTCTTCTTCGCACCATTTACCAGCAATATTCTTTCTTCTAAATGGTCTAAGATAAAATTTCTTATTATCTTTATCTAATTCTTCAGGATATACAGTTCTCATTAAAAACAAATTTTCTAATACTTCTTTAATTTGTTTTGACATTGATAATACAGAAGCATCTAAAAATAATTTACCTAAAGTATTTATTGCTAATTGAAGAGAGCAGAGCATTATTATATTATATTTTTTTGCCATTTTATCAAGTTCTCTGCTATCTTTAATTAAAGATATAAAATGCTGTTCATTATTATTATCTGCAAAATCTAACTTTAAAGTATCATATAAAACTGTATCATATCCATGTTTTAACACATTTTCTCTTACTTTTTTCCTTACCAAGGATATATCTGCATCTGGTATTCCAATAAATTTTACTTTCCCTTTATAGTTTTTGTTCCAATATTCTTGTGCTTTTTTTAGATACTTTTTATCTTCTTCATTTATATCTCCACTTAACATTTTCTTTTTCGTTAAATTAAAATATCTAAAATGTTTTGATAAAATCCAAATAATAAATGATATTTTAAAAACTTTTATTTTTTGTTCATTCGATATTATTAATGGTTTTCTTCCTCTATATAATAATCCCATTAATACAGTAACCCATAAGGTACTTTTTCCTACCGAGGAATAAGCTCCTAAAATGGATGTTGTGCCATCCATTAAGCCATTTAATTGTCTTGATAAAAATGGAAAACAATTCATTTCTTCTCCATTAATATCTTCTCCTGCTATATCAAAAGGAACACCATTTTCTAATCCTTCAATACAATTATTTATGAATTCATCATCAAATTCAATTTCTCCTTCTTCTAATATTTTACTTGAATATCCTGTTCCTAAACTACTTATTTTACTTTCATACCAATCAATAACACTTTCACTATCCATCTTTCTAAATAATTCTAATGGAATTATGGTCTTTCCATTTTCATCAATTGGTTTTAGTAAATTAAACCCATTATTATATAAATTTAAAATAATATTTTCTCGATATAAAATGTCCAAATATGTATCCCAATTTTTTTCATTGATAATATCAATTAAATTTTGTACGGCATTCCATCCACCTCGTTCTTGAAAACCTATTTCAACTGTTTCTGAAATACTAGACAATACGGTTATCTCATCTAAAGAACTAAAACCTTTTTCTCTTAATTGTTTTGCTAAACTATAATAAAAAATACCATCTTCAGTAATAAAATCTTTTGATTCAAGATTTGCTTCATCTATCAAAAGAATATCTTTCCATATACAAGAAATAACATTACCTTCAAAAGTCTTTCTTCCATGTAAAAGTTCTTCAGGATATTTTTCACAACCACTAAGAAAACCCTTCAATGCAATATCACTCCATTTCTTTTATATAATCTTCAATTGATTTTCTGCGTGGTTTTATTGAATATTTGTTTTCAATTATTTCTGAATCAGATATTTTAACAATTTCTCTTTTAGGAATAATATAATCTTTTAAATTATTTTTTATAATTGTTGTAAAATATTTAATTTTTCCATATTCATTATTGAAATTTTTATTCATAAACTTGTTAAGATTATCTAAATTTTCTTTTATATAAGAATAAATTTTTGTATATGAATATACTTTTGATATTTCATTAATTTCTTTAAATAAAATAGTATTAATTACAACATATCCAAAAATATCATTTATTATATTATAAGTATTAATTCGATTTTCTTTTTCTTCTTTGATTTTTAAATATTCATATTCATTGCAATAGTATTCATTTTTATTATTAACAACAACCTTATATGCTGCATCTCTTTCAATTTTATTATTATGACATTTACATTTAACTAACACATCAATCACCTCTTATAGATAAGAAGGGGTTAAAATAAACCCCTTCTATTATATTGATTATCTACTTATGCAAATAATTGTAGGATTTCTTCAAATGCTTTCGTAGGAAGTGCAGGGTCTAGTTTAGTGGATTTGTAATTCCCAAGTATTTGTTTTACATTTGTTTTTTGTTCGGCAGTAGCAAGTTTATATTTTGCTGTGATTTTAGAAATCAACTCTTTATTTTTTTCTATATCAGAAATTTCTTCAATCTGATTTTCTTCTGTTTCTATTGTTTCTTCAACTAAATTTTGTGCATCTATTTTATCTTTCTTTTGAATTTCTTTAAAATCTTCAACTGAAACTACATCGGATTTTGATAATCTCATTCCTTCTTCAAGAACAGCAATAAAATCTTTTGCCATATTAGGTTTATCAAATATTATATATTCTGGCACAGAACCGTCTTTAAATCTGCATCCTGCATCAATGAAAGTATTGCCCCTAAGATAGAGTTTTCTTATCTGATCCGTAGCATGTCTTATTTTCTTTTCTTTTTCATCTGGCATTATAACAGTTTCTTCTTCTAAAGCTCTGTCTACATATCCTGTAAGAACACAATCAAATATATCTCCAAAAATACCTTCATAACTTGAATTCAATGTTGATGATAAACTCATATATCCGTCATCAATATCACCTTTTTGTTTTACATTCTTAAATTTCGTATGAGCTATTCCCCATACCCCTATACCAGCTTTCTTTAAATCAAGAAAATAATCTTTTGTCATTTTGACTACTATCTCAACTCCAGCATTATAACCACCATAAGCTCCCTTAACGCTTTTACATGGTTTTTTTGTATCAATAACCGACAATCTGACAACTTCTTGTTCCACAATAGGTAATAATTCATCGACAACATCAAATGCTATCATTTCTATATTATGTTCTATTCCCTTTTTTTCTATCAGCCATTCTTTTAATTCGACTAATTCTTGCCATGTCTCAACATGAGTATGATTTAAATTATCAAGCAAGGTATATCCCATTTCTGCTCCTATACCAACAAGTAAACCTCTTTGAGCATCACCATATTTTTCAAGTATAACATCTCGAAACAAGGTACTTTTACCAAACTTTTTCTGTGTTCTAATATATATAGTAAGATTTTTAATATCTGAAATAATTTTACTAACTGATGGTTTTTTAAAACTCATATCTTTCTCCTTTATACTTATTTTAATATTTTATAGGGGAATTTCACCCCTAATTTTTATATATCAATATCTTGAAAAATATCTTCTTCATCTAACTCATTAGGTTTGTTTTCTTTTTCAAGAATTTCAATTGGTTGAATTACAAAATCATTATCAATATACACAGTATTTTTTCTTCCCTTTGAATATCCTCTAGCAACATTGATAATAATTAATTCTTGAATTTTTTCTCCGTAAATATCTTTACCAAGTTCTTTACGAATATCATCCATTGTAATTGCACCCAATTCAAGTAATTCCTTTTGAATATCATTTAGCATATCATCTGTAATATCTGTTTTTTGTGCCCCATCCAGCATTTTTACTTTAATTCCTAGTTCATACCAAACCTTATCTTTAACTGTAAATTGCTTAACAAACATATTGTTTAGTTTTTTATTTGTTTCATTTTCTTCATCTTTACTGGTATCAACAACTACTTGAATTGGACATGGAATATCCATTTTTCTATTATTGTCATAATCTCTAACATATCCGTTAATATAATACTTTTTCTTGTCTTTTAGACTATTGTTATCTAAACTATCTTTATTAAAAAATATTGTTAACTGTCCAATTGAAGAAGGTTGAGCATCCTTTTCAGCAAGATAAACTCTGTTAGGTACTAATTTTCTATAGAATTTACCGTTATATTCTGAATTAACAATATTCCCATTGACTCTAAATAGTCTTCCGTCTACTTTTCCAGAAGTTATTACCTTATGTAAATATTCCGTAAAATCTGATTCTGCAATAAATTCTTTACGTTTCTTTTTACTATCTTCAAAAGCTTTTTCTATATCATCTACCCCTAATTCAAGTAATTCATCTTCTGTTAGAGTACCTTCCTTTTTCTTTTCAACAGCTTTTTCAAGCTTAAACCTTCTACCATATTCCTCTAGGTCTACTACAAACTTCTTAAATTCTGCTACATTTTCTATTAGTTCAGGCTTTGTTCTATCCTTCCAAGCTATTTCAAGCTTTTCACCTTTTACTTGATTTCCATTATCATCTTTACCTGCTTTTGAAAAAGTAAATATCTTACCATTTCCATCAGCAAAATATCCTCCTTTGGATTCAAGCATATGACGATTGTCTCCTGCAATAACATTAAAGAGAAATCTATTTGTTGTCCAACCCTTTGCTGAAGTGGTAACTTCATATGGTTTAAATTTTTCTGATTCTTTACCAACAAAAAACTTTCCAATTAGTTCAAATGTATTTGACATATATAATTATCAAACCTCCATTTTTATTATTTTAATATTGTTATGAAAGATACATTTTATCACAACTTTATATCTATATATAGTATGATTTACTATTATAAATACAATATATAGTATATACTTTACAATGATTTTACTACATTAAACATATCAACTACGTTATCCATTAGTTTAAATCTTTTTGGTGATGTTGAACTTAATGCAAATTCTTCTTCAACCATATCTATATACATAGTAAACTGTCCATCATCACCCATATAGAATTCATTCCAATCCTTGTCTGTAAAAATTCTTCTAAGATCAAGTTGTTTTATTGCTAAATTATCAAAACTAACAACCTTAAATCCGTTTATAATCTCACAAATATTATCATAAATAACTTTCTTTTTATCTTCTACTTCCTGATTATAATAATCAATGCCTCTACGAATATTCTTATATCCAAGAATTAAGAGTTTCAAATTTTTATTATACATTTTTATAAGGTCTTTATAACTTACTACACCATTGATTACATGAAGCACAGCATTAGGATAGTCTTTTAACATCTCTACAAAAGTTTCATCATAATGTGTAAATGATAGCCCTAACCCCTTAATTAAATCTTTAGAATATATCATATCAATTAACTGTTTATATTTAATAAAATGATACTGGTTAACAGTTATATTAGCAATTATATTTCTACTTTTCAACAACTTTAAAAACTCAATTAATTGTGGATGAACTAGAGGATTACCACCACCAATAGCCAATTCTGTATAAGGTATTAAAGTCTCAATAAACTGATTATTTAATAACTCTCCATGTAACCCATCTATTGTAGAATTTTCATGACAATATGGGCAATTCATATCACATTGATTAGTTATTTTAATATCCATACATTCAGGAAATTCAGAAATAAACACTGTATCTTCAGGAACTAAGGTTTCTCTTACCTTAGTTCCATCGGAATAAATACTAACATTATAATTACCGTTTATGTATTTACCTAATAATTTAGTCATTTTAACTCCTCAACCATCATATCCGTATTTTCCAAACGCAACTATTGTTTCTCCACTTTTAGTTGTATACGTGCTTTCAAATGACTCCAAATCACCATCAAAATAATTTTCTGAAGTATATAAATCTTCTTCTCTCAGTGCTTCATTGACCTCATCTTCATTATTATAATCTAAATCTTTATAATACTCACTATCCTTCAACTTTTGAATAGCTTCTTCTCTAGAAATGAATTTCTTTTCTGCTCTCCAATTTCTGTCAAGAAAAACTTCACCCTTTTCCCACTTGTCATAATCTTCCTTTGAACACATTGTAATGCTATGTGTTGAACTACTATTAGTTTCAAATACCCCTCTACGTATTGTTCTCATTTACTTATCCTCCTTAATGATTATCATTATCTATAATAACGGTTACACCGTCATTAAATACAAAATTTAAAATATCAGTATTATAATCTTTTAGAAAATCATCAATATTTGAATAATCTTCACAAGATTGATGATCTATATAACCATCAAAATCTAAATAATAATAACTACCATCATAACTTTTTTTCATCTGTATTTGGCTATCAAAGCATACACCATCACAATTGCACTTATCAGCAATAGCCTTATTAATTTCTTTAAATCCATTTGTTTCGTAAATTTTATCAACAGAAGTTACTTTTCTTCCTTCTGTTTCTATTAGCATAGTACAAAGATAAGATAATCTTTCAGATTGGCTTGTTAAAGTATCAATTCCCCATCCATATTCTCCAAACAAAACATGAATCTTACTATCATCTGGGTTGACAGTTAAATAAGAATTTTTAATATCTCCCCTTCTAATAGATACACTATGGGAACTACTTGAATTTGTTTCAAATACACCTCTTCTAATTACTTTCGACATAATTTATCCTTTCTTTATTTTATTAATATTTACACCAAAACAGAATTTCATTAACTTTTTGTTTCCATTGATTTCCCGCATTGTTCACACAAATTATATTTAAATGAACAAGTTGGACATATAACATGTGTAGGGGTATGGGGTGATACAACTCTTATACCACAAATTTTACACGTACCTTCTGTGATTGCTTGATAATACTCTGAATTTTCACATTCCTTACAATAACAATAATTCATATTATTTATCCTTTCTTTTAAAATATTTGAAGCAAATCAAACTTTTCTACACTTTTTACTAAACCAACTATCAATTACTGTATAAGCGTAAACTCCTATAAAAAGTATACTTACTAACCCGGTAATAATAAACAATCCATAACCGATTATATTTAAAATAATAACCCCAATTGGTATTGTTGAAAGTAGACTAATTCCACAAACAATTCCTACTACAATAGCTACCAATCCTATTAAAATACCTACTATCAAAAGTATAGTTAATATAACAGTTAAGATGCCTTTCAAAATTTTCGTAAACATATGTAATATCCTTTCTTTATTTTAATATTTAACAAAAGGAAAGTTTCATTAACATTTTACTTGGCTTTTTTATCTGCTTCGTGCAAAATCATTAGTCTATCATAAAACTCTTGACCAACTAAATTAATAAACTTTTGCTTTGCTTTTTCAGTGTTAATAAAGAATGGTTGCATGTGATATCTTATTAATTGACATATATCAAGTATAGAGTCACATTCTATACCCCTCAGATAGAACAAAGCGTCATAAGCTGAAATATTCTCATGGTGATAATAATGAGCAATATCGGTTACTTCACCCTTATAATTTTTAAATTGCTTAGTAAATTCCTTACCTATATCATGAAGCATAGCTGCCTTTAATATATTTTCATCCAAAGGAATATGATTTTGAATGCTATCACTACATACCCAGGTAGCACATGACTTACAATGTATCCCTATTGGGAATGTATGATTAGGATTATCCTGATCTATTTTATCAAGTCTGGCAAATAATTCATTCCAATTACCATTAGTATTATCAGTATAATGTATTTGAATCTCATCCCAACCTTCAAAGTAAGCAGGAATATCAAAGTTTAAATACATTTTCTTTATAATATGTTCTGGAACAAATCTGCCTCTATTTTCATTTTGTTCAAGGCATTTGTCATAAGGCGTAGCTTTTAAGCAACAGATTTTATATGTATTAAACTTTTTGATTTCCTCTAAAAATGCCTTACGTCTTTTATATGATATATTTGTAGCATCATATATAACATTTTTACCTTCTGATAAATCCTGCTTAATTCTTTTATGTAATTCCGTAAATAACTCATTATTTCTATTTTGTATATCTTCATTTTCAAACAGTTCACCTCTTAAATTGTCTGAAGCATATACGATAGCATTTTCTTTTATGGATAATTCTTTTGCATAGGTAGACTTACCGCTTCCTGGCAAGCCTACCATCATATAAAGTTTATTCATATTTAACCTCATTTAATTCATTTTTAAAGTTAAACTTCATAATATCAACTAATACCTCATTTAATATTTCTTCAACTTTTTTATCCACTACAACAGGATTATTATTCATATAATCAGTTTTAATCTGATAAGTTTCATCACATAATGTCTTTGCTATTATTCTTGCTTCTTCTAAAGTATGAACACCCCTTTTAACATCAATTAAATATTCCTTGTTTTTTGATATTAAACAATCGTCATACTTTTCTCCTACTATATACCTTTTAATAAATTCATTAAGTCTAATAATATGATGCAATTGCTTTGGATCATACCCAAACTTTTCAATCTTATCAACGATTGTAGGATATAGATGTTCAAGGGCTTTATACTTTTCCATACTAGTACCACTAATACAATTTAGTGAAGCATAATTATTGTAATGAGCAATTTTTTCATTATTATCAATAAGTCTCTGAACAAATTTCTCATATTTAGGGTTAATGATTTTATATCTTGTAAAGAGAATTTCTACAAAATTAATATTCTGCTTTTTAAAACAATCAAACATTAATCTTATATCTTTAAGATCACAATGTTCGTTATTTTCAAGAACATGAGTAGTGCTTATTGGAGACTTATTTAATACAAAATCATCAAATCTAGGTAGTAAAATAGCCTTTGAATCTATATCACTATTCTCATAAGCCAAACCATAGTTCTGAGAACCTTGAAGGAATACCCCTACAATTTCATAACCCATTTTTTCTACTTCATTATAATGTTGTTGTAACCTATTTATTATTTTACTATTCATTAACAGCACCTTCAATTGAATTTTCTTCTTCCATATCTAAAACATCACTTTCTTTAACTATACCTTCAAGAACCTTAAACGAAAAGTTCTTATGTTTATATGCTGTAAACTTTTCTTTATTGTCTATTCTTACAACCACCCCTTCTCTAACGTGAGTCTTTCCAACAGGATCAGCACCATCCACATATGTATTAATTCTATTCATAAGATCATCCTGTGTTGTAAATATAAACTTATCAAACTCAAGACAATGTTTTAATCCCATCTGTTCACAACGAAGTTTAACTAAATGCCAGGGATATTCAATGACATCTCCATTTTCATTTGTCATAGTCATTCTATAAACATAAATATCATTTTGACCTACTCCACACCCATATGTAAATCTAGTTGTATCACCATATTGTTTGATAAATTCTTTATCATTCGTTTTCTTATTACTACATTCCGGCATTATTGTGTGACTGTCATGGTCATAACCTACTACTTCATAAAATATTTCTTCTCCCTTACGAAGTTTACCTACAAAGAAATCATGCCATTGCTTTCTAAAATCATCACTACCATAATAACCATTATCATAATTCTTTAAAGTAACCCTTCTAGTTCCTGATATATAATCCCAAGTTTTCTTAATAGGTAATTCAATTTTAAAAAAGCTTAATATTTTATGTATCCAATACGGCACAATTGTTTTTGTTTCTTTCATAGTATAAGCTGTTCGTTGAGATGTTCCATGCATTTTTAGAGTTATATAGCAAGTATCCCCTTCTTTGAATTGATGCATATTATAGGCAAGTTGAGCCGTATCAATATGTTCATCAAAAAAAGGAAACGAGTCTTTCTCAATAATCTTATTTTTATGCTTTTTACCTGATAAATTTTGATTATTACTTTTATTTCTTTTTGGTATATATTTTTCACAAATTACTATACCATTAAGAGTAGTAATAACATCTCCTTCATGTAAATCTTCTATATTACAAAACTTCTCAAGACTTTTCAAAGGCATAAAAAGTCCATCTGATTTTTCTCCTCTAAGTTTTAAAGTTGAAACATGCCTTTTATCAGGTTCGAGATACCCTCCAATATTATTTCCAGCTTCATCTTTTTTACGAAGAAGATTGTTTGCTTCGCAATATTCCATCCCTAAACGACCATCTGTAGGAAAATAACAGCCTAATTCATTATCTTGTGTTTTTAAATCTACAATTACATAATTCCCAAAACAAGTTCCTACTTGAAGCCTATCAGCATTGGTATGTTTTCTTAAATCTTTAATTCTAGTTATGTATGCATTGTAACTCAATTAACTTCTCTCCTTTTATGATAACATTTATTTTGCTATTATGTCAATAGTTATTTTTCAATATGTTAAATTAAATTTTAAATATTATCTCCTTTTGCTTCATTACAAATAGAACACATAGTTTGATAGTTAGAAATTTCGTTTTGACCTCCTTTACTTTTAGGAATAATGTGATCTTTTGTTAATAAAATTTCTTCACCTTTTTCATTAATTCCATATAAATTGAAATGCCATCTTAATGATTTCCAATCACGTTCTTTTGCAAAATATTTCCCTTGTAATCCACAACAAACACATTTTGTTCCGCTTTTTATAAATGTTTTATATCTATCACTTGCCATATGAATCTTGTCACCATCAAATTCTACCAAATCTTCATTATCTTTTTTACCATCAACAATAGCTTTATTCAATACAACTTCAATAGGGTAAATATCTTTTCTAATATAATTTTGATGAGCTTTTCCGAAACTTGGATTAGTTATAAATTTTTCACACCATGTACTAAGAGTATCTTGAAAATCATTAATATTATCTATATAAACATTATCCGTATAATTTATAAAACATAACTGTAAGCAAGGTCTATCATCATCATTATTAATAATTGTAATACTTAATACAATCTTTTCTTTAGCTTTTAAATGATATTGATTTTTCGATGGCCTAGACATACATGCACCAAATCTATTATCATTTAATTTCCACACAATTGATTTGAGACATTCTTTTGCTCCAGGTATTATTTTATTAATTGGATTCCAATTTGGATTATTTGTAAATTTAATGTTTTTCATAGATATTCTCCTATTCTATTTGGTTGAGATGAAATCAGATATCTGTGTTAACTTAACGTCACTGGTGTTTTACCTTCATCTACTTCTCTTATTCCTTTAAGTTTTCCAAGATTATAAGCTAATGTAATCATTCTCATAATCCTTAAACTCTTTGTTTGATGTGACAATTTGTCAAGATAAGGATTTGCTAATTCTTCATCAGTAAACTTCCAATGGTCTTGTTTAATCCAATTAAGTGTTCTTTCATAATGTTTTTTTAGTTTTTCATCATTCCATTTATACATATTTACTCCATGTTGATTATATGGGTTAATATTTTACTATTAACCCATGTTTATTTTATTTATTATAATACTGCTCCGTCATCAACTAATGAATTCATCAATGCTACATTATTTTCATCGTCTTGTAAATACATTTCTATTGCAGATTTAACATCGCTAAGAGAAATAGGAGCATAGGCCTCTACAGTAATTGTTTTTGATTTTTCAGTTAGACTATTGTAAAGTAATACTACAACCTTTTCTTCATTAATAGAAGAAATTTTGAATTTCAATTCTGACCTTAAATCAACCGATTCAATGACCTTATATTTGTTTACATATACTATATCATTCTTTACATTAGTTACGTTTTCTTCATTAACCAAAACTTTGAATATTTTGTCTTTTATAGTAAGTAGATCTTCTTTAATTGAAGTATTTTTACTTATTTTTGTTACTGGATTATAATAAATGTTACTGTATGTAATAGTACCACTTGTAATCATACCAGCATAAATTTTACCATAATTATTTTCCTTTAAATCATCATATGCTCTTTTTTCTGTATATGCTTCTGTCTTTTCACCATGAAATATAGAACCTATTTCATGATCTTTATCATCTACATCTACAACAACATACATTTCAAAATTACCATGTTCGTCAACTTCGATTTCATTTTCCTTTAAATACTCGTATAACTTTTCTTCCACACTCTTTTCCTCCTTTAAATTAGTGGTGCTATTTTGTTCAGTTTTATTCCAATATTTTATTACTTCATTCCAATATGCACCCACAAAATCAGAATTACTATGATATAATGCTTTTTTTAACACTCTAAATCCTCCTTATTTTAATTTTTAATGAAATAATTCTTTTATATTAACTTCTCACTATATTATTTCTAATAGTTTCCTTACATTTATTACATATGCTTATATGTTTACCTGTTTCAATTTCTTCAAGCACATTTAAACTTGAATTCATACTATCACACCATTGACATTTTAATGTCTTTGGAATACATTCTTTTGTGCAACCAGTTCTTTCTCTACAACTTCGATTATCAAACATTGATCTTCCAGGTGGAGTACAGGCGATAGTCGTATCCCATCCTAATGATTTATAAGTCATTTTCTTCTCCTTTTCAAATCGTTACAGAAGTAACATTTTGAACACATTTATATTATTAATCTTCTTCATATTCTTCTAATTTGCTTGTTGACCAAGAATATGAAACATTAGTTACGCAATTAAACTTTTTACCACAATCTGGGCATTCCTTTTCTTCTTCCATGTCTTCATAAGTATAATCATCGTCACCATGTTCAAACTCATAATCACAATAGGGGCATACAATTTTATCACAATTTATATGTTCATTTTCCCATTCTTGTCTTTTATCTTGCTTTTCTGAACCTTCTCTTGATATCCCTGTAAATAAACCAACACTTAAACCATTACTATGTTTATCCCAAGAAGTATCTTTTTCTTCACTAATCCAATGAACTTCTTCATGTTTATCAATAATTTTTTTCAATTCATAATCATAAAATTTATCGCAAAAATAAGGACATTCTTTACTATTATGTATTAATTTACTTTCTTTTTCTCTTCCATAAATACCACACCAACGGCTAATATCACTTGTTGCATTTTCCCTAAATTTTCTTAAGCATCCCATTGTGTTACATTCCTTGCTCATTTCAACCTCCTTACAGTTTCAATGAAACCAATCTTTCAACACGATTTATTCATTATCTTCAATACCTTTATTTATTTCTGCTTCTAACCAATCTTCAGCATATGTATCCCATAAAAAATCCTGAACATTTTGAGCCATTGAACACCTATCATCTAAACATTCATCTGGATCAACAAAGGCAAATTTCTTTAGTAACTCTATAGCCTTGATTAACATATTGTGTTCACTTACAATTAGTCTAAGTTCATCTCCCATATAATGTTCTGATGCTTCAATTATTAGCTGCCCATTAACATCATAAATACAATCATCACTTACATGCCATCTTAAATTATTATTCATAATCATCCTCCTAAATTTTTACTTGACATCAAAGAATCTTTCTATTCAAACATTTTATCTGGATCAGGTGTGTATGCCTCTCTTATTTTATGCTCTGGTATCTTTTTGGTTAATTTTATCAATCTATTTGCCTGTTTATCAGTAATCTTATGTTTCTTTCTAACTGCTTCTATCCAATCAAATATATTCTGTTGCTTACCACATTCCTTCATATGCTTTAACTTATAAGAAAATAATAAATAAATATACCATTTAGGAACAACATCATCAAGGAATAAATTATATAATTTAATCCAAGGTTCGGATATAAGATACCACGTTAATTCTAACCAATCTAAAAAATTATCTTTATAATTCATAATTACCTCACTTGACTTGAAATAGATTTTCTATCAACAATTATCATTATTGATAACTTCATAAATTTGTTCACAGGCATTTGACAAACCAATTAATTCATCATTGCTTAATACAATGACAGGTAAATTGTTAACTTCTAATACTACTTGCTCATCATTAATTTGCTTTATAGATATTTCTTGATCTAGTGTCGTATATATTTTAATTGCTCTCATTTTAATACTCCTTCCTTATACATATTATTTAACCTTGATATTTTTGAAACAACTCAGCCATAGTCATATTGTTTTTCGCTGCTAAATCAACTGCTACTGCACAAATATTTCTTTCAGTAGTTACTCCTAATTCATCACAAAAATATTGAAGCAAATTTTTATAGTGTCTAGCCCAAGGATAGTCTTTATCATCTTGTCTACTATATCCATCCCAGGCATTAATGTAATGACCATTAATATTATATCTATGACATACACTACATAAATTTGATCCTGCTGACCATCTCCACCAACCCCAATCATCTTGCCAATTTTTTTCTGAAATAGCACATAGTTTATCATAGTCTTCATTCGATAATCTCCAAACTTGATAATCTTCGCAGTATTCCCAATGTTTATTTTTTATTTGATACATTTTTTGGGCATAAAGATTAAGTTCTTCAAATGCCTTATCAAGTTCTGCACCTAAAATTTCTATCATTTTATTTACCTCTTTTAATGGACACAAAATTGATATTTTGATAAACTTACCAACTTACTGAAAAATAACTTTCATTATATTGACTTCCTGAATCCACTTTATATCCTAAACTTTCTAACTTTATTTTATTAGGTTTTTCTATTGTCCCATTAAAACTAGTATAACGTTTACCTTCATCTATACATTTTTCTATTTCCTTTTCAATATCGTTCCATTGCCTACTTGCTTTTTCATATTGACCTTGTTCAACAACTTTTCTTGCTTCTTCTGCATTTCTCATAATGATCTCCTTTCTTTTTGACCAAATGAAGGTTTTATTTTAAGTAATTTTATGTGAAAACAAGTCAAATTTCCTAAGATACAAAAATGGGAAACAACACCAATAAACTGTTGCTATTTTATTTCCGTCATTATCATATGAATAATACATCCAAAATCCTAATATTGAATAAATTCTCTGCCATGTAGTTTTCTTTACAGGATAAATTTTTACCGAACTCATTTTTATTCTCCTTTCTCTTTGCTTAAAATGGATGTTTCAACACGATTTACTTAACTTATCATAAAGCCTGGGATACCAAAACATAAACCCGAATAACCATATAATATCTATTACTATTGCGTAATTGCTATGCTCAAAGAATGTAAGTGTAAAAGCAACACTACCAGCAGTTAATATAATACCAACAATCATATATAATACAAATTTAAAGGCTGACATTATTTTTCCTCCATACTCTCATTACATTTCCAACACAACATACTAATAAATCCTGCACAATCATCACATATTTCTCTACCACACTGGACACATTTACGTATTTCACTCTGATCTTCATATAAAGTACCACAGTGACATTTATAAGCTTTTATTTCTTTCATAATATGTATAACCCCTATGATTTAATCTTATCACTCTATCCTGTTTTTGTCAATATTATTTATATTAATATTATATAAACTTTTTTAAATAATATATGCTATTCTCAGTAGTAAACACAAGATTGTTTTCGTCTTCTTGAATGTCAACGACATAAGAAGTCCTTGTCATCTTATTTCCATTATCATAAAACATAATAGCCTGATAACTTTTTTGAATGAATTCTGGATAATATGTAATCTCACGCATCCACCTATGTAATGATTTAGGAGTGTTATTATCACGTTCCAAAACTTTTATTATTTTTGCTCTTTGCAATTCTGACATGTTGACCTCCTTCTTAAATCTAAAAATGTTATAATAGTTGTAATAATCCACATAACTATAAAAAATATAAATATAGTTAGTCTTAATAGAAGTGATATTGCTGATTGATTATTAATAAACAATGACCAGAATACAAAATAATTTATCAAAAATATTATTCCTGATTCAGCAATTATACCTACTATTGTAAATATTGCTTTTAATATTTTCATGTTATTATCCTTTCTTAATTAATAATTTATTAGAACCAACTATCTTTTCTTTGAAAATGTACTCCTATATGATTTTCACATTTACTACATTTATATGTACTAGAATAACTATCTGAAAAATCTATATGAGATATAGTTGTAAAATTTTCATTACCGCAAGGGCATTTATAGCCATTTTCCGACTTTACTGCATTGGTGGTAATATACCCCCATCCTTCTTTAGATTTCTCGCAATTACACTGTTCTTTTTCTTGTACTTCTTTACCACAATAATAACATTTCCATTGACTCATAATATTTATCTCCTTTTTAAATATTTGTACACTTATTTTTAATCTCTTCATAATCTTCATTTAATGTGTTTAAAATAGTTCCACACATTGGACACATTTTCTTTGTGTATTTTCTGTAAATTTTACTATTACATTTTTTACATATAATATATAGTAGCATTTCTGAACTCCTTAATAAAAGAACTATTTTGTATTAATCTTCATATTCTTCGTCATCAAGCCAATCTGCTTCATATCCATTATCTCTAAACGAATCTATTCTCCATCCAACACAAACCATTAAACCCTCATCTATTGAATGATCTTCTTGTGGTTCTTCTTCTTTCATCATTTTATAACAATCTTGTACGGCTTCTTCACATATATAATCTCTCAATACTTTACCATTAGGATACGCTACCATAAGCCAATACCCTTCAAGCTCAGAATCGACTTTCAACATAATAGAAATATCTTCTTTATCATGTTCTTCATGAAAATCGGATACTCTTTCACACCATTCATCCATAATCTGCATTACTGTAAATTTACATTTACCTTCATATTTATCTTCTCTACAAACTATTTTGTTAGCATCATCAATTATATTCATCTTTTTCTCCTTCATTTATTTTATTACTTTGTAAAGTAATATACCTACAATTGCTTTTGTGAGTATTATTATTACCATTGACAAATTAATTTTGTTATAGAGTATTGTGTCAATTATTACTGAAAAAGCAAAACTTATTAAGACATTACGAGATAATTCTTTCATATTTTTGTCTCCTTTCTTGATAAATATTTACATACATGGTAAACTATATTCATCAACACTTAGGAGACAACATGAGTGGGGAGTTGTGGGCAGCAACCATATAACTCCCCTACACCTTGCTTATATAATTATTTTATCATTATACTTAATTAATGTCAAATATTATATTCATATAAATTCCAAATTTCATATTAATAGTTATACTTTTCTTTCCCTATATACTCTCTCACAATTACATTCTTTCCTAATGCTTTACTTATTTCTCTAATACTCATAACTGCACTATTTTTAAGTACTATATCAGGATTATCTTTAATAATATTTAAACATTCCTGTATCCTACCAACATGTTCAAAACTACCATCACTATACATTTTCACTATCTGCCAATCCCACCCACAAACAGCAGTTAAAAATCCATCTTCGTCAAAACCTATTATATGGAGATTACAAGGTTCTTTTTTATTATATTGTTCGCAATAACTACATATAATTTTGTTACCTTCAAGTTTCATGCAAGGACATTTTTCTATTTTTTCATATTGAGTCATTTGATTTTTCCTTCCTCCTTTCATATTCCTCAAATATCTTCTTCTGATCTTCGCTCAATATAAGCAAAATATTCTTTACAAAATACCTACACTCTTCATACTGTTTCTTTAATAACTTACACTCTCCATTAAATACACATGTACCACTAACATAATTAGCACAATGAGTTTTAACTATATCTTTAATTATTTTTTCGGGAGTTTGTTTTATAGGAACTTTTCTACGAGTAATGCTAGATTTCTTATTCATAAAACACACTTCCTACAATAAACTCAATTCAATATGTAATTTAAATTACTATTACTTTTTTCTTTCTCTCTTTGACATTCTTTTAAAGCTCCATAAGGATAATCTTCACCTATACAGTAACTAAAATCCTTACATTTTAAACAGACATCTTTTACATACTGATAACAATCATCACATTCGTATATATGATATATTTCTCCGTCTGAGCAAGCACTATCGTGTGCATATTCACTCTTATGTATAGTCTTACCGCATCCCTGGCATTTATGATCCTTACGAACTTTTACTCTTTTATATTCAATGAGTTCTGACATAGTTTGACCTCCTTATCAATATATTTCTTCTTTATTTTAATAATTGCTTTTTCTACTTCTTCGCTAGAAACTATTCCAGCTAAAAATTCTCTACCCAATTGTTCCACTTCTTCTGAAGGGGTTAACCCTTCTATTAATAATGTTACATTTATGTTGTTTATTATTTTATCAATTTCGTGTTGAGATAATTTCTTGATATAATATCACCTTCTTAAAAGTATATAGAATTACTCTTTTGTCACATCTTTATTCCAACATTCTTTACAAGTTATTCCTCTACATCCAATTGCCCAATTCATACCATTGTAAACATCATCATCAAAAAATGAGGATTCAATATCACTTTCTGGAAATTGAGAACCTAATACTGATGGACAATAATGGTTAATTTCTATTTCAATTCCTTTTTCTTTTGCTAATTCTACTCTAGTCATTTATTTTTACCTCCTATCATTGCATGAATAGTGTAATTTATGCACAAATTTTATTTGCTTCTTCTAAAATACTTTTTATACTTATTCTTATATATTCCCTTGAACAATTCAAGTCTCTGGCAATTTGAGCCTGTGATTTCATTTGTAATGCATGTTGTAGTATTTCTTTTCTCTTTGGAGACAAATTACTATTTAACTTTCTTATAATTTCCTCTCTCTTATGTAATATTTCATCTTTATCACAATATGTTTCTTCAATATTTATTTTATCTTTAATAATATCTATTATCTGTAAACTTTCATCATCTTTCGATATAGTTTTATAAATTGATATGTTATTTAAATTTACTGAATTATATTTCCGTCCTCTTAACGTAATCAACTTAATAATTGTTGTCTTTATACAGATATATGCTAATGTTGAAAATTCACAGTTTTTCTTTTCATCATATCGTTTCATAGCATCATATAACCCAATAATACCTTCTTGAATATAATCATCAGCATCATATGTGTCCATAAGATTTGAAAAATGCTTATACATAACATCATAAACCAACTTAGTATTATCTCTGATAAAGTCATTAGTTTTATTTTTATCCTGTAAAATTTCTTTCATATTTATATGTTTCATAACTATATTTCCTCATTACATATTTTGAAGGTTATTCAAAGCGATACCTACAAACGCTTTTTGAACTATACATTGTACGTTCAATTGTGACGGTACAGACATATCATTCCTCCGTCTGGCTGCCACTGATGGACTCGAACCACCGAAAATCCTGGAGTCAAATTCCAGTGCCTTACCAACTTGGCTAAGTGGCAATATTAAATGGAGCAAATCATTCGGTTTATATACATTCTCTCGGACGCTTGAATTGCCATGTACACCGAATCGCTTTTTTCAGTAGTCCTCGCTCCATTGGTCACTCATTGGAGATTCGAACTCCAGACCATTTGATTAAAAGTCAAATGCTCTACCAACTGAGCTAATGAGTGATATGGTGCAGCTAAACGGACTTGAACCGTTACGGTATCGCTACCAGAGGATTTTAAGTCCTCTGCGTACTGCCAATTTCGCCATAGCTGCATTTTTATTCGCTTACCCCCTCACGAATATATTAACCCTAATCCTATGTAAGTACCTTGAAGTACTTACCCATATATCCTCTTGGACAGAAGATATATCGTTAATCCCTATTATCATTATATATCTCTTACATTTCTTTGTCAATATTTATTTTATTATTATTTAATCTTTTATTAAATATACTTTTGACTTAAAACTACCACTTTGGCTTATGAAAGTTGACAGAGTTGCAATATCTATTCTACACTTACCTTTTATTGCACTTCCAGTATCCCATGCTTCTACAATAATTCCTAATGATTCAATGTAAAACTTTTCTCCGAATGACCAATATAACGGATCAATAGCTGCTGTCTCTCCAGGCACTATAGGTTTACCACTTGCTGTGATTCCTTTTTCAGATGAGCATTCTTTTTTATTAGGTGCATAATAAGTGCAAAGAAAATCACCAACGAGAGTCATATTATCTCTATACCTATCATAGCTCCCTCTAGATACCTTTTTAGGTAATCTATAATTTTTAGGGGTTTTACCTGTACTCATAAATTTCTTGACTGTGTTTTCAAGTTTTCCATTATGTAAAGACAAATCATTGCTTCGCTTTTGTTCCTTATTTAGTTGAATTCGTAAAACTTTATTGTCTTTATTAAATTTATTTATTTCTCCATTTTGTATCTGTATTGTATTTATATGATTAGTGTTTTCATTAGATAATCTAATATTTATATTTGCAATATAAATTATCGCTACTAGTAATATTAAATTCATAATAAATAAACTAATTTGATTAAAATTCAATTTTCTCATTCGCATCTCCCTTATTATTTTCTTTCGTTATCTTTTACACCTCTTCTAAAATTATCACAATTATATTTGCCGACAAAATCTTGCATTTCCAAAAGTGAACAACCAAGACACCTTTCACAGTCACAATCTGGCATTAGCTCTTGATAAATTATAAGTCTATAGGGTTTAGGTCTTTTCTTATTGTTTTCCATGATTCGCTCCTCCAATATTTTATTCTAATTGTATTAGTTTCATTATACTCTTATATCTCAATCTACAAAACATTTTTATAAATATTCTAGATAAATATATAGCATCATTTATTGCTCTATGTTGCTTAATATCTATTGGTATCTTATAATGTGTTAACATTCTTTTAAGTCCAATATCATTTCTTCCATATTGTCTACGATATATTTCATTAGCTTTCTTTTGTAAATTGATAATACTATCTAACCAAGGCACATATTCGAATCTAATTCTATGAAATTGAATGTTTTCAATTAAAACTTGTTTTTCTTCTCTACCCCAAACATAAATTATACAGCTTTCATTTCCTATCCAATCTGTAAAACTTTTTAGAACCTTTCCAAAATATTGTCCTGTATATAAATCTTTTATTTTTATTTTTGTCATATCACTAATTTTAGGATGAAGCTTCATATATACATCAGGTCTAACAAATGATTGAAACTCCCCTATATTTTCTAAATCCTCATTAAGTTTAATAGCTCCTATTTCAATTATTTCTTGAGGTACTATTTTATTTATTTCTCCTGGTAATAATCTTTTAGTAAGGGGATCAATTTTATATGGTTGATTCATTTCTAGGTCTAAAAAAATATATTGCATGTTATTATCTCCTAGTTTTTATCTATAGTATTACCATATTAAAACAGAATCATTCTTTGGTATTAACTTTGTCTTTTAAAATTTTAACACACTTTTTACATAACACTATGATATTTATATTACTATCTGGCATAATACGATAGACATCAGTATAGCTACTACAATTATTACAAAAACCTTTTTCTTTAAAGATATTCATAATATCCTCACTTTCACCAATTTATTCATCTACACAAACTATTAATGGACAGTTTTTATCTCTACAATCAGCAAATCTATCTACCCATTGCTGCTCGACCCATAAACCTTTTGGCAAACAATAATTATCATAACAAAAATAACATTCTCCACAATTTTTAGGTAATTCATCTACAAAAATACGTATTAATTTCATAATAACCTCCACTCATAACAAAAGCAATATTTTATTAAATTATTTCGATTTCATATCTTTCTAATGAATTTTCCACAATATCATTTCTAACATACCAATATAATAGAAGTTGATGAGAACCATCATCGGGATAAATCATAAATGCAGCAGGTACGTATTTAATAACTCCTTCTACCTTATATTCGTTATCTCTCTTATCAAAAATTTTAATATGCTGTCCATCTTGTAATTCTATACCATTAATATCTTTTAATCCAACCTTCATGTATTTTCTCCTTTACACCAAATTTACTTTTCATCTAAATATATCTTTTTGCAAATATCACAAGTAACACTTTCAAGATTTCTCCATGTAATATTATTAGATTTACCTTCTCTGTTTATTACTCCATAAATCCATTCATGCCCACATAAACATTTATTTGCTGACTTTGTAATATGTCTTACTTGTGATATAACAATGGTGGGTATATCCCCATAATCATTTACCAAAACCATCACCTCAATTGTACACAAAATTCGTGTTTTATTTAAACTTTGAAAAATCGTGATAGTCAGGAATCTCAATCCATCGTTCTGCTTCTGCAATAGCATGTCTTACCAAAGATAAAAATTGACCTCTATTCATGTCATTATAACCTAAATCAACCAGTTTATCACCTTTTGTTACTGCTCTTTCAGTGGCTACATATAAAGCGTGAACTAATTTTTCAATAGTCTCTTTTGATCCCATTGTTGTACCCCTTTTCATAGAATTATGAATTTATATCATTTCTCTTCCACCTATAGTGGCAAATATTTTTTGTATTTCAATCTTTAAAAGTTCATAACATTCTTCACAACATTTGCCCAATTCCTTATTACCTAGTCCTCCCCTAATGCTTGCTTCAAATAAATCTGATTTATAAGTATTCTCATCAATTTTTGTTATTGTAGGTTTTATTTCTTTACCACAATGCATACATATATCCATTTTTCACCCTCAATTTTATTTCTACCTAATTATTAATACTGTTTTAATTTACATTTGTAACCCATCAAACCTATTAATCGAATTCTGCATTTCATATCTCATAAGATCAATCTCATTAATATTTGAACCAAAAACGGTATTAAAAAACTGAACCAAATCATTATCAAAAACTATCTTAATTAACGATTGCATTTTATATTCCTTAAATATCTTTGCCCATTTAATACTCAATACATTTTTAGAAGTAAACTTATACCCCTTATGACTCAATTCTTCTTTTAACCATACCCCAAATTCTTTAGCTCTTTCAATACCATCTTGTTTCCAATACTCTTCTATCCTACCACTCTTTTTTAACATATATGGTTTAATTTCTGGATACGCATTATATATAGCCATATGCCAGGAGTTATTAAACAAAGTACTAATCATTCCACCTAGTTTATTATCCCTAAATACACTTTTATCAGATTCATTTATTATATCAGAATAACTCCATCCAATGTATTTATACATATAAATTGTACATTCTTTAGCTCCAATATAACTATTGCCTCCAATATCTTCTTTCCAAAAATTAAGTGGGAATTTATCTAACTCTCCTTCTAACACTTTTTTATAAACTCTTACTTCAAAGGATTCATCTTTTTCCAATATATCTTCTAATTCTTCAATGGTAGTATCTTTCTTAGTCTTAAATAAATACTCTTCAGATTCTTCATTAACTGGATAAACAGTTATAATAACCTTTTCATCTTCTAAAGTTTCATCAACAACAAAATATGTCTTCTCACTTTTATAAATTGCAACAGTATCAGTTTGTTGCTTATCAAGTTTTGCAGAACCAAAATCATATCTTATTTCTTCAGCAATCTGATCTCCATCAATATTTCCGTTGTTTACAAATCGTTCATACCATCTTATTTTTGCATGGTTAGTTACTTCAATTTTCATGTATAACATCCCTCCATCATATATTATACACAAAAATACATATTTCCCTCAATGTTAAAAATTATATACTCATTCAGTATCATGCTGCTTTATATATTTAATAATATCATCAAAACATGTTTCTCTTATTGTATATACCCTTTGTTCATGATAATGGTTTGTATTTCCTAAATAATTTTTATGCCATAATATTATGTCAGTCCCGTCTAAATTTAATAGCCATTCTGCTATGGGCGTAATAATATATATAGATTTATTTACTATTTTACATCTAAAGCCATATTCATTACACATTTTTATTATATTTTCTTCACTATAAGACACTTTATTGTAAATACTTGTTAATAATCTTTCAGATATTCTCTGAAAATTATTATTACTCCAATTACCACTAATCTTTTGTTTTGAGAAAACATAAATATAGTCATCATTTATATATTCAATATTTTTAATTCGTAAATTAGTTTCTCCTATACAAAAAATATCTCCAATTTTAAATTTAGGATTCCACCAACTAGGTAGCTCTTTATTTAATGATGAAACTACTATATCCCTCTGTCTACTAAGAGTAGATTCCAACTCTTGTTCTGGTACTTTAACAAATCTCTTTTCTTCCCAACTATTATCAATGAATCTTATAAGAGAATAATATATTATATGACTTCCTTCATCATAATCAAGTATAATTTCTCTTTTGATTATTTTTACAAGATTATTTCCATATATAAATTCTTGACTAATATTATATTTAGGTAATGGTAATTCCACTTATATCAAAATCCTTTCTAATATATTATGACCAATTGATGTTTTTGTTTTAACCCCTTAAAGGTAATCTTACTTCAATATAATTTTTTCTGTTTCCATGACTATGATATTTTTTACCTCCAGTTAACGGACAACAATGAGGCTTTGTTTTACCTTTAAATATCGGAACATCTTTACATTCTTTATTTTTACATGTATAAGCATTAAAGAAATCCAAAAATTCTCCATACTCACATTCACTACATTTCATACTACTATCCTTTCATAATTGAATCTACATTTTGTAATTATTCATTTATTTTTAATCCAATCTTTAAATAATTGTTGTTGAAGTTCTATTATTTCATGCGTAAGTTTATCTCTTTCGGTTAGTTTTTCTGCCAGTAGGCTTTGCATTTTTCCTCTTTCCTCTTCACTCATTTTATACACTCCTTTTTAATAAAATGTCTAATTGGTTTCAATCAATGGTTTCCAAGATAAAACCGCACTTCTAAAGAATATATCAGGATCACCATCACTTTTTACACGCATATCTCCAACTATTTGACCAATAACTACAAATTCATCCATCATTAATTTACAACGCAAGTACACATCTTTGAAATCTTTTGGTGGATTTTCTTTTACTGAAATCCAACCATCTTCTAATAACTTATTATCATGTGTTCCATTTGCAATAAATCCCATAATAACCTCCTTAACTATTCACGAAATACCGATTTTATTTCACTAATAATTTTAATATATCCTGCCATCTATAGCAGTATGGTACGATGACCTCCAGCCATCCTTCAATGACTTTGAACTAGGTTATTGGCTTCTTCTGTTCGCCTAATGCCGGATATATTGTTAACAAATCCCCGTTTTATCTCAATTTATATCTTATATATTCTATAACATCTTCTTGCCTATACCAAGTATCTTCCCAATAATGTATTCCTAATTCCTGCCTTGCCCTACCAAACACACATTGATGTTCTATATAAACTTTATAAGGATTATGTTTATTCGGATCATAAGTTATAGTCATATTATAATAATTGTAATCTACAAACATCATTATATAATTTTGTTCAGTATCAAGTTTATTATCAAAGTTATAGGTTGCTTTTACGGGCTTTTTATCACTATTCCAACTTGGTTTAGCCTTTTTCCTGTTTAAATGCCCTATTATCTTATCAAAATATTTTTCACTACTATCTATCATCTTAACCCTCACATAATACAAAATCGCTGTTTTATTTAAACTTTTAAAAATCATTATAATCAGGAATGTCTATCCAATGTTTAGCTTCATAAACGGCATCATTAACTAAATGTAAAAACTGTCCTCTATTCATATCATTATAGCCTAAGTCAACTAACTTATCGCCTTTTGATACTGCTCTATCGGTAGCTACGTATAATGCATGAACTAACTTTTCAATTGTCTCTTTTGCATCCATTTAAAAAACTCCTTCTAACTTAATATAGATTATAAGTTTGGTTTACTTTTTAATATAAGGTTTAAGTATTTCATCTATTTCTTTTTGACTTACTCCATTAAGTAAATCTGTCCATCCATGAAATATTTTACTTTCTAAATCGGTCATTCTTCTACCTCGAATAACATATTCACGTTCTTCACAATATATTTTTCTAAGTAACTTTCTATCATTACAATTCATTATCTCACCTTTATTCCAAATAGCAGTTTCATCCAAAAACGACCTTATTATGTTTTATAACTTTATTCCAATAACCGTAAGGAAAACTCCAGAATTTATGATTATTAGGAATACACTCATCAATACATCTAGTACCCTTATAATAATCTTTCTCAGCATGAACACACGTATTACTAGAACTAATATGAGCATATTTTTCGTGTTTTACTATATTCTCAAGCTCTTTTAATGTAATATTATCTTTAAGATTCTCATGATCTTTAAATGCTTTACCTATAGAATCAAAAGATAATTTATTTCGTATATACCATTTTAAGATTTCTTTTTTATCTTCAACTCTTAAATTCTTCTAAATAATATCTCAAAGGTCTATTCTTTTCATTAATTTCAAATTGATCAAGTTTAAATTTCCCAATTTGCCCTGGCTTCAAATATTTATACATTTCAAAATACATTTTCATATCCTCCAATATCATGATGAAAAGTTGCTTTCATCTTAATCATTATTTACAATAAGTAAATCGAGAACTTCTTTCAATTTATTGTTAAGCATATTTTTTGTATCATTCTTAAGGTCCATATCTTCTGTCAAAGTTTCAATAATACCATTAATTGCATTAATATAATCTGTTTCTGCAATATACTTTTTAAAACAAATCATATCATTACTAATATGCAATTCTAATGGATCGCCCTCTTTAATATTGAAAGTCCTCCTGATTTCCTTCGGTATAACTACTCTACCTAAATCGTCAATTCTTCTAATAATACCTGTATTATTCATATTAAATATTTCCTCCTCTTTTAATAAAATGCAAATTTCAAATCAATATGTATAGGGGTATATCTCAACCCCTATTCAATTTCATCCTCCATAACATATACAGTCTCGCCATTAACATCCAATTCTACAACTTGATCTTCTTCATATAAATTTGTTACTATTCCTTTTGTCCCTTCTACCAAGCCTGTATCTGCCGCATTGTCAACAGTAGTCTCAACTTCCTGACCAATTTCAAACTTCATAGCTATACCTCCTATTATATCATGGATAACCTTTATTTACCACCTAATATTATCTTATCATGTTACTGCTTTTTTGTCAACATTTATTTTAATATTATTATAAACAAAATTATTTCTTTATATACTCTTCTGCTGCTTTTTTGCATTCTTCAAAATCCTCATAAAATGACGATTGATACTGCCTCTCATCTTTAAAAATTACTTGAAAATGATACTGATGATTTAAACATTTAATTTTAACTACACAATTTTTATTTCTGCCAACCCATGTTCTGTATAAATGTCTCTTTTTAATTTCTTTGAATCTCATTAGCATTCAACCCTTTGTCGTTTCTATATATATTCGACAAAATGATAAAAAATAAAGGGGTAATGCCCCTATAAATTTTTCTTGTACCATTTTTCAAGAGCATCTTTACATGCTTCATATGTATCAAAATTAATTCCTTCGTCTAGACTATTATATTTAATACAATCACTATTAAGTAAATTTTTTCTTTTTTGTTCGGTACAAGAAATTGAAAAATGATAAAAACCATTCAATTGTAATGCACTCTTTGGCGTATGGTGTATATATGCAATTATCCCTGTTTTCCGGCTCTTGTTGAACCACGTTTCTCTAAAATCCCATTTTTTTATCTTTCTGAACACCATCAATATCATCTCCCTAACTTATGTATGACTCTCTAAGATGATATTGCTTAACGCCAAAGAAATATGTATAGACGGAATAACCGTCTAAATAATTTGCTTAATTAATTGTTTTACAACATCAAGAGCATCAATGGTTATTTGTGATAATTCACTATTCATTTCAATATCATAAAATCGGTTATTATCTTGTTTAAGCTGATCCTGTATTTTATTAAGCATAACCCCTATATCATTATCATTCAACCCTTCTTTTGTATTAATAACGTAATTGTCTTCACTGTCTCGTAAAAGCTGGTCTAAAGTTATGTGAAAATAATCAGCTATTACCATAAGTCTTTCTAAATTAACAGTTTTGAAATCTTTACGTTTCCGTAATTCTAAAAGCCAATCTCCAGGTAAGCCTAACTTTTTTCCAAAGTCAGCATAATTTTTACAATCTGCTCTTTCCCTTAATATATCGAGTTTATCTCCAAATTCCATAACACACCATCCTATTGCCATTTATTGTTTGTGTAGCTAAAAGAGTTTTTTAATTTATTTTTTGTGAACACTAAAGTCAGTCGTTCAGTCGAAAATATTAAAGATTCAGGGTTTAACCATTCTTCATTACTATCTTCTAAATTACATAAATACCAATCACTTGGTTGATTAACAATAGTAACTAAACTTCCTATTCCCTTATCAATACTTTTTAACAATCGGTAATTAGTTTTTCTTAATAATTCATTTAGCACATTAAATCCTTCTTCTTTAATTAAATCATCTAGCACATCTATTTGAGCATTAATTCCGACTATTGTCTTATTTGTATAACCCTTTTGTGTAAGACCTTCTTTAATATGATTTAATATCTTTCGCTTATATAGCATTGTTTCTAATATCATAATCACCACTCCAATGCTAAGTATTGTTGTACAAGGTCTTTTAAATTGTAAACATATCTTGTCGGATCACCACTACCATAATCATATCTTTCACAAATTTTAATATAATCTTCAATCTCAAGACTACCTTTTTCTGCTAACATTTGTTTTGCCATAGTAATCATGCCGGAAAAATATAGTGAATTAATAGTAAGGTATTTATTACCTACATATCCTTGAATTCTATGCATCCTTGAGTTAAGCATTACAGGATTAAACAAATCATATTTGTTTTTCCCTGGCACACGAAAAACATAATTCCCAACTTTATTTACATAATTTTTCTTAATAGGCACTTTTACATTAGTTGTTTCTTCTCCATTATTTCCAATATATTCTTCGTCTTGCTGCGCTCTATAAAATAAATCCATTGTATTATCACTTACTTGAATTACTCTTATTTCTCCATTGTTTTTCTGAAGAATTAATCTATTATTCTTAAAATCAACACTCTTTTCATCTATTTGAAGATTAATTATTTCTTCACAAGTAGCATCTTTTTGTGTTCTTCCCCTAATTCCCTGATATGCAGCTTCCAAAATCGCTTTATCTTGATAATTTATTAGTTTAACTTGATATTCTTTTAGTTGTTCAGGACTTGTATAACGATATTTTAAAGCTTGTAAATTGACAAAATTTCCAGCTTCTTCGATAGTAAATGTTGCCAACCGATTCTCCATATGTGAAACTAAACCTTTATCAATACAAAAATCTATATATTTACGTAGAATAGACAAATTTTTTGCTATAGTTCTTGTACTAGTATTTTTAAATTGCATTGCAACCATTTCTCTTAATTCAGAGTGCGACATATTGTATATGCTTTTACCTATAGTATCTTCATAATCATCAGCCAGACGTAAAATAAATGTCATGGATTGAGCCGTACCTGTTGGTTTTGTTTCTAAAAATTCATTTTTTATATCAGATTGAACTTTAAATTCTATCATAACACTATTCCCTCCTTAAATAGATTATATAATTTATATCTTAATGTCTTGTTAGCATCTCCTGTACCTATCAATCCGATATCTCTCCACAAGGTATTGTTTTTGTCGAAATCAATAGAATCCATTTTATGTTTAAGAAGTTCTTTCCAATCTTTATTACCATATAAAGCTTTAGATAAAGCAATATAACCATAAAATATGTTTTTATGATTAATATTGCTTGATTCTTTAATCTGATATGGCTTCACAATAAACTCATCAGTATATAAACCCATAAGATAATCAGTAACTTCTATTATCCATCTAGCAATATTTCTGATATTGATACCGACTTTTAACTCATCTTCATAATTTTCCTTTATTGCATGGGCAATAATACTCTTTTTTGTTAAAGCACGATTTAATTTAATATAAGAATCATCATCCTTCATAACTTTAGCAAGTTCAGACAATCTGTCATCCATAATAGCATCTACAATAAGATTTTCCGACTTATTATAGTCTTTGGATTCAATATATTCTCGTTTAATAGGTTTTTGTTTATCAATTTCAACCATATAATCATGAGCTTCTTTTTCGGTCATATTTGTAATTGTCATTTGCCAGTTAAATTGGATATTAGAATTATTTTCGCAAGCCAAAGCACTAGCAACTTTTCTATGATAACCATCTATAATATTAATAAAACTACCTTCTTCTATAGTCAAGGTTCTATTTTTACTATTATATATAATTCTATCTTCACCAGTACGTAAAACATTTAACTTAATGGTTGTTGGAAATTGTTTACCATCTAAAAGTCTTTCTTTGATTTCATTAACCTTATTTGTATCTAAATTTATTTTTTCTCCTGCTACAGTTATCTTAGGATTACGCTGTGTTCTGAAATTATATATTAATAAATTTTCAGCATCTAATTTATTCAATTGTTGTATCGACATTACAAATTGCCAAGTCTTCTCATTAACCTGCTGTACATCTTCAAAAACAATAGGATATATGTTTTTCGATGTAGATACTTCTTCTTTATATCCCTTCCACTTATCACATTCAACCTTAGTAAAATAATCTTCAACATTTATTTCAATGTCTGTTTTACCTTTCAAGGCATTACTAAGAGAATAAGTGAATAGAAATAAAAATCTAATATCTTCTTCACTATCAGTTAATGTATTTAAATCCAATCGTTCTGAAAATGCCCAGGAAGCCCTTAAAGCATTCAACCCTCTGGACTTAAATTCATCACCGATAGCTTGTTTAACATCATTCATATATCCTATTTCAGTAATTATATTTCTAAGTCGTTCTTTTAATTGTGTCTCTTTTTCTTTTAACATGAAAAAATCCACCCACTCTCAATAATTATATTATGTATTATCTTAGCATAATTGTGCCCTAGAGTCAATGGATTTATTCATTATTTTATCATTTAGCACTTTTGTACAATTATTTCCCCAAAAGGTATATCTATTAAGCTAACCTCCATTATACTAAAACTAATAATTAATTTGATTTTATTGCTGATTTGTTGCAATCTATGTAGTATGTTTTGTACTTCATTTATATCTGCATATAATCTTAATCCATCACAACGTCCAGTACAGCTTATGTATATCCACTTATTGTTATCCCTTTGGTATGATCTTTGAGATGCATAATTCCCTCGATTGTCTTTAATACAGTACATTATTTTTTTCTCCTTTCTGCAGAACATGTGTTCGTAATATTATTGTAGCAGACCTCCCCTTTAAAATCAAGTAGTGAAAAATTTTTTATTTGTGAAAACATATTTTCATTTTACTCCCTAATTATTATAATAACAATACTAACCTATCGACATGATTCGACATTTTATGCGTTATTTTTGTACTATTTTGTTTACATTTCTTCATTTGTAAACAATTATATACAACACCTTCTACCTAATTTATTCATATCATGTTTATGTATTTGATAAAAAATATCTGAAATTTGTTCTGATTTATATTGTACATGAGATTGATTTATATTGTGCTTTTTGTTAAAATGTCTTAAAATCAACTTTTGTCTATATTCTTCAATAATCCATTCATCAAATAGAGATGTGATATATACTGCATTTGGAAATATACGACATTTATAATTGTATTTTTCACAACTATCTTTTATTTCCTTTTTGCTCCACATTTAAACCACCCTTTTGTATATAATAATTTACTTTATCTTTTTTTCGTTATCCAAAAACGACAATTAATTTTTTCATCACTATTATATTTTCCCCTATAAAAATCTAATACTCTGTCAGTTTCATTATTGCTATTAAGTTTAAAATGTTCTACAATAGTAAAACCTGTTTTATTTAGCACCTCTGCTACCTCTTCTAATGTCGGGAAATAAAAGTATATATTACCTTCAGATACACTATCTATATAATCGCCGTAATCTTCAATTCTTTTATCTTGTTCTCCCTTACACCATTTATCCAGTTCTAATTTCCAAAACCAGTTATATTCTTTTCGGATTCTACGATCATCTGTTGTAAAAATAAAAATACCTTGTTTTTTAAGTACGCGATTAACTTCTTGCAATACTCGTTTTCTATTTTCTCTTCCTGGTATTAGAACAAGTCCATTAAAAGAAAAAATAACAGCATCAAAAAAGTCATTTTCAAATTCGATTTGCGTAGCGTTATTGCATTTATAAATTATATTATAATTTCTTTCTTTTACAATATTCCTTGCCTTTTCAATCAATTGTTCACAAATATCAATACCAAATAAATGTTTATATTCATCTTGATATAAACCAACGCTCACTCTACCTGCTCCACAACCAATATCTAATATATTAGCTTCTTTATTTATATATTTATTAAATATTTTCTTTTCCGTATTCCATAAACCAACATCAGATACAGCATTAATATATTCTTTACAAACATCTGGTTGAGCAAAATAATCATTCATATAGTTACTATCCATACTTTTACCTCACAACTTATTTTATGATTATAGGGAGAAAAAATTCTCCCTATAATTAACAGCTTGTTTACCTGCCCTTTGGGGGTCTAGGCTTCTGAGGTGTAGGAGGACCGAGTCTCTTTTCTTCACTAAACATGGTGTTTTCTCCTTTCGTTACTTTATTTATAAATGCTTAGACTGTTTGAGAACACTCAAGCAATTTATTTGTAAGTTCAACCTTAGTTTTTTTATTGTAAATTTTATTGATGTAAATTTGTGCATTTAAATATTCATTATTATTTATACAAATAATACACATATCTGCGTTTATTTCATCAACTCGTCCTTTGGGAAAATCAAATCCCATTAATTTAGAATATATTTCCTTTGCTTTAGCAATATCGTTTAGCAAATAAGCTTTATGAAATAACGTTTGAAATAACCATTCAGAATTTTCTATTTCTGCGCAACTTTTTATAGTTTCATTAATATATTTTAATGCTTGCTCAAGATCATATGTTTCATAACACCAGCTTAATAACCAATATGTCCTAATCCTTTCATATACAAAACTTACATAACTTAATGCTCTATGACCATACTTAATACTATTTTTTATATCATGTAGATAAAAGAAACAGTAAGCCATCATGAAGTTACAAAAATAAAGTATTGAATAATCTTTTTTGTTCTTTATTTTTTGTAATAATATTTTTGTTTTTTCCAGGCAATTTAAGTATTCATCCTTACCAAACAATTTACGTATTTCTTCCAGTTCTTCGTTATACATCATTGCAACCCCCTATTTTGTTTTAACTACATTTAACCATTCTTTCAGGGGCGATAATGTTTTTATATTTTGAATATACCTTATTATAATCATAACCATATTTTTTACAATAAGTACGGAATTCGTCCATTAAAGCTTTTCTGACGCTATTTCCATCAAAACCTGTTATGCCAAGTATTTGTAATTGTTGATACATTTTAGTGTTATCTTCTATCGCCTTAACAAATTGTGCTACCTTATTCAAGCTAAACGGCTCGACTAATGCCATTTGTACTTGTATTGCTCTATCTACTCTTTCCATCACTCCTTGTGTGCATTCTCCTACTTTCATTATTAAACGTTCTTTACTGATTGGCATACTTGCCTCAACTAATGCCATTGATTGTTTTTTTAGTCCACATTCTTCTCCTAAAAGTACATGAGTTTTTTGATCGGTTTTTTTCAATATACTAGTCACTGGAATACCTGTTATTGCCGGACTAAACTGATTTGCTAACTCATTTGATGAAACTATTATTGGTCTTTGGCCACCCTGTTCACCAGGTAGTTCACCTTCTTTTAAGTTAGCTATAAAAATATCTCCCCTATGCACTTCCATTAATCACCACTCCCATCATTATTGTAACCTCAACTCCTTTTACTTTTTATCCATATTTCGTTTGGTAATTATTATTATAATATTAATATAATTGTTTGTCAAGTAGTTTTTTATAAATGTTCAATCATTTATTCCTCCAAAAGTTACAGCATTTGCACATTCTTTTAATTGTTCATCATCAACATGAATATACAAGCGTGTTGTTTTTATATTATTATGTCCAAGAATTTCTTGTAAAGCAGCAAGAGATATTTTTTTTGCTGCTTTAGTAGCATAAGTATGTCTTAAAATATGTGGATTTCGCTTATTTTTTGGTATTCCAGCTTCCTTACAATAATTTTGAATTATTAAATCAATAGTAGATGTAGATATTTGGCCTTGTGCTGTTGTGAACAAATAATTTGATGTATTTTTTCTTACTTTTAAATAATCATTTATTGCATTTACTGCAATGTTATTTATATAAAGATTTTGCTCTTTTTTCCCTTTTCGAATAATTTTTATATAATTTCCATTAAAATCTGTTAATAACAAATTTCTTGCTTCTGATTTCCTTAAACCAATATTTAGATACAAAAGAATAATGGCTCTATTCCTAATACCTATTTCACTCTGATCTTTATAAATTACTCTTACTAATCTATCAGATTCATTTTGAGTCAATACTTCCCTTTCCTTCTTATCTATTTTTGGCACTTTTATTTTAAGAGTTGGATTTATACTTATAATCTTTTTAACTTCATTACAGTACCAAAAAAATTTTTTTAAGGTACATATTCTTCTTGCTCTAGTAGATGCTATATTATCTATACTTTTTAAATGATATATATAATCTCTGATATCATCCTCAGTTATAGCCGTAACATCTTTATTAATCCAATCAAAAAACATTTTTAAATCATGATTATAAGATAATATTGTATCTTCACTTTTATTCTCTTCTACGTCTAAATAATTTAAAAATCTCTCTGCTATTTCCGGCACTTCATACTTCATACTATTTCATCTCCACTTTTGATGAAAATCTCATTTTATTCAAATATACATTGTAACTTTTACTTCAATCGTAGCATGAGGATATAACTTAAATATATCTTCTAATATTTTGCCACAATTCTTTATCACCATTATCTTTATATTCAACAAATCCAATGACATATTCATCATCATTTTGTCCATGAATAGGATTCTCAAAATTATCAATAAAATTGCCTGAACTATCGACCCATCCCCAACCAAAATCATCTTTAAATTCTTTTTCTCCTGATTCTTTTCCTGTCCATATATAAGGTTTCATTATTCTAAAAATTGCTTCTTCCTCAAATCTTTTATCAATAATCATACATAAATATGATCTATTAGAATTATAAATACCCTTCTCGTTCTCGTCTCTTAAAGTACAATCATGAATAGGGAATTTATTGTTTATACTTTTATATATATCTTTTAAATTATTTATCATTACTCATATCTCCTTCATATCCTTATATTACCATGGTTAAATGCTCTTGTCAATATATTATTTTATTTATTTTACTACTTTTATAATAACCAGCAAATATGCTGGTTATATTTCCTTAATCAGTATTTCTATCTCATACTTTTGATCTTTTATCAGAGTATTAGCAATACTATTTATACGTGCTTGAGCTTCTTCACCCAGGACTTCTTTCTTGAGTAAGATGCTATACTCTGATTCATTAACCTTAATAGGCTCTGGTTTTACTTCAGCTACAGACTCAACCATTTCCTCTTTCATATCTGTAATAGATTCAAGTTGTTTTTCTTCTTTTGGTTTACGATTATATTGCCTTTTTGGTTTTATAAGCTGAATAGTAGGTACTTCAGGCTGAGTAGATTCTTCTTTTACTACTTGTTTAGCTTCTTCCTGTACTTCTTCTTTTTTAGTTCTTCCAATATGCTCACCTAATGCATATTTACGAACTCCATTAATAACCGCAATCGTAGCTACGCCAAGTTTTTTAGCTAACTCTTTATCATCAGAATATTTACTATGTAGTTCTTTCCATACTTCTACTTTTTTATCTTCTGATAAACCCTTTAATTCTTCGTATGTAATATCCTCGTACATAATATCACTCCTTATATAATATTTACTTACATTATATACAAGAGTATATCCATAAACAAGAGATATTAAACAATATTATGCAAATTCCTCAAAGCAATCTTCTAGAAAACATATATTTAATACTTTTGGAGTGGTTTCATATATCATCTTCAAACAATCTGCACATATTTCTTTACCACAGTACTTTATAGTTGCTTTTGTAGGGTTTTGACAAGCATAACACATAACTATACCCCACTATTATATTATTAATTTAAAATATATCTCATTCTGATTTCTAGGTTGCTAATTCCTTCTTTTAAAAGGTGTCTATTTCTCTGGTATGTTGAGCATTTTATTTTTTGCGTACAGCAATTACAATTTGCCGAACAAATACAATGGATTGCTTTTGATTTTGGGATCATAAACAGCACCGCCTATTTAAACCAAATTAGAATTCTATTTTAATAATTTCAAAATACAAATAGCTAATATTGCACCTATAATTTTTTGTAATAACCCGTAAACAAATAGATTTTCTTTGAATGGAATTACTATTATTGCTCCTAATAATATAGTTAAAATAATAATAAACAATAAAATATAATTTTCCCTTTTCATTATAGCCATAATTTGTTCCTCCACTTTAACCCAAAGCACAATTCTATAATGATATATCTTCAAGCAACATATAACTCGACTTTAAATCAATCCTATAGTCATCCTTGTTTCCATAAGTACCTTTAACCAACAATTCAGCCTGATACATTGTCTGTGCTTTAACTTTTACATAACAAGGAATAAATATATCGTTATAACCATATTCTCCTTCATTTTTCTTTAAAAGTTTAATCATAAAATAATGCATAATAAACCTCCTAAAAAATCATTAGAAAACACATATTTGATTTCAAGTTTATATTTATGTATTAATTTTTACCTTTATATTCTCCATAATATTCTTGTCTTGCTTTGCTTGCCGCACTACCTGCTTCATGTACATCATCAAAATAACCAACAATTATAGTTTTATAGTTTTTACAAAGAGATACCTGCCATTTTTCTAAATTACTATTCCAAAATACATTCCTATAACCTGATTGATTATTAGAATTTCGTGATTTTCTATTTGTAGAATTATTATAATGCTCAGTTATTGTTAAGTTCTCTTTCCTATTATCTAGCTGATTATGGTTTTTATGATCTACCACATATCCATCAGAAGCCTTCATAATGAATTTGTGCATTAATATTGTTTCTTCATGATACTTTTCGTTTTCTGTTTGATGATGATATATTATAGCTCTGGCATAATACCCCTTCGTACATTTATCATATCTTACATGTCAACTCAAATCTGCTTCAATAAATCGTGGTAAATCCTCGGTATCAATTAAAATTACAAACCTTTCACTTTTTCTATTAATAACAATAATTTTTGTAATTTTACCTTCAATTATATAATCCTTTCTGAAACCGAATTTTCTAGGTATTAATATTCCTTTCCATATTTTAACTTGAGATCATATACTTCTTTTGTAATAACTATGCAAACTTGTATTTTTTACGTTCTGTTTGCTTCTGTTTAAAATCTCTCAATATATTTTCAAATTTATTATCCTTTTTACCTATTAGCGCAGTAACATTAGTCAAATCAGAATTTCTAACATTGTATATTGGATTGTCTTGCCTATCTTGTGCTTTTTCAAGAGAGACTTCATAATTATCCATCTGTTTTTTCATATTATGAGTTCTCATTCTTAATTTTTCTAAGTTATATAATTCATTCTTTATTTTGCGTCTTTCAATCCTTAAATCTTTCAAAGTTTTAGCAAGATAATAACCTCTTGCAGCATCAAAACTTTCACTTTCAATCATATGTAAAATATCCTGCTGTAAATTATTATATTTAATCTCTTCTTTTTTATAATGTTCATAATCTACATCAATTTGAATAAATGTTGCTTCAAGAGACTCCAAATACTTTTTTGCCTTACACATACTAAACACCCCTTACCTCATTGTAGTAAAATAAGTTGCATGATGGGTAAATATTTCCCATATAAATCCCCAAGTTATCATTGCTGCTATCAAATACCCTACAGCTTCTTGTAATTTGTGTTTCAGTCTGTATATTTTTCTTTTGTTATTCTTTAATTGTAGAAATTTTTCATCGTCACAGTTAGAGCAGATATAACGTTCTAACTTTACTCCGTTTTCTTTGTATATCTCGCCTGTTCTTTGGTATTCTCCGGCTTTACAATTGCTACACTTCATATGTATTACCTCCATATCAATTATATTGATATTTTATACCTGCTTCTTTAAGTAAACGTTTTGCCATTGGTCTACAGAGTTCTGTTCTATGTTCACACAAAGTTATAATATGTATATTACCTGGTTTAGTATATGTAATGTGTGATCCCTTTTGGTGCTTCGGTATCCATCCATTGTGTATATGTAAGTCCCCTAGTTGCTTCGCCGTTAAGCCTTGCATTCGCATATATTTGACCTCCTTACATTTATAAGTATATCACTCATTTTTGTATTTGTCAATTATTTATTTTATTATTATGACGAAATATGAATCCCATCAAGTTGTTATTTATTTGCATAATTTATAGCGTTTTTGTGCATTAGTAATAACATGATAAAAAGATTAATTTATTCACAATCATCTTCCTCATATAAAAACACTTCATTATCTGCCGCAGGTTCATTATTGTCAGCACATTTTTCATAGTAGTCATAATATTCTTTGTTTTGTTCATTCATAATTTTTTGTGCGAATTCTTTATCATTTGTCCTAAATATTTCAATACCTTGACTCACTAAAACATATTGTTTAGACATCTTATCTCCTTTCTATGTGATGAAATGAGTATTTGGATTTAATCCTTCTTTTCTTGTTCTGCTTTCAACAGAACTAATTCTTCTGCAATATCACCAATAAAGTATTTATAAAAATCGCTTTTATCTTCTATTATTGCTTCTTTTAATTTATCTATCTGTTTGAGTAATTTTTCTTTTCTTTCAGATTCCATTTTTAACTCCTGTTTGAATCATATCAAAGTATGATGTTAATCTTTAATTTCATCTAATCTTCCTATCAGTTCATACAACTTAATTTCTTGTGCATTTAGTTCTCTTCTCTTAATGTTTAGATCATGAATCTTATCATAACTTCCGTTATTCATAGCCTCTTTAAGTTTCTTTTCTACTTTATCAGCTTCTATTGCTAATTTTTCTGCTTCTTTTCTAAGCCAATTATCAATATTCATAAAACCCTTCCTTTCAATATGTTGATCAAACTGCACTTTCATTACTATTTAATTTAAAAATTATTTATTGTGTTTTTCTTTCCATTCCTCATAAGATAATGTTTCTTTACAGTTATTCTCTGCCTTTTCTACATATTTTTCATATTCAATATTTTTATTTATTAAAGGATATCCTAAAGTCATATAGTAAGCTAATTTTTCTGCTAAAATATCATTAAACTTTTTATCAGATGTAGTCAATGTAAAAACTAACTTTTCTGTTTTGTCTTTATAATCCCATAATATCGTCCACAATTCTAAAATATCATTTTCTTGCTTTATATACATTGCCTTGATCATTTTAGAATACCATCCTTTCTACTAATTCTATTTACACAAAACTACATTTTTATCTCGACTTCTTCAATATACAAATTATTAATATCAAGAGAGAATTCTTTAATTAATTCTTCTATTCTGTTTTCTGCCTGCTCTCTCGTCCCATACACTCCGCAATATTCAAAGTCTGTATTTCTATTTCTTTCTAAAACAACATAAACTATCATAATTAATCCTCCTAACTTGTGATAGATTTACTTTTTCATGCACTTTTTAAAGGGCAATCTTTTATACATCCTTCTTCTGGGCATCTTGGAGTAAAACCTATAGCCTGACACTGATATACACTTTCATCATAAAAGTTTTTAGCTGTTGGTCTACTCAGCATACATTTTTTACATTCTGGTTTATCTGTAAATTCTAATTCTAAAATATATTTCATAAAATCCACTCCTTAACTTTGATTGAAATCACTCTTTGATCTTAACCTTAGTTTTAGGCAGTTGCATTAAATATTCTCTTCCTCTTTTCTTAGTTTCACCAAATAAATATTCTTGTATGTCTTTTTCATGTATCAAACATCGGAAAATATCTTCAGCATTTCTTTCGCTCATTCCCAATTCCTTTACCATTTTATCAAGAAACATTTCTACTCCAATTTTAGTTATATCTTGCATTTCTCAACACTCCTTTTACTAATTTATTACAATTATAGTGTAGCACAAAGCAAAGCATCTGTCAATATTTATTATTATTTATTTTAACATTTTTATGCATGATATAAATTTCCAGCTCTTTATTTACTCACTCAAATATCTAATACGTTCTATCTCCAATTTCCCTGTTTCTACAAGAAACTCTACAAACTTTTTATCTGCCCATTCTACATACTCATTGCCAGGATCAAATACAGTTCCATCATTTAATTTATATAATAGACGACTATACCCTTCTCCCATAATATATCCAAAAGACACATTAAAATATTTAGCTAATGCGTTGACATGAATTATGGGTAATCTTTTTGCTTCATTCTTGAGATATGTTTGCAATCGTTTTTTAGGTATGCCTGTTCCTTTTAATACGTCATCAATTGTTACATTTCTGTCTTTCATAAGGTCTGGCAAAACTTTATATAATGGAACTTCATACTCTTCTTGAGTAATTTGATTATTATCAGACATAATAACCCTCCTAATAACTCATGAAATTATTATATAATAACTTCCAGTAAAAGTCAATTGCAGGTAATCTCCTATTTCTATATTAATATAAAATTCGCCTTTTATAAAGATTCTAAAATCCACATATTATCTGATTTATTACCACAAACACAACAAGTATAATAATTCCCTTTACCTAATACAGAAGAAAATCCACCTAGTTTAAAATTTTTAGGTATTTTATTTTGCTCTTCACATTTATCACACATTGTAATAAAATTTTTAGTATAGTCTTTTTTCTTCAATTTCATCATCTCCTATTTTAATACAAATTCCGTCTTTTATCATATTCTGTTGTTAATCAATTAAACTATTAAGAGAATTACAATATGCTAACGCCTCTGCTTTAGTCTTAAAAATCGCAGAACAAAATTTTTCATAAAACAATACGTCGGCATTAACTCCTTCTTTGACTACAAACCTTACGCCTGTATATGCAACCCCGTACAACATTTTAAATCCTTCCTTTCATTTAATCCAAATTCACATTCTATTCAGATCCCTACAACTTTTCTATTGTAATATACTAAATCTTCTTCTCTTCCTGTGTCTTCAACTTCATGCGGTAAACCTAACGCCTCAATTTCTGATATTTCTCCGCAATGTTCAGAAAATAATTTACTACCTTTTTGTATTTCCTTAATAAACTTTTTAGGAACAGAATAAAACCCACTCATACCAACCTTTTTGTTATAGCCACAAACACAATATTCCTTCCTTGTGACAATGCCGTTTAACATTTCAATTCCCTCCTAATTATTTTTAGTTTCTGTTATCTCTCTAAACTGCCATCTTCCACCTTTGACTACTACAATGTATCTATCCAGGTACTTTTTTTTAAGTGTGTTATACACCTTGTTGTCCTCTGTTATTATATATCCTGTTGAGTAAAAGTATTTGTTAATACCGTCCTCTAACTTCTCTTTTGATATGTCAGAGCCTACACATTTTGTTTTCATGTTAGTCTCCTGTTATGTTGTTATTCTGTAGCGTATTTAATGGCCTGTAATACTGTAAAAGGTTCGGGTATTCTTTCCCACTCTCTAATTACATTCCCCTCTAAATCTTCTGCCCTGCCCATATGAGGAAAATCTGGTTCAATGTCAATTACTGCGTTCCATATTGTTTTCATTTGACCATCAGGATTAATTATATAGTGTGCAATTTCATCCCATTGGTCAAACGTAGGTTTATTGATGTATTTTTTAATTTCCTTCTTCATAATTGGAGACATTTTACCAAACATATTTTCACAATTATCAAGTGCTTTCATTTATTACACTTCCTTTCTGTTAATATGAATTAACCATTTTGAGTCAATTTTCAATTTCTGATTCCCAATTATCACAACAAATTTCAGTCATATTCTTTTGCCCTTTAGGACACAAGCAATTCCACATCCATTTATTTTCTAACCATTTACAATTTTCACATTCTTTTTGTTTTTTCATAACAACCCCCTAAAATCAATACCAAATATCGTTTTGATCACAATTTCTTTTTATCCAACGCAGCCATAAGTTTCTTTTTTAGTTCACCTTTAAATTCATCCTTTATATCATATACCAGTTCGGTAATCGTTTCACTAATAACCTCTTCTATTTCAGAATTGCAGAAATACCATTCCTTACAATTTTCGATTTCATCTTTAAAACTATTAATTAGTATTTCTTTGAATGCCTGTTTTATTTCTTTTTGTTCTTCTGAAGTAAAGATTGTTATTATATTATTCATAATCATTTATCCTTTCTAATAATAATTGTTTAATTACCCTTATGCTATCTGGAACCGTATTATCATATACTATCATTTCGTTTGTTTCTGTTCGATTATCACAGTTGTTAACAAAACAATATATATTATACACATTTTGTCTAACCGAATTTATATCTTTTAATGCTGTTTCTATTTGTTTTTTAGTTAACTCCGTCATGATTAACCTCCTTATCAAGCATGAAAATCCACAATCACATCTGATTCAATTTCATCTGGTTCTATAATAATACCATCTGAGTTTAATAAAACATAACCTTTTCTTTTAAGATAATTAATAATATATTCTTTATCCACTTTCATTAAGTTTGACATAGTTCCCTCCTAATATGTTATAAATCCTTTCTTTTGTCACATTATATTAATATCCGAATGCGTTTATCTGTGAAGCTATAGCAACACAATCATAATGATATTCTGGTGCTGTTCTATAAACTTCATCTATTCCAGTCGATACATCTATAATCCTAAATACTTTAGCTGTATTTGCTATAGTTTTCAAATATTCTAAATCATTACTCAGTATTAGTTGCTTCCACTTATAAGAATAATTATATGTACTAACTAGCTCAAGTCTTTCTAGAATATATCTATACTTTGTTTTTCTCATTTTATATCACTACCAATATTTTTTATTTTAATATTATTATATAATAGTAAAATAAATTCGTCAAGCACTTACAGTAATTTTGATAGTAATTCTATTTCCATCTTTTCACGATCACACCATTGATGTTTTAAACACTTATCTCTATCATACGTACAATTAAAACACATGCATTGTTTACACATATTCGTAGGCTCTTTATTATCTTGAAACTCTGCACAATCATGACAATTAGTGTATTGTTCTCTCCAATCATCCATATAAAAATAAACACCTCCATATTTTGACCAAACTACTGTTTTATGTTGTTATGTATTGGGGATTACTCCCCCTATTAATACTCACCGCATATTGCTCTGCTCATTCTTTCTAAAAGTTTGTTTAATTCCCTATCATCAGACAATGCCTTATCATAGTAGCATTTGTTTTCAAGGTATACGTACAATTCAGACATTACAATATCCTTTTGTTCCTTATGCCATTTTAAATCTGATATAATTTCCTTCAACCTTTTAAACTCATTTTCCACTTCATCAAATACTTTGTATTCCACACAACCTATTTTCATTATACAACCTCCTTATTATAATATATAATAAGAGACATTTAAATGAAATCATGGTTTTGTGTTAATCTGCAATATTTGTATTAATTAATTTTTTAAGTTCTACCATAGTCCCATGAGGCAAGCTATTTATTAAACTGTTATATAAATTTCCTGCTTCTTTTTTGTAATCTACATCAATTTCACTACGAACAATTTTTATTTTTCGAGAACATCCTAGTTTAGTATGTAATTCAATACTGTTATCAAACATAATACCCTCCTGTTATAGCCTGTCGGCTGTTATATGACTTCCATTAACCTATTCTTTAAATCATTAATAACATTTGTATAAGAATCAATCCTAGTTTTTATACAAGCAGTTTGTGTTGTATTCATTCTATTGACTTTTGCTTCTATCTCAATTGTCAATCTATTAACTTCAATCTCCAACTCCTTGATATACTCTTCAACTTTTATTCTTATGTCCGACATGATTTGCTCCTTTCTGTTATGATGAAATAATTGTTTTATTTAAGCTTCTATTCTTTCCCAATTAATAAAATTATCAGTCCTATGTGACATTAAATAATGTCCAAGAATAGTATACACATCTACTCTCCCATTGTGCTGATTCTCTACTATGTATTTATCACCCTTAGTTAATCCTCCCTCATTGGTATTAGCTACTACCTTATATTTATCATACATAATTTTTACTCCTTTCTGTTATGATAAAATTGTTAGTTGATGTTAATATTAATTATAACATCAAACCATTTATTACACTTTTTATTCTGACATTTTGCATTAACAGTCCAATCGTTAAGTTTTACAGTTTGTTTATTTCCACAATGAAGGCACATTATAATTATTCTTTCTCTGTCTGGCATATTCTACATCCTTTCTATTTAAATCAAACCATCTTTTCATGCAATCTATTCTGGCTGCTGTTATACTAATTTTACCATATATTAATCAAAATATATATAATAAACTTCTCCTTCTTCTTCCGGTTCTCCTGAAGTAAATTCAATACCAAGTAAATCAAGAAAATCAAATATAAGTTGATATGCTTCTGCATTTTCTGTTTGAATTTCTCCATTGTCCACCCATACGATGTCTGTTATTGTCTCTTTTTCATTTGCCTTATTGATTAAGTCAATAACCATTTGTTTCATTTATAATACCTCCACAATTATTTTATGTTTGTATTATTAAAATTTAAAAATCCTTCCATATATGGTTTTGGATTTTCCATCCATGCTATTACATTATTTGTTCTATCTTGTCCTATGTCATATAATCTTTCGCCTGTTATACTCATGACAGTATATGTGTCACAAACATTCTGCCGAATATTATCAATAAACCTCTGTCTATCAGAATACCAGAACAATTCCATTATATATCTTTGTTGGTCTTTTACTTCTACGGTACAAAGATACCATCCATCATCTTTTGGCATAGAAGTATTAAATAAATTCCACATAATCATTTCTCCTTCCTGTTATTGAATAAAACCGTCCAATTGTTAAATCTGTTTACATTGATACTCCCAAAAACCATTCCAATCTAATTTTCCAAAACCTCTTGTTAATGTATCTGCAATGCTTGTTGAATACCCTATTTCTATATTATTACATTTAATGTATTCTTCCTGTTCTGCTATCGTCATACTATCCCACTCTTCAATACTAATTTTATACTTAGACACTTTTCCAACCTCCTATCTATTATAAATATGTTACAAAACCGTCCAATTGTTCAAACTCACAACAAGTTATATAGTACTATGAGGAATTTATTTATAAACAAATGATTGTTTTTATCGTCATTGCTCATATTTGCATATATGTTGTGTAATGCAGTTATTCCTACAGGAATATTTTTATGAAGTCTCTTTGCCTCCAATGTGATTTCTTCAAACTTCCTTTCAAATGCATTCATACTTTTACCTCCTGTTTTGTTATTTTAATATTGACACCAATCTGTTCATTTGTTATATTATTAATAAGCACATACTAAATCATATATACCATATGAGAAAAACGTTCCGTCTTCAGAAAATGCTTGAATCATATATTCACACTCATGACATTTTCCGCACATATCTTTATTAGGACATTCTGATTTATCACGTAATTGATATTCAAGATTCATGTCTTTTAGTAAATGTGGTGTTATACATTTATAAACTTTTGCATTTTCTTTTCCAAATTGAATTATATCTTCATATACCGAGAACTCTTTTCCTTCTGCTTTGTCTAAAAATTCTTTTACCTTATTATTCATATCTCTATACCCCTTCTGTTATATCAACCAAACTAACATATCTTTACTTACCTTATCAATTGCACCATTAATATTTTCTTTTACTGTTTGAATCATCATTGATCTAATATGTAATACTGCACTTTCTTTTCTTCCGGCATAGTCTTCAATATCCTTAATTGTTATAGTTGCAAAATCCCTGTCCTCTAGCTGTTCAAGGATACCGCCACAATCGACCTTGTAAGTTGAAAAGCTTTGAGGCTTATCTGCAAATTTTTGTTCCATTGCTTCATAATATGCCTGGTTAATTGGATGAATATTGAATACTTTACGTCTAAACTCCATTGCTTTATCGTAGTTGTCTGACTTTGTGTACTTGTATTCAAAATGTGAAGTATCAAGCTGCAATTCTGCTATACGATCTTTAATTACCTGTTTGGTTGTAGCTACTGTGTGATTAAGTCCTAAATTGTCGCATACCTCTGTATAACGCTTTGACTTCTTGACAGCATCTACAAATTGTTGATATGTAACTGCTCTCCTACCTATCATTACTGCCTGTTCCATAACTCATACCATCCTTTCAATTATTTTCTTTGTTTCTATGATATAAGTATAGCAAATTTCCGTTTTATTGTCAATAGGTTTTGCAAATTATTTATTTTATGTTTATGCTAACAATTTTTTAATTTCCGTCCCAAATTTGTAATTCTTTCCATCTGATCCTTTAGCTAACACAGGCATGGTTCTAGCTGAAGATTTAAAACCGTATAAAGTAAATGTTTTGCCAGACATTGTAAACTTCTTTCCATAATCTTCAGGTTTAAAACCATATAGAAAAGCATATTTTTCAAATTCAGATTGCTCAAAAGACTTGCCATTTACTTCTTTCTTGGATACCTGTAAATCAAGATTAAAACTATCATTAGTGTATTTAATTTTACCAGCTTTTATATTGACATTATATTTCTGTGCAATTGCCTGTAAAGCCTGTTCAGATTCTATTCTAAACGATTCAAACTGTTGTTTTGTAAACATGATAAACACTCTCCTTTATTGTTTACATATTTTTACTGTACTCAAAATTATACTTTGGTTTAAACCTTGTGAAATTATATGCTACCATCTTATGCCGTTCCCAAATTGTATTTGTTCTAAATGATGATATGCTCTGTCCTCTGTCCAACCATATTTTTCAACCATAATTTTTAAAGCACAATCACCACAATATGTATCTTTACTATCATAAAATATTTCTTTTTCTTTTATAAATTTACCACACTTTTTACATCTGCATTTACTCATATTAAATCCTCTTTCCATTAACTTCGCAACTATCTTGATAAACTTCTTCAAACCACGCTTGTATTATTTCTCCATTATCAGTGAATTCAATGTTAAACAATTCCCCTTTAATTTCTTCGTCTACATCTGTTACTTCATTTAATACAATAAACTTCCTACCGATTGATTCTTCATATTGTTCATATGGAGTCCAAAAAGATTCCCTTAATTTATAATTTACTCTCTGTTCTACTGTTAACATTTTATTTTCCACCTTTCAATTATTTTTTAAATTTATTGAATCAACACCTTGTTTCATCACAACCGATAATTTATAAATTCATCTTCTTCAGGTAAATTAGTTGTCACGTTGGCAATAAATAAACCTTCCTCATTCACTATCCTAGCTGATATATTTATTTCATTTCCATCTTCATCCCATCCCTTTATACCTTTTTCTAAATATAAATCCCATCCTTTTTCAATAGCTTCATCAATAAACCTTTGATGTTGTTCTGTTACGCCCTTCATTGTTTCAGGATTATATCTTTTCATATTTTTATCCCCTTTCTTTTTACAAAAATTGTCCCATTTCAGTTCATTAATCTTCATTATCTTTTTTCCAATTAGTAAATTCTTCACCTTTGCCATTTAGATAAATTTCTGTTGCATCGTCAAAATACCATGCTCTACTTTCCCAGTATTCTGATCCACTTTCCGTTGTTACCCAAGTTCCTTTGCACAGTTTAGTATAATTTGTACACATATCTTCGTCAATGTAATGGTATTCCGGGTAATTTTCATCTTCTTTTACTGCATCTGTCGGACATTCCGCTAAAATATCCCCTTCGTCCATATCTGCAAATGCTACTTTTTTTGCTTCATCCCAACTATTTGCTTCAACCTTGTAAACCTGACTTATACATTCTCCTATTGATTGGTAATAATATGTTTTTACTTTACTTTTTTTCCAAATAGATGTCCCTTCCATGCCCTTAAGAAACATATACTCATTAAGTTCTTCCGCAGTATCACAATTTGTGTGATAATAATATTCGCCGTTTATCTTTTTGAGACATTCTGTATCAAATAATCCTGATTCAAGTTCATAATCTTCAATTTTTAAAGTTGCAATCTCTTTACTGTCATTGATTGCTGTTATTATAAGTTTCATAGTAACCCTTCTTTCCGGCTGTTATCAGCCTAAATATTTAATCCAATATCTTACTCTATTAAATCATAAACTTAGCAAAACCATCTACAGATTCAAAATAATCCCATTCATCTGGAGTGTTATACTTAGAGCTTTCATAAAGTTCCATTAACTCTTTTTTGTTATCAATTTTATATCCTTTTTCTTCGGCTTCAGAAATACAGGCAGGTAAACTTATTATTAAATCTTCTGCCAACCATCCTTCACCGTCTTCATAAAAAACATTTCCCTGTGTATCTATTACTGCTATCCCATAACCACCATTTGATTTTACTGTAATAACCATCTTCATAAAAATTTCCTCCTTAATTTGATAAAATTCACCATTGCTGTTATAATATACTATAGTTTGGTTCTATATTTTCTAAAATAGATTCAAAATCAATATTTTTATAATCAAAATTTTTATCTATTAACAATATTGATTCATCCGGCATCCATTGTACAGGGTAGTTTAAATTTTCCATTTTAATATTAAAGCGTTTTACTATATCTTCAGCAATGATTTCCGCTTGTTCATCTGTTATATCTTCGCCATAGTAATCAGAATTTGATAACTCTGTCCACGAAAACTTACTTCCCATTATTACCTTTTTAACCATTAAATAAAACCTCCTTTAAACTAAACCTTTAAATAACAATCTTCATTTTCCAGATCAATTATCGGGTGCGTAGTTCCTCCATTGCCTGTTGTTACGGCTTTACACATATAGATATAACCATCCTTATCTTCATGGGATATTGTGCATTTAGAACAATCTTTACATTTCATACCGTCAACCGCCTTTCATATTCGTAAAATAATTTATTTACCTTACATTATTAATTGTACTCCTATTCTTTCACGTTGTCAACTATTTTATTCGTATTTCCATACTAATTTTTTAGTAGTTCTGTTATGGGTATTTGCAGTAAATCACAAAGTTTTAAAGCTGTTTCAAATGTCGGTATATTAAATTTATCTGATTTTCTCCAACCATATATAGTCTGATCTGTTACCCTCATTTTTTCAGCAATGAATTTATTCTTGTATCCCGAAGCATCTATATGATATACAAGATTACTTTGTATAATTTTACGGTCTATTGTGTTATACTTCGACATTAATTCAATTAGTTGTTTCTGCTCATCCAGTGTCATGCTGTTATACCTCCATTAGTATTTATGTTACTGATTATATTATATCAAAATACCATCTATAAAGCTACCATAATATGTATAGTAGTTTTATAAAGGGTATTTCTACCCTTTTGTTATATAGTACAGGAATAAGCTTCAGTTACCTCATGCGGTAAATATCTTGCAGATTCTTCCCATTCATCATCCGAAACATTGTCGTAAGTTTTTGACTCTGGTCTAATTACTTTTAGTTCCGGCTGTTTCTGTTCTTTTTTGAAATATGCCTTGTAATCTTCTGTTATAGCTGTTATACGTTTCTTGACGTTTTCAGCCTTTGCGGAACTACTTCCGGCTGCTGTGTTATAAGTTTCACTTGTTGTAGCTGATTTTTTGCCGTTGAAGAAACTCATTACGAATTCGGATAACTGATCTACATTTATATTGTCATTTATTGATTGTATTGCTACAGGTACTAAAGACAATAAATGTGTACGTGTTATGATTCTTTTTGCAACTTTGCCGGATTCCTTATCCCCTACGCTGTTAATGTCGTTGTAAACATTGAATATTACATCATATGCCTTTGTAATCTGTTCCGCTTGCTGTTCTGTTATGTCAGCTTGTTCAATTAATGGACGGATAGACTTTGTTTCAAATGATGGACTATCACTGTTAAGCAATGCCCAGGACTTGATAACTATATCCTCATTGGTATATTTATTGAGTGCTTTTTCTGTTAAGGCAGAAGTAAATATTTCATGTTGACCGATTTCTTTTATTGTATCAATACTCTTTGCCTTTACCCTGGTTAGTTCAATTGCTGACAAGGGTTTTCCATTGTTGAGCCGGAAAAACATTTCTGTTATTTCATCGTCTGTAATACCATCAAAGTAATATACTGTTAGGCTATAGTCTTTTATAGTATCTTGTAATTCTTCCGGCAATTGTTCAAAAGTTTTACCGTTAATATCAATTGTTTCATCTGATTCTGCTGTTACCTCTGGCACTCCTTTTATAGTGTATTTACCATTGATATAATCGGCTATAGCGTTTGATCTCTGTTTTCCATCTAAAAATTGATACAAGTTTTCATCTTTAGCTGCATAAAATGCCGGGATGGGATACCCTTCAATCATACTATGTATTAGCAAAGATTTTCTGTTATTATCCCAACATAGACCCCTTTGAATTGCATTATCAAACTTAATACTTTCTTTCTCCATCATCTTTACAAGCTGTTTTGCTGACCATTGGATATTAGCTTTTTTTAACATTGTATTACCCTCCTGTTATAATTTATTTTATTAATACCTTTTATAAAACCACCACAACAAATATTTAAATCTGTTATAGTGATTTTATAAAGGGGATTAACCCTTTAAGATTTTATCCGGCTACTTCCTGCAATTCGTTTGATAGGTCGTAAATATCACCGTCATAAATTTTATTAAGTTTTTCAAGCTGTTTTTTGCACTTACGATATATTTTTTCTGCTGTTCTGCTGTCTGTATCGTAACCAAATTCAGAGCAAAAATTTTCAAAAGAATAACTTCCGCTTATTGCATCCGTTACAAAACAATAGAACGCATTTAATATATCGTATTCCCTGTTAAGCTCTGGATGTGTCATGCTTGCCCAAAATTCAAACGTGATCTTGTTGCTTGTCTCTGTATTGGTTACTGTTACCATATGATTATTGAAGTTATCGCTTGACCATTCTGCTTTTTTTGTGCCTTTGTAGCTGGCTTTAACCTGGAACTGTTTAAATGTTGCCGTATTGGTTTTCTGTTCTGTGTGTTCCGGCTTGTTATACTTCTCAAAGATAGAAATGATCTGTGTTATAACTTCCTCCGGCAAAGGTTCAACAAGCCAGGAACTACCATATTTATAACCATTCGGGCATTTTCCCGTTTCAATTGTTGCAAGTTTTGGTAAATTACAATTAAATGCTGTTTGATGAATACATGCTGCTTTCATGTCATTAAGATGCCATTTTTCCCATATTGCCGTTATAGTCTGCAAGTCACTTTCAGAAATAAATAATTCCTTATAATTATTAATATCGGCAATTTCTTCCCTGTTTTGTCCTCCGTTACTGCACATAGATAATGTTTTATAACCTGATATTGTTTCATGTGTTGTTGTCTGTGCTGTTCTTGTTTCTGCTTCTTGATTAATTTCAAGTTCAACATACATTTTTTTACCTGTGTTTTTAATTCCTACATAAAGCTTTTTGTTATAGATTGTTTTAGTATCGTTATACATTGTATTATACCTCCATTTGTTACCTGCTGTTAATACAGTTCAGGATTTACACAAATTTTTGTAAGGAAGAAGGGAAGAATCACTTCCCCTATTATGCTGTTATTCTTCGCTTATTTCTTTTTCGTCTTCCTCTGTTTCCTCTTCTTGACATTCACAAGTTTCACCAGATTCAAAAAGCTCACCACAATCTGGACATTCTTCTTTTCCAATCCATTCTAAAACGGTTTCAAAATCAAACCAGAATAAGTCGTTTAATTCGGTTTCGCTCATTCCATCGGGATAAGTGTCTTCTAGCATTGATTCAATTTGATCTAATTCTTTTGAGGTTAATTTTTCGGCTCTGTCTTTTGCTCCACTCCAGAATTCAAAATTTGAAAGACTTTCTTCTTTGTAAAGTTTCATTGTTAAAACTCCTTTTAGACTGCTTGCCTTTTCGGTTCAAGTCTTATGTCTTAACTACTCTTTAAGTATATCACCATTCTTTTAGTATTGCAATACTATTTTTATAGTATTTTACTTATATTATACTGGTTTATTCTGGTTTTACTCTGTTTATCTCCTATTTGCTAAGTTTTTCTTTATTTTCCTACTGTAATTAAATGGTTTTTATTTGGTTTTAGCTTTGCCGGATATCCTCCAGTAATATCTTATATAGTATATCAATAATTATTGTACTGCCTATATCGGCTCAATATAAGATTGATATAAAATTATAAGGATAACTTACTTTTTGATGCTCCAAGTTTAAGCTAAAACCTTACAAGGTATATTTAATCAACATAGTATATTAGTAATATTATAGTAGCTTAAAACTGCAAATATACCTTTTAAGATAGATTTCCGGCTGATTTTAAATATTGATTCAAAAACAACAATTTTATCAAAACAGAAAACCCTTTTTAGGCTCTTATAAAATTGTTTTAATCTCGTTATATTCATTATCCAATACAAACACGTTGAAAAGTATCCCATGCTCTGATTCATAACTAAAGGCTGTTTGCATTGCTTCATTTTCTGAATTAGCTGTAAATACTTCCATTGCATCTTCATCAGCATATAAGGCTTTATATGTTTTTGTGTTGTCTGTTTTATTGTTGAATATCACTGATTCTTCATAATATTTAAATTGTCTGCGTTCCCCATCATTTACTGGTAATTCTATTCTAAAAATAAAATCATATTTTTCAGTATCATTATTAAATCTAGCGCATACTATCATATTACATTGTCCGTTATCTTCTATTATTTCAACGGTATTTGAATTATATTTCTGTGCAAATTCTTTTACTAATGATTTAAAGGATTTATAAGTCATGCAAGCATTAAAGCCAAATATGTAATTACTATTATTCACCTTGAAAAGCTTTGGAGAGTGGTTTCCTCTATAATTTTCGGTTTTGTCTTCAATCCATTTAATTCTTACCATTGTTTTCACTCCTTTAATAATATAATTTATTACTATGTTTATTATTATACTCTCTTTAGAAAAGAATGCAATACTTTTAACAAATTTATTTTAATATTTATTTAGCACAAAAAGACTTGGTTTTTACCAAGTCTTTACAGTACACAAAAGGCTGATTCTATCAAATTGGTTTAAAATGTTCTTTAAATTCGAATAATGTAATACATTGACCACCTAAAAACCATGTTGTTTTGCCTATTGAATAGGTTGCTTCGTCTCCTGTTTTATAATCTCTCCAATCTTTAATGCAAATACATTTCTTCATAATAATTTATACCTCCATATATTCCTTTATTTTACAGTACACAAATGCAAAATTCTATACACCCTGATTATTAATATACTTAAATATTTCCTCAATCAATTCCAGTTTGCCACAATTCCAACTATCAGAACACATTGACATTTTAATCTCGGTATTACATTCATTTTCTTTTTGTGTCAAAAATTCAATTAGCTTTTGTTTATCTATTGTTTCTGCTGTCTGCATCCCTTTCAGCCTCCATCATAGTTGAATAACTAGCATATGCAAAACCGCTTTTAATATCAGTATGGAAAACACAATATGCGCCTGATTCCTCATCATATTCAGCAAAATAATATCCTTTTTTCATATTCATAACCTCCTTAAATTTTGTACATAAATAGACTATTTTATCAACTATTCATCAATCGTATAAAAATCCCACATATGACCGCATTTATTGCACAGACAGGCATATTCTTTTTCTGTACGATTTCCGGCTACATTGTAATCAATATCTTTACTTTCTCCACACTCTGGACAAGTTAATGCCGTCTCCCTGTCTGCTATCTCGTTATCGCTGCCAAGATGATAATATCTTATCATTAATAACACCACCTATTAATAAAATAATGTCTATACTTATATTATACACAATTCCAGCAAGTATGCAATAGGTTAATAAAATAAATTTACATCGGTAATATGCTAGTTATTTGACCATATACGGCTTTAACCTGGACTATGGTATAAGTATATCACAGCGCCAAAACAAACGAAAACAAGGCTGTTTTTCGCTCATTCTATAAGCAAAACAAAAGCCGGAATGATCTCCAGCTGTCTGTTATGCTAACTTATAGGTTATTATTATGTCTTGTATATAATCATTTATTTCTTCTTCAGTGGCTTTTCTATGGAAAATATAATTTTCTTTACTGATATTATCCCAATAATAGGCAATTCCCCACTCATTCTGCATTTTAACTATTCTACCATTAGACATTTTACAAGCTAATTCCATAGCGTTGTAAATTTCTCCAATGGTAGCAGCCTGATCCTTTGCTAATGCTATCAGCTTATTTATTTTATTTGCCATAACAAAACCTCCTGTTATATTAATGTTATGAAATTTGTTTTCTATAAAAAGTAAAGAAGGGATTAACCCTTCCATACATTTATTAATGTCCTATAGTGTAATCTTTGTATATTGTAGCCTCCAGCAATTATTGTATCAATACTTACAGTATTTTTATCACATTTTATTAATCCGTCAATATTACCTTTGCCATTCCAACTACAGCGAATTACTTCTACTATTTTACCGCCTTTTGCTTCAACCTTTTTAATAAATGCCTGATATTGGATTTCCATTTCTTTGTCAATGTCTTTAATTATCTCGTCCATAGTATAACATTGTATTAATTTTCTTTCATATCCTTTTAGTTTTCTTTCGTCCCAATACTGATTAGTACCATATAGTTTATTGTGTAATTGTATTGCTTCAGGTGTCCATGTATTTCTATTAACTTTTTCGCCGTATAACTTTTGATATTCTTTGTATTGGTTTACTGTCTTTTCGTATTCTTCTTTTAATGGTTTATAGTGTTTAATTTCTGATTCTTTCCACCTGCTTAATAATTCTTCTAATGGTTCAAGTCCTTTAACATGGTTAGTCATTTAAAGCACCTCTTTCAATATGTAATAATCACAATATAATACTAACATAAGCATACCTATATGTCAATATAATATTAAAATAAATTTTTGCATTATTAATAACGCTTTATAATTCGTTTTAAGCGTTCCCGTACTCCAATAATAGAATTATACTATAAACCAAAATAAAAAGAAAATAACCGCCTTTTTAGCGGTCACAATATGCGATAAATTCGTCATTTTATCAAATGTTTTATTCTTCATAAATTTCAGTTACATTTGCTATTTCTGATTTTCCTACAGATTCTAAACCTATAAAACAATGAAGTTCATTTTCATATATATACATATTATCACAAAAAATAGATTCTCCCTTTTTTAAATCAACTCTAATCATATGAGCAAATCCTTTCTTTATTTTACCCTATTATATCATTAATTGGATACCATATATTTAAACTGCTTGATCTTCTTGCATCCTGTAAATTTTCCGGCATTGATATTATTGTATTTACAGTATATTCACAATTACCATTTAACCACAAAATAATTCTATTATCAGACTCAATAAATATATATGTGTTTCCATCTTCATCAATAAATTTTTTTATCATATCAAAACCTCCTAAAATTTTACTATACATCAAATACCAGTTTTATGCAAACAATTGTTCTATTTCTTTATATATTCTTTTCTTATAGCTATTGCATCAGGACTATTATTAATAAAATATTCCTGCATTATATAAAGTTTTTTCCATGTTTCTTCTTTTGCTTTTCCTCTTCCTGATCTTCTCCAGCTTATTCTTAAATTATCCTTTTTAAAGTCTTTATCATCAATCCTACCAAAAACAGATTCCCAACCATTTAAAGGACTATTCATATATTCAAGATAATTATTCTGATTGTTATATTCTTTGACTTTTGCCATGATGTAACCATCATTATAAACTGTTGTGACTTCAATTATAAAATCTTTGTCAATTTTCATGGTTAATGTTTCTTGCATGTTCTTCATACCTCCTGATTTATTATACTAATATTATATACTATTAAAATAAAAATTACAACTAAAATCATTCGACAAGTTTCGACATAAAATCAAGTTTTCATTCAAACTTCTTCTTGATTTCATATCCATGCATTTGATAATAATATCCTAAATTTGTTCTATGTCTTATGTCCTTTGGTAATTTCATTCGCCAATTATAAATTTCAAAATCCTGAGCAACATTATAATTATATTGTTTGAATTTGTGGTATGTAAATGCTAAATAACCATAGCCATAAAAATATAATGGAAAACAATCATTGCCTAAAATATAATCCTCTGCTTCTTTTATACAACTAAAGTAAATTTTGTAGAATATTTTATCCGTATGATTTATTTCATACAATATTATTCTTTTAAATTCAATTTCACAGTCTAATAAATATGTAACATCTATCATAATTTAACTCCTGTTTATTTCTTGGATATTTTCTAATTGTTTAATCTCTTCTAAATACATTTGAATACCTTCGTCAGTATTTTCATTATATTCTTTAATGTATTTATTTGCTTTTGTAGTAGCCTCAATAAGATTTTTAGCTTTAACTTTTTCTAAATAGATACCACAGGACGCTCCGCTATCACTTTCGGCACTCATAGCAAAAATGTATGTATTTTTATTGCTCATTGATATTCTCCTATTCCAAAATGTTTAATAATCCATGCCATAATCAGATAACTCTTCCGGTTTAATTGTACCACTTTCCAAACACACAATTAGACATTCAAATTGTTTAACTCCATCTTCTCCTAATGCGTAAGAATCCTTTATATATTCTTTTTCATGCTTATAACAATAATCAATAGCTTCTTGTTTAGTCATTTATGTTTACCTTCCTTTTACTAAACTCTTCCCTCATCATATTAATTGATTCCTGTACATTTTCATCTAAATTCAGGACACCAACTTCGCATAAACCTTGAATGGTATTATAGTAATATTGAAGCCTAGCATTATTTATTGTAGAAAGAAAATATTTGCCTTCCCAGTGCTTATTATCTTCTTTCCTTTTACGGACTTCTTCTTCGACTTGTTTAATGATATTTTCAGTATTTTTCTCATAATTTAGTAACCCGTACAATTCTAACAATTCATTGTTGGACAACTCAGATATTTCATTATTAATAGAATGTTTTAATAAACGTAATTTTAACATTATTTTTATAATCCTCCTTATTATAACGCTTAGTTTTATAGCCTGTTTTACATACGTGATTTTTCTTCACACAATCTAACATATTCTTTTATGGTTTTAGGTTTCGGGCAATCTTCCAATGGTTTTAATCCTACAGGCATACCCATAATATTATATGTAATAGTTTTATATCCTAAAGTACAAGAATTAAACCTTATATTTAACGCCTTACACTCTAAACATGATTTTTTCATTCTTTATGCTCCTATTTTAATTATTTCACACTCTGAGCCTTCAGGAATTTCCCATACTTGTTTTTGTTTCTTTGGTACATATATAAGTATAACATTATTTTCTATGCCGTAAAACCTTGTATTTTTAGTTATAGATTCTCCTGCCTTGTTAAGATATGTAACTTTAACTTTATCACCTTTTAAAAGGTTTCTAACGTCATTTAAAGTTATTTTATTCATGTTTATTTCCTCCTTATATTTATATTATGTTTTTAAGAGGGATTTTTATTATCCCTCTATGAATTCAAAAAAGCTATTTAATGCATCGTTAACGGTTTCTGTATCTTCTGCTTGTGCTACTTTTCTTCTGTCGTATTCTTCATTCATTTTTAAAGCTTCTTCATGTCTTTTTTCTATGTATTTTTTATATTGTTCATCTTTGCTTTGTTGTGCTTTTCGCTTTGCATTTTCAATTCTTTTTAACGCTCTTTGTTCGGCTTTGGATTGCTTTACTGTATCAATTTCTATATATCCTTTACCTTGACATTTAAAGCAAACACCATTAGCAATATGGTCATAATGGTTTATATATCCTTTTCCCATGCATTGAGTACACATTGATTTTATTATTGCCATATTCGCTCAACTCCTTAATAATTACTATAATATAATTATAAATCACAAAATAATATTTGTAAATAGTATTTCTGAAAATAATTATATTATTCTTTAATAAATAAAAAAGAGAGTCTTTCCGGCTCTCTCAAATAACATGATAAAAGTTATATTTGGTGTAATAAAAAAGAGTCTTTACAGACTCTTAATTGCTGAATATTAGCCTTTTTCTTGTTGTCGTCCTAAAATCACGGATACCATTAAAAATGATATCTATACTTGGCTCATACTGGTAAGCATCTTTGTAAAAAATATAATCATGTAAGGTTCTATCGAAAACTGTAATTTTTGTTGTTGGTTCTTTTGTCAGTCCATCAATTAAAGTAATAACTTCCTCGAGCGTCTTAACTTCTTTTTCCCATCCATAACCAGTTGGTGCTGAGATATAATCTACACTATATTTTTCCATTTGTCAAAACCTCCATAAAATATTTACCTATATATAATATACTACTAATATAAATAATATTCAAGCATTTTAAAAAATATTTTTGGCAAAAATAAAAGAGCTTTATACAAGCTCTAAAAAAATATCTGCATGAAATGCTTATTTTAAAACAAAGTAAGTAACTATTACAAAAAGTATAACGATAAATATCCAGTACTTAAAAGTACTATCATTAAACAGTTTTTGTAAAAATATTTTCATTAGTTCACCTTCTTTACTTATAAATTATACCATACTATGATATAATATAGCAGAGGTTAAAAGGCTTTTATCCTTCTAACCTCCGAAAAAGCTTATTTCCGTTTCCTGTGCTGGTTTCGGGTTTTGGCTTTTTCTTTTTTAATGTCTGCTACTGTCTTATATGTATCAACTAGGTTTTTAAGTATTATAGTCATTAGTGAGATTAGAGACAGTATGTAAAACATTAATTGTGCTATTTGTAAGGCTTGTTGTATATTCATTGTTGTAACCTCCTTCCTGAAGAATTCGGTTCTGCCTTACATTATTTATTTTACTGCTTTAGTATAAATATGTCAATAGATAATATTAAAATAAATGTTTTTAGTATGTTTACATAAATACATTTTAAGCTATAAAAACCTTGAAAGTATTGGTATTACTATGTTTGAGGTTAGTTTTATAACGGATAAATTAGTTTACGTAACAACATGAATTATATAAACCTGGATATGCCTGTAAACGTCTAGGATTGATTTTAAGGTTTAGTAATATAATATGTATGACAAGTCTTAAAATGGATTTTAGAGGCATTGTAGTTGATTTTATTTATTTTATGATTATGCTGGTTTGGTATCGGATTGACAGGATTTTGGGGTCATAAAATGTTGTGTGTGACTCTATGAGTAGTAGAGAGGATTACTGTATATGTGAGGGTAAAAAAAATAAACCCGTGAGGGTTTACTCTATAGGCTTTAATGTTTCAATATTTCTTAAATCTGTCCTATTTATTTGATATTTAAAACTTCTTCCTATTGCTTTTTTAAATATTCCATCTTTTAATATTCCTTCTTGTACTGTGTGAGTTTTAAACTTGTTTTCACCTTCATCTAAAATCATAACAAGTTTACCCATTGTGTTGAATGCTAACATTCCTTTATACATTGTAAATACCTCCTTAATATTTATTGTCTATATCTTATCATAGGATAGTATTACCTGTCAACAATTATTTTATGCTTTTGTGTGTTTGTGTGTTGTGATATTATCCAAAAATTACTATCATGGGTTATGCCTCTTTAATGGTATAATTGTTTGGTGTACCAGTAATTTAATACTTTTTATCATTGACGGTTACTGTGTATGGTATTTTTTTAGTTGTCAGTTGGTCAAGTCGTGCATATAGGACTATTTGCGCCAATGATTTATTAGTAATGTGTAGGTAGTTAAGGATGTCTTGTTTTGTCATTGTGGGATAACCTCCTATATAATTGATTATATTTATCTTATATCTATTGTGTGTAGTTGTCAAGGGTTTTATGCGGTTTTTTTATTTTGTGAGTATTATATAGTAAGGATTTTTTATAGCTGATACTTCGGTAAATAATATTAGTGTATTAGGTTGGTTAGTACAGTAGTTAAGTAATTATATTATTGGGTTAGTTGTGGCTGTGCATATCGTATATATACAGTATATACTAATAAATACAGTTTAGTAAGTGTATCGGTATATCATTATGATATATTATATGTTGTATAGTATTATATATAGTATATTATAAAATACTTCAATGGCTCAAACCCTGTTATATAGCCCGATATAGACGATATAAACCTGTAAACATGCTCTACAACTGCGTTGTACGGTATCCTGGTATTAATCTGATAAAAAGGATCAATTATCCTTTATCAGAGCAATAAAATATCATTTATTCACCCAATTATTACCGATTAATTACCATTTTTATTTATTCTGCTATTCTCCAATATCTATTAAATCACCTTCAAACCATTGATACAACTGCATTTCAAGCCTATTCGCCAAATAGTATATAATTGTGTATTATATACAGTTTTATAGATAGTGCCGGGTGGATTACAAAGTTTCATTGACTTTTTTCAATGACTTGGATAGCAGCACATCTGGAAACACCTTCCAGTAGTAAGCGAAGCGAATCACATTTTTACTTAAAAAATACCTAAATTTTTTCGGTACTCAATTCGATAAAACCCATTAAAATAGCACCCTACACAACCATCAAAATAATGTATTTATTTTAATACATAATAATTCTAACATCTCTAAAACCCAATAATACCAATACTTTCACAACCATATTAATATCAATATTTAACCTCTACCCGACACCCAATAACCCACCTCTCCACCCTACTACCAAAATTCTCACCAAAGTATATATAAATATACCTTTTCGCCATATATTCAATAGTAAACCACGATATCAAAAATTCACACAATAATTTTACTTATATAAAAAATTAAAAACAATGACCAATAAATTTCAAAACAAAAAACTCAAAACTAAATTTTGCATAAATAATTTTGATATATTCTTTTACCTCTAACCACCAAACATCAACCAAGTTTTTCACTTCATAAAAGCTATTGCGTGATATTTTACATTTCTTAGAAACTATATATCAATGATCTTATACCCTCTATCAAATTACTCTAGTCTTACAGACAGTACCCCTGATTGTTCCGCTAAAGCTCCACAATCTTCCCCTACAAGGGGATATTATAATTTTTTATTTTTTCTAATTGAAATATAGAAATATAAATATAACATAAATATATATTGACTTATTTATTTTATTATTATATACTTAACTTATAGGAGTACTATAACCATTTATAAATATAGAAAGGAGGTAACCAACCAATAACTATACACGATATATACATATCAGATAAGGGTATCTTTACATTACTAGAGAAAGGAGTTATACATAGTACTGATGAGTTAAAGGATAAGAATAAATTAAATATGGCTGTTAAATTTTTTAAAACAAATGAATTAAAATAATAATATAATTTATTTTATATTCTCTTAGTCCTTTTAAGGAAAAAGTCTTGAAACCCTATTGAAATCAACACATTTTTTCAATTTTAGCAGATTGGAATTGCTAATCCGCTGAAATCAATGGTTTGAGTTTTTGGGCAAACGCCTAGTTAATGCCTGCAAAAAATCGAGTTAAATATAGGAGGTTTAATTTTAATTGGTAAAAATACATATAGTAGATGCTCCTTGTGGAGCAGGTAAGACATCTGGAGCAATTAACTTAATGGATAGTAACATTACAGAAAAATATATTTTTATAACACCATTTCTTAATGAAGTTAAAAGAATAAAGGATAATTGTCAAAAACGTAAATTTTATGAACCGCAAGAACAAGGAACAAAATTAAATGGTATGCATTGGTTAATATCAAATAAAAAAAATATTGCTTCCACACATGCTTTGTTTTTAAATTTTAATGACTATACAATTGATCTTGTTAAACAAGGTGAATATACTCTTATTCTTGATGAAGTGGCTAATGTAGTTGAAATAATGGATATTACAAAAAAAGATTTAACCAATATTCTTGAAAATTATGCTCATGTGGAAGATGGATTATTAATTTGGGATGATATGGATTATGAAGGTAAATTTAGTGAAGTAATGAGAATGTCAATTAACAGATGTGTTGGTATATATGGAGAAACTGCTTTAATATGGTGTTTCCCTATAGAAATATTTAAAGCATTTAAAGAAGTTTATATATTGACATATATGTTTAATGCTCAGATTCAAAGATATTACTATGATTTTTATAATGTGCAATATGATTATTTATTTGTTAGAAAAATAATGAATAATTATATTTTTACTAAAGAAACACAACATTATTCAAATTTAACAAATATAAAAGATAAAATTAATGTTTGTGATTATGAAAAATTAAATTTAATTGGTGATAGTGATACAGCATTAAGTGTATCTTGGTTTATTAGAGATAAGTTTAAATCTAATAGACCTATGATTAATATTCTTAAAAAGAATCTATATAATTACTTTAAAAATGTATTAAAATCATCTTCAGACGCAAATATGTGGACTACATTTAAAGATTATAAAAAATATTTACAAGGAGCAGGTTATTCTAAAGGATTTATATCAGTTAATGCTAGAGCCACTAATGAATATAAAAATAAAACTTGTTTAGCTTATTGTGCTAATATTTTTATTAACCCAATATTGAAACAATTTTTTGAACAAAAAAATATTAAAGTGGATGAAGAAATTTATGCCTTATCCGAATTAATACAATGGATATGGAGATCAGCAATAAGAGATGGTGATGATATTAATATTTATATTCCTTCATCAAGAATGAGAGAATTATTAATTGAATGGTTAAATAGTTTTAATAAAAATAATATATTATAATTAAAGGAGTACAATATGCCAAAATTGATTTATGGTTTTAAAAATAATAAACTACATCATATAGATTCTGTGAGTAATGGAATTGATTGTGATTGCTTATGCCCTAATTGCGGAGATAAACTAATAGCTAAACAAAGAAAAATTTATGAACATCATTTTGCTCATGAATCTAAAGAATGTGATATAAGTATTGCTCAAGAGACATCATTACATTATATGGCAAAAGAGATTCTGTCAGATTGTAAAACTATTAAATTACCAAAAATTAATGTAAAAGATAAATATGCATTTTATACCATTGAACAATATAAGAATATTAATTTTAGTATTATTAGTAAAGATAGTTTGATATATCATATAGATACATATAAAGAAACAAATATAATTATTGATAATGTGATAGTCGAAAAATATTTACAAAATATTAAACCCGATATAATAATAGAATTTGAAGGTAGAAAAATTTTAATTGAGATTGCTGTAACTCATTTTATTGATGAAGTGAAAAAACAAAAAATTATTGAATTAGATATTCCTACTATTGAAATAGATTTATCAGAATATAAAGATAATATTAATGATATTACATATGAAAATTTAAAAGAAATCCTTCTACATGATATAAATCATAAGCATTGGATATATTTTAAACAATATAATAATCATGTAAAATCCATATAATGAAATAATCAATAAACAAATGCAATTATTTGATTATTGGATAAAAGAATTTAATTTAGAATATAGGAATATATATAATGATTATTGTTTAGAAAAAACATATAAGCATATATCTGATTTTTGGAATAGACAATGGATATCTAAATATATGCCTATGCCTTGGTATATAAATTATCCTATTAATGGTGATATACTTTATAATGGAGACAGACGTAGATGGCAAAGTATGATAATTAATAAAATTTATTTTAGTAAAAACAGCATTTTAATAGATGATATTGTAAACTATATAACTGAACAAAAATTTTTAAAAATATTTGATACTAATTATAAAAATCCATATTATTATACATTGTCATTTGAAGATAGACAGAAAGGTTTAATGAAGAAAACGAATAGATATCAAGTTATTCGAGATTATTATAAATTTTTAATTAATAATAATATAATTAATGCTAATGGTAAATTTAATATAAACAATAAACCCTGTAGCACTTAACTACAGGGTTCTCCTACCCTATCTCTTACCACCAAATAATCACCAAAACTTTAATTTTTCAATAAACATACCAATATTATTTATCTCCTCCCCTATTTTATTAAAACTATCAACCACCTCTTGTATTCCACCAGTACTCAATTTTAATAATGCTACAATAGGAATTCCAGCAAGACACCAACCACAAAAATTAATCACTAAAGAAGCTTGTGGATTAATTTCTTCAGTTATTTTCTTTGCTAAAAACGTCATTCCTCTAATAGTAATAATAGATACAGTAAAACCAATTGCCTTTTTAGGATCAGTTAAACATGCTAATCCTAAAACAACACCTCCACCTATTAAAGCTGTCTCAATCATATCACCCTCCTAAAGAATTAAGAGCCTTGACAACTTTAATAAATGCAGTTAAAGCCGTACAGATTATCAAACACACAGTCCCAAACGTGACATAGGTAGATTCAGTCTCTTTGTCTAAAGATTTTAATATTCCAGATGCTAAACCAGAAGCAACACTCATTGATGTCATTACTATTACAGTGGTAACTCCACTCATACCCTATACCTCCCCCTATATTTACAAATTACAGGAAGGGGAATTAACCCCTCCCCTATACTTTACAATTAACAGAAATATATTCTCTGGTATCTATATGTTTAAAATAATGTGTATTATCTTTGCTATACATATACATGTATTGCTCACGTTCCTCGTCAGTATTAAAGCATTTCTCAAACACTTTTTGAGAATCAACAAATTGTAATTCCATGATTTCCTCCTATGCTCTTTTTACCTTATACTTTTTAATATCAATAACTTTTGCAACTTTAGTATGGTGCAGCACCTTATATCTTTTCCTCTTTTGCCGTTTCAGCATATCATCCAACATATAACCTACCCTGTTGGATATTAACATTAGCACCTTACCGATAATTGATTTCTTTTTCCCATGTTTCCCTAATAGGAATTTTCCTACATTCCATGTCAATAGTACAAACAAATATACTTTGACTAAGTTTATTAATAATTCCATCATATGCTTTGTTCTCCTTCCTCTTTAGTGTCATATTTCAAAAAAAGCCATAACAAAAAGATAAAATAAATTCCTAGTAATACACTCAGATTCCATGAAATATCAATACCAACCAGATTCAAGTTAATGAGTGCAATAACGATAGTAACGTGTGTTCGGATTAATGATTCAACATTGACCGTAACTCTGCTACTAAATTTACTGCAAACAAGAACCTAAATAAGACTAATACCATATTTCACAAAACCAAGTATATTCCAAAAATCACCTTATCCTTTGTACTGGCTTCTTAGATATGTATTGGTGGTTGCTTGTTTCGCAACGCACCTTGCACGTAATAGACTCATTAAAATTCGCTATTACTAACGAAAAATCAAAATGTTGATTTTACTTAATGTCCACTTATATAAACCATATAACCTACACTGAACCCACCAGTAATATGGGGTAGTCATATACTTTAAAGTATTATAGAACACAATGATTTTAAATTAGTTTTTACTTGAAGAACTTTTGTATTTTGTAGAGATACATTATTGAAATGTCTATCAGATACTATAAGGACTTTAGGATAAAAGGTTTTATCTTTAGCAAGATAGTTTTGAACTTCACCTGTTGAATAGATTTCATCGTATTTTTCAAGCCTATGATGGTTATTTGAAGTCTGGACTTCAACAAAGAAGTAGCAACGTTTTCCCTTCTCATCTCCTAAATTATCTACGGTAAATTGAAGAAAGGCATCGCTTTTATATTTATTGTTGCACCAGGATTTTTCTATTTCAAAACGTTCTACATTAAATCCCAAGTAGCGTATTTCAGCTAAAAGATTAAGCAAGACTAATCTATGATAACTAGGGTTACTTATTTTATTTTCATTGTAGATATAGATATTTTTATTATTGGTTTCATCCTTTACGCATTTAATATAATCTTCTTTAAGAAGTTCTAACAACCTCTTTCTACATACGGTATAACCATAATCACTAGGAAAAAATACTTTTTCTAAGATACCAACTGTGGCATACTTATAAGGCTCAAACCATTCCTTGATAAGTCTATTGTCCCTTTCAGTTATCGACATACTGATCCTCCTCTATTAAGTTTACAACAGGATAGTGAGAATTTTTATTTCTTTGTTTCTTTGGTAGATTAACAACTTTAGTAACTTTAGCCGGAGGTTGTTTTGTTTCAGTATCTTTGATTATAGAATCAATATCTATTTTTTTATGATTTGGGTCTGAATATGGTGGTTGTAAAAAATTATTTAGCATTTGAGTAGTTAACAAAGGACTAAACAAATAATCCCTTTTCTCTCCACCGTTCTGACTATAAACAGCATATCTATCCATTAGTCCAACAGCACAATTATCTCCCATAATAACTTCAGATGATATAGAATCATTAGCTCTGAATGATATTCTTACAGCAGCCATATTTTTTATTAGACTTGGAAGTTCATCTTTTACTGTTTTTTGAACGCCAACTAATAAAAATATACCCATCTCCCTTCCTGCCTTACTAAGTTTTTTGCATATGTCTATTATCTCTTGCTTTTGTGTTTTTTCAGTCTCATTATCTGATTTGTCAGGTATCAAGAATGAAAATTCATCTATTACTACATAACAATAAGACATTTTACTTTTTGATATAGAGTTATACTCTACAATATTAGTTGCTAAACCAGCTTCTCTTAGTTTTCCAATGACAGATTTTCTTTTACTGAGTTTGATTTCCATATATTTTAGTATGCTTAATATAGATTCGATCTCAGTAGCATAATATTTTACCATTTTTGCATTTCTAAATTTAGAGAAACCATCCTTTACAGGATCAGCAAGGTATATTTCCACTTCGTTTATTTTACATGATAGTATCCATGATAAAATTATTAAATAAAGAAATCTTGTCTTTCCCGCTCCTGTAGCTCCTGCTAAAAGAAACATACAATAGTCATTACAATTGTTTTTGATAGGTTCTAATGAAAAATCTAAACCCAAATACATTTGCCAAGGTTTAATTTGAGGGTTTTCATAAGGGGTTTCTTCATCAAGAGCTTGGGTAACTATTTTGATATTGGCATAATCTTTAAATGGTTGCATTTTCATTATCCATATGCAACATAAACCTTGTTGTATCTCTCCTATTTTCTTCTGAAACTCAGAAAAGAATAATCCAGGTTCTAGATTTAAGTAAGCTTTATACCCATAGTTGGTCTTTTCAATGATTTTAAGATTATAAGTACGGTTGAATTTATTATATAACCCTAACTCAAACATAAGCCTATAAAATTTTTCATAAAACTCAGCTTTTTCTTTTAGGAATACTTTCTTTTCATCAACCTTTTTCATTACAATCACCTTGAAAATATAGTTGATTTAGATTTTATATTGGTTGTTTCCTTTTGTTTATTGAGTTTTACTATATAAGGTGTAAGATCGTTGTTTGCCTTGTGAAAAGCTTTCTTTTTTATATACCAAAACATAATAAAAGGGATTAAAATAAAGGGAAAATATTCAATATTTTTTAGTAAAAAGTCCATAAAACCTCCTTATTTTATTAATTTCTGGATTTTTTGGTCATTTATCTGAGGTTTTTGAGAGACATTTAGAATTTGTATAATATCTTTAATAGAGTCAATAAATATTTTACCTTTATGTTCTTTATAGAAAGACATAGCAGTTTTGGCTATCTTACTCCTACCATTAGAATCAAAATAGTTTAATAATTCACGTTCTTCTTCATCAAAAGATATGCTTCTTCTTTCGCTCATAGATAAGCACCTGCCATTTCTCCCATTCCTATAGCAGCTAACATCTGTGCATTGTCCTGCAATTGTGCATTTGGAATGTAGTATTGGATATATTTTGCTAAAGTGATAGCACCAGCTCCTACCAAGATAACGTAAGGTATAGTATCTATAGACCATTTGAGTTTAAGATTCTTGTAAATCTTTTTACAATGCTCTAAGGCAATAGGTTTTATTATTTCTTCAATATCTATGATTTGTCCTTTGATAGATAAACCATTGGTGATAATATCAAACATATCTTCATAGGTACAATTATATCCTGTTTCTGTAGTAATCCGTTCAGCCATATCTTTATAGACTTTAAGTACACCAAATTCGTCTGTAAACATATCAATCGGAGAATCGTCCTCAAACTCAATGCTATTTACTGTAATTCCACCTACATCTACGACCAGAACCTTTCTACCATTGAATTCTGGATAGTTGATTGCAAAATATGCCGTTGAACCCTCTGGTACTATCTCAAGGTTTTCAGCTTGTATTTTCTTATCTAATCCATTTACATTTACTAAAGTTAGTTCTGGTATTTTAAGATATTCTTTAAATAAGTTTACTGTTTTTGTGTTTTTCCACTGACTAGCTGGTAATCCTACAATTACGTTATCAAAAGTGTATTCTATTGTCCTAGCTTCATGAAATAAAGCATAAACAAAATTAAGTTTGGTATTTTTATTGAGTGCTTTATTGATGTTGATTTCATAGTCTGCTTTGTCGTTTAATAATCCCATTGTATATTGCTTTCCTTCAAATCGCATAATGTTATTGGACATACAGATGTTTTCACTAATGCCTGAAGGAAATATTAGTCCAGAATGTGTTTTAGTATAGGTTGTGCCTAAATCTATTCCGGCGTAATTCAAGATGATACCCCCTTTGTATGATTTTTTATGTATGTGGGAGATTGTAGTGGGATGTGAAGTAATACTTTGTAAGTATAGTGTAACATTTTCCTTTTACGGTGTCAATATCCTTTTAACGAATTTTTTCTAGTTTTAAGTGTTGTTTATTTTTTCAGAGGAATAGTATATAATGGAATTGAGGAGAATATATATGATAAGTTATAAAAAGCTACAGCATATATTAGTTGACAGAGAACTTAAACTTTCCAATATAGCAAAAGAATGTGGAGTTAGTTCCAGTGTAGTGACTAGGATTAACAACAATGAAAGTGTGGAGATCAAATCGTTAGAAAAAATATGTCTTTACCTTAATGTAAATATAGGAGATGTTTGTGATATTCAAAAGGAATAAAAATAATTTTATATAATATTAAAATAATTGTTGACATTATATTTATAACGTGATAAGATTAAATTAGTGGCAGAGATATTTCTAAATTTCTCTTCTGAAAAATTTTAGATAATGTTAAAATAAATAATATTGACAATGTTAGTAAAAATATGGTATGATTAAATTAGGAAAGGAGGTAAACATTTATTATATTAGGAAATTGTTTTAAATAAAAAATATGTAAGTCGAGTAATTTATCAAGTTCTATAAAATTATTTATCTAAATTAAATGTAGAATTTCTACAAGGATTTTAAGAAGGGAGAAAATATGTCGAGAGGAAGACAAAAAGGACAAGTAGTTGAACAGAAACCTAAAGGATATATACATATTAATGAAAAATTAAGAGTCAGAGTTGAAGAAGATTGCATCACCCTGGAAGAAAAGATTGGACAGGATATTTGGGGTAATTATAGGTATTACACTTCATGGGATAGTCTATTATCATCTCTTATTAGAAAATTCACGACTGAAAAGTTAAGTAAGAAGGAAATCTATTCTTTTATAGAATTCAAAAAAGAATTAAAAGATTCCATTCAGGAAGTCAAGGGAATTCTTATTGGTGAACTTGAGAGAGAAATGAAATCTGCCAGTGATGAAGTAAATGGTTATATTAAAAAATTCGTTAGGTAATTAAATATACATCAGAAAATTTATTTAAAAAAGAGTTAATTTATAGAAAATACCTTATGAATATAAATTATCAAAAATGATTAATTAAACATAATTAGACATGATTTAATGAAGTTTCCTTTAGATTTTATGCATAATATTAATATAATTGTTGGAGGTTTCCTATGAAAAGAAATTCAAGAAAATTAGTCAGTAATAATAAACTCACTCCACTATATTACAGCAAGTATGAAAACGGTGAAATGAACGAATTTAGGAAGCAAATCAAAAATAAACAAATAAAGAAGGAGAATAATTGATGGAGAAATATATATACATAAAAGATAATAAAGGTAATTGGAACCAATGGGTTGTGGATGATGATACAGGAATGTTTACATGTCGTGTTTCCTATTCAGGAGACAGAAATATCATAACAGATATATATAGATGTAAATGCTATTGTGAAGATAATAAACTTTATTCTTATGAAGTCAGGGATACAAAATATAATACAGGGAAGGTCGCTCTATCGAGTTTTGGTTATATAAAACTGGACTAAGCTAAATGGTAATACATATGGATAACGAAATGATATTCGGAAGTAATAATTACGATGTAGTTCAAAAAATGTATGAGGATTGGACTCAGTGTGGTAGTTGGGTTATGGGAAGGAAAATTGGTGTTAGAGATAGGTTGAGATGGGAATGTGAAAATGAGAAATTTGAATAAATGTCAAATTTGGTTAAAAGTCAGATAATAATATTTTATTATGAGGTAGTTAATGTTACCAGTATTTAAAGAATACATACAATTTCTAAAAGATAAAACTAATAATGATGATAAAACAGAGGTTTCATTCCAGGATTCTATATCATATGGTTCTTCTGATTTATAAGATTTTAAGGTTATTGATAAATCATTGCTTATAATTATTTTAATAACTTTATGCAGATTTCCTTGTTTATCAAATGCCTTTATTATCTGATTATTTAACCAATAGTAACCTTCACACAAAACCTCTGTTCGATTATCTTGCAGAATTAATCAATTAGAACAAGACAGTATTAAACTATTACAAGAATATGGCATTAATACCGATAGGACTATAGTTGATACTAATTCAACAGGTAAAGACAGTATGGTTAAAACTTACTTGGCACAAAAAACAGGGTTGAATTTTACTACATATTTTAACGTCACCACAATGGATGTTGCTGACAGTAATATAATGGCTAAGGAATCACAATATAAGTTTATACATCCTGACAAAAAACTATGTGGGTTTTATAATTGGTCTAAGAAAGAAAATTTAATACCATCAAGATTAAATAGAGCTTGTTGTTTGTATTTCAAAGAAAATCCAACTATCTATAATTTTAATGATAAGGAAAAACTTCTTTTCCTGTTTGGAATGAGAAATGATGAAAGTAACAATAGATCAACTTATGGAGATATATGGGTTAATGATAAGTGGGGTAAGAGTAGAGATTGGATAGGACTTTTACCCATAAGGGAATGGACTGATTTGGATATATGGTTATACATATTAAGAGAAGGAATAAAGATTAATCCTAAATATAAAAAGGGATATGATAGAGTAGGCTGCGGAATAGTATGTCCTAATTATTCAAAGTCCACCTGGGTTTTAGATAAATATTGGTATCCGAAATTGTATGATAGATGGCAAAAAAGACTTGAACAAGATTTTATAAATAATTATAAATGGATAATTATGAATTGTACTCTCAAAGAATATATTCAAGAAGCATGGACAGGAGGGGTATATAGGGATGAACCAACATCAGAAGTAATTCAAGAATTTGCTGATTATAAAGGTATTACATACGATATAGCTGAAAAATATTTCATGAGAACTTGTATTAATGGATGTAAAAATAAAAGAGGAAATATAGTATCTATAAAAGACAAAGACACATTGGCAATGAACATGAAGATGTTTGGTAGAAATATTGATAAGTTTATGTGTAAGAAATGTTTATTGAAGTATTTCGGATGGACAAAAGAGGATTGGAATAACAAAGTAAAAGAATTTAAAGAAAGTGGATGCAAATTATTTTAAATTAATAATATAATAATTATTGGAGGTAATTGTTTGAAACCTGAAAACACATACATAATGAATTTAGAAGCTTGTTATATATATAAAGATATTATAGAAAATAAAAAAATAGAAAGTAAAAATAAAGATATAGTAAAATTATATTCAGCAACTATTCCTTATAGCCTCGAAACTATAAGGATGGATGCTATATTTCCTGATACTTTTTATATGTTAAATGGTAAACAATATAGCAATAAAATTATTAATATAACTTTTGATAAACATTTAACTAAATGGGATAAGGATTATGAATGGGAAGATGAAAATGGAGATATAATCAAAGGAAAAAGAATTACCGTTGCCAATAAAAAAAAGATACGAAAATATCTATATTTAAATGGCTTTGTCATGGATGGGATTAAATATATTTTTTACAAGAGAGGATCAGGCAAAGCAAAAAACGGTTATGCATTATATATACAAGAATCCATGAAACAAGAGTTAATAAAAAGAAGCAGATTAGGAATAGAATTTGTTAAGAATGAAGAACTGGATTTAACTTCTTTATTGGCATATGAATCTCTAGTTACTTCTGGTATAGAGTTTACTATTAATTTAGACCCTAAAACAGAAATTCTTTTAATTGATGATATTTATGGATTGGAATTTGATAGTATAGCAAGTGTAACAAGAGAGATAGATGGTGAAATTGTAACTCAAAACGAAACAATAAATATAAAGAATTGCCTTACTGATGGACAGGGGTTATTAGATGAATCTGTTTTTGAGACATATCAAAAAAGCAATAAGGGGTTTATGTTACTCAGAAATGATATGTTTAAATGTTGTGCGTTTAACACTAAATTACAACAATGGTTTCAAGCTAATAAAATAATAAAATTAAAGGATATGTTTGATAATGATTATGATGCAAATAAAATAAAATTAGTGACTACACCTAACTCATTAAAATTTCTTAAATTTGCTTATAAGATGCCAAACCAAACACTAAAAGAATGTTATTCTTATTGGTTAGACAAAATTGATAATATATTTGGTGTTGTTAAATGTGACAAAGAAGGTAATTATGGTAATTATAACAGAACTACATATCAACTCTTAAATAGTATACCTAATTTAACGATTAATGATTTAATGGAGATTACAAAACTTGAAAGAGAATATGTAATGCTTTTAAAAAATGATGATGCTGTATTTAAAAATTATCTTGGATGTGATGCAAAAAATTCTTTAAAAATAGAAAAAATGATTGAAGAAGACGAAGATGATTTAAATTTATATGAAAACACTGAATTATTGAGTGCTTTATTATTAGTTAATTCAGATATTCAATATACAAAAAAATTTAAAAAGATGAAGAGTGATTTAATAACTAATTACATAGGGCATTTAAGAGAAGGTAAGATTAGAATGAAAGATTCTAAATATGTTACTTTATTTTCGAATCCTTATGAAATGCTATTAGCTTCTATAGGGCAATATAACAATGAATCTATAATGAAGGGTAGAGAAATATATTGTAAATATTATAAAACTGGTCAAGAGTTTTGTGCCTCACGTAATCCTCATATAAATGCCGGAAATGTAATGCATACTAAAAATAAAGGGCATTTAGAATATAATATGTGGTTCAATTTCACTAATAATATATGTGCCATTAACTTTTTTGATAATGATGCACCAGATAGGCTACAGGGGTGTGATACAGATAGTGACACGATTTTACTTAATCCTTCAGAAATATTATCTGCAAAAGCAAAGTATTGTGAAGAAAATTTTCCTACTCCGATTAACAAAGTTAAAGGAACAGTTAATCCAAGAAAATACAATATGAAAGAGTTACAGAAACTAGATTTTACTTTAAGTGATAATTACATAGGGAGAATAGTTAATTTATCACAGATAATCAATTCATATTTGAATGATGCTATTAGTAAAGATAAACCACAAGAAGAAATTAATGAATTATATCAAGCAAGTAGTAAATTATCTAGTTTAAGTCAAATAGAAATTGATAAAAGTAAAAAGATTTTTGATAATGTTAATATGCATAAAGAATTAAGTAAAATCAGAGAAATTAGTTATTTAAGATATGTGCAAGAAAAAGATAGATATGATCAAATGGCTGATAAAATGATTGTTCCTAGTTTCTTTAAGATGATTTCAGATGCTAATGAATATAGAATATTTGAAAAGTTTAATACGCCTTTGGATATATTACAAGATGTTTTAGTATTTGATGTTTCAAACTATCCTAAAGATGAAAGAAATATAGAATTTAAAGATTTGTTAGTACAATCTAAAGACTTAGAAGGTAGATATAGACAGCAAAGTGCAGAAGCAATTTTTAAAATTATAGAAAAGTGCGGAAAAAAAATAAATGGATTAAAGGTAAAAACCTCCATTTTAAACGATAAGGCTAAAAAAACTGTTGAAAGGAAATCAAAACATACCGCAATTGAAGAATTAAAAAAATTAAATCCAAGTGATTCAACTATATTATCAGTATTAAAACAATGTTTTGGTACTAAAGATGAAGATAAATTAGGATTTAAAAAGTATAGTATGTTAACTTTAAATTTATTATTTATTGCAAAAAAGATACAAGTATTAAGATGTTTTAAAAATAATAATTCAAACGATGATATTTTAATAAAAATAAAAGAAGGATATGATTTCGATATATTTGGGAACAAGTATCAAAAAGTAAAAATGACTTCAGATTTTACGGTTTAGTGTCATAAAGTAAAATTTATAGCCTTTAAATGTAGTTATATCAAGGGTTTCAAAATTTGCTATCTTCCTTGTATATGATATAATATTAAAATAACTATTTATATGGTATGGCATGTTGTGAAACACCCCTCTGCCCCCTATTTAAAATTCAACAAAAGGAAGTGTATAAACTACTTGAAACCAATATCTAAAGAACAATATTTGTTTTTAGCTGATAATGGATATCTTAAACAAGAAAAAGGTAGATATCCTGATTTATCATTGACATCAAAGCACAAAAATGCAAAACGCAAACACAGATATATACCAGATTATATTTTTTACAGGTATTTCGGTTGAGGTCGGCAACCACACACAATAAAACCGAAAGGTTGAGTTTATGCAAAGAATAATTGTAGACACCAATGTTCTGATAGATGGTCTGCAAGTTTATGATTTTGAAAAGATCTATATACCTTCTGTAGTACTTGATGAACTAGATAATTTAAAAAGAAATAAAGACTTTGAATTAGCATATAAAGCAAAAGAAGCAATTAAGATGCTTGAAGGATCAGATAATATAGAAGTAAGGTGGGAAAATTTATATAGTGTTCCTTTGGAATTTAGTAATGATAATAAAATAATATCCTTCGCTAAAGATGTATTTATGTTTGACAAGGAGTGTGTATTTCTTTCAAATGATTATAATGTGAGATTAAAAGCTAAACATTTAGGGATACCTTGTGAGAGTTATAATCAAGATAATAATAACAAAGTTTATAAAGGTTATAAAGAAGTAGTATTAAGTGATTTAGAATTGGCTTGTTTTTATGAAGAATGTAAAGCTAACAAATGGGATTTAATTGAGAATGAATATCTTATCATAAAAAATGAAAATATTGAAACGGTAGACGTTAGAAGGTGGACTTCAAAGGGTTTTGTTGAATTAAAAACGCCTAATATTAAAGGAATTAAATCAAAGAATGATCTTCAGTTGTGTGCATTTGATTTGATGAATTCAAATATACCAATAAAGATATTATTGGGGAAACCTGGGAGTGGTAAGACATTTATTAATCTAAAATCTGCTTTGTATTTTTTAGATAAAGGTAAATACCAGAGAATTATTTATATACGTAATCCTATAGGTAAAGGTGAATCCATAGGGTTTTTACCAGGTACACAATTGGAGAAACTTGAACCGTTTGCACAGGCTATTATTGACAACCTAGAAATGGGTGAAGCGCAATTTAAACAAATGATTTCTCAAGAAAGATTGCAATTTGACTGTCCATATTTTTTAAAAGGAGCAAGTAAAGATGCAAGTTGGTTTTTGGTTGATGAAGCCGAGGATTTGGACGTAGAAACATTAAGATTAATTGGTACTAGACTTGCTAAAGATAGTGTAATTTGCTTTTCTGGTGATTTATATCAAACTGAAAAGAAATATAAAAATAATAATGGATTGACTAGTTTTATAGAAAAGTTTAAAGGTAATCCTCTTGTTGGAATTGTAAAACTTGATGAAGATGTTAGGTCTGAAGTTAGTAAATTGTTTGGTGATTTATAAAATTTAATACAAACTTTATATTTTATCAAATGTTTGTTGCTACTCGATATGCAACTAAAATAAGGTCGAGTTCAAATTAAGGCTTTTACGCCAGTGATTTAAATTTTTAGACAAAGGCAATTTATCCAGAAGTGACAGATTTATATGTATGGGGAGTTTTATTATATGTACTCTCCCCTTATATCATCTGCTGTCTGCATGAGGATAAGTGGATGAAAATATATTTTATTAATAATTTTTAGGAGGATTTTTTATGGGAGATTTTTTTGACTATTTCTTTGGATTTGACAGAAGCTTTAATTATGACAGCCTTGGGATGAGAACTTATAAGCATATTTCTAAAGATGATGAAGAAATTTTAGCAGTAAATGTTGCTGGTTTTTCGGAAGAAGATATTGAACTTGAACCAGAAACTATGGGTAACACTGACTATCTTTATATTAAAGGTACACCTAAAGATGGAGTGAAAGATTATATAGCACCTTTGAATATTAGATTTGTAATTAAACCTAATATGATTGGTGAAATATCTGGGAAGGTAATTGATGGTATGTTGTATATTACAGCTACTAAGAAAACAGCAAAACCTAATGTGAAGATAAATTTTAAGAAGTAAATTTAAGACAACTAAATAATGTTAATATAATAAATAAATTATGAATGGGTGTCATATTGATATGATGCCGTCCTCATGGAACTTTCAAAGGAAAGTTTTCTTGGACTTTAGTGAAAGGTTTGCACGTTTCAACCTGAAAAACGTGCGTATATGGAAATTAAGGGGAAGAATCAACCCACGCTGACAAGGCATTGGTAGATGGTGTGAGTCCATCAATTTCCAAACAAAATATAAAGGTCGTAAGAGTAGGGGTCTTCCCTGCTCTATTTTCATATTTTAGAGTAGTGGAGGATTGAATGGAAAGATATAAACGAAAAGAATCTGAAAATAAAATTGATTATCTTTTACGTTTAGTTGCAATTAAACTTGAAGAAAAACCAGATGATTTAGAATGGTCTGATATAGTAAATTATTGTGGTTTTAGTTGCCATTATGATTCACTAAGAAAAGCAATGCAACCAGAAGAGTATGGAGCATATTCTATCTATAAATATTTAAAAGAAAAAATAATTAATGAAACAATAACAGATGATAAAATATTAAAGGAATATGAGTTGAAACGCATTGAATTGGAAAAGGAAAAACAAAAATTCTTTGACCAAAGAGTTTCTTATAAAAAATTAATTCGGGATGATACTAGACAAGATGAAATATATGATATTATTCAAAATTCAATTATTAATGGAGATTTGCCAAAATTAGAATATGAATATCATACTATAGAATATAGTGATAATGATTTATATATCTCTTTGAATGACCTTCATTTTGGTGCAGATATTAATAATGCATGGAATACCTATAATTCAGATATTTGTAAACAAAGATTAAATGAATATATAGATAAAATACTAGAAATTAAAGCATTACACAATTCTGAAAATTGCTATGTTTGTGCTAACGGTGATCTCATAAATGGAAATATACATCCGAGTGTTCTTATATCAAATAAGGAAAATATGATAGAACAAATCATGGGAGTATCTGAATATATATCTGAGTTTCTTGCAATATTAAGTAAGCATTTTGGTAATGTTGTATTCACTGAAGTGTCTGGCAATCATTCCAGATTAGGAACAAAAGATGATAGTTTGAAATCAGAACGTCTTGATGACTTAATTCCTTGGTATATAAAAGCTAGATTACAAAATATTAATAATATTATTTTTACTAAAAATATAGATACGACAATGTCTATTATAGATATTCGTGGTAAAAAATATTTACAAATACATGGAGATTATGATAGTGGTAAATCAGCTAAACAAGCTAGTGCATTAATGTCTGGCGAAAATATTTATGCAATTTGCTGTGGACATTTACATCATAATTCAACTGATTTTGTTGATAATATTAAAATAATTATGGCTGGTTCATTTTTAGGTATGGATGATTTCTGTATCACAAAGAGAATTATAGGTAAACCGCAACAAGTAGTTTGTGTATGTAATGAAAATGGTGTTAAGTGTATATATGATGTAGTTTTCAATTAATAATATAACCAGAAGGGTTAAACTGGTGTCCTTATGGATTTGATTTTACAATCTCCTAATAATTTAGCAATTGAAATGAAAATATCTTCTGCTTTAAAATATAGACGAATATATCTTTCGGATGAAGTGGAAAGAGATACTATATTTGAAGTTCTTTATTTTTTAGATAGATTACGTGATATTGATAGAAAAATGGGAACGAAAGAAGATATTGAAATAATTATAGATAGTTATGGAGGCACAATTTATAATGGTTTAAGCCTAATTTCTAAGGTTGAGCAATTACGTGATGAAGGTTATAAAATTATAACTACAGTCTCAGGCGTAAGTATGTCTATGGGATTTCTAATTTTAATATGTTCAAGTGAACGTAGGGCTTATAGATATAGTACTTTATTAGCGCATCAACCTTCATGCTGGACAGGTGGAACACTTAAAGACCTAGAAGATGAAGTTATTGAATTACAGAGATTATGGAGTCTAACAAAATATCTTGTTTTAAAATATACAAAAATTCCTGAATCTAAACTTGATGAAGTGAAAGAAAAGAAACAAGATTGGATACTTGATGCTCAGAAAGCTTTAGAGTTAGGTGTAGTTGATAAAATTTTATAATAATTAAGGAGATTTTTATGGATGAGAAAGAATTAATTTATACTCCTGAAAATCAAAATGAAGAAATAGTTAGTATTCCTTTAAATAGTGACGTATCTGAATGTAATTATGATATTATAATTCCTCCTTTTGAATTAAATACTGATAGTATTAGTGATGCTCAATTTGACGAAAAAGAATTCAAAAAAGGAATCAAGGATATTTCATTTATTTGTGGTCAGATAACAGGTTTAATTAATTGTGGGATAAGTCCTATAGAAGCATTAGGATTTGTGGTTAATAGAGAAACTATACAACATAATTTAGATTCCGCAAAAATTAGTAAAGAAATGAATATTGAAGTAGCTAAACATCAATCAATTCAACTGGATAAAACTCAATTATAAGAAATTGTAAAATAAATTTAAGGAGATTTTATGAATAAAAATCCAATAACTCTAAATGAAATTGAACAAGTTATTGATAATGCTATTGATGATAATAAATCATTCTTCTTTGCTTGTGATGCTATTTTAGCTTCGTATATTGAGGAATATTTATTTGAAGAATTTGGTATAGAGAATGAGTGTGAAGAAACAGACGTAAGTGAATATTATGTTAGCTCTCTCCCCTCTTATAACGATGAACCTTATAGGTTGTTTATAGAAAGTGCAAAAGGTAATAGTGGTAAATATAAAATGTCTGATCTTGATGGATGTAGCTATTATATATTTTTAGATATGCCTTTGAGAGATGCTCAAAATAATTTATTTGGTGAAAAGTTTGGGTATTTTGAATTGGTTGATGAGGATGATATAGAAGATGAAGATTGTGATGGAGACTGTATAGAGTGCAAAGTTAATAAGTATGCAGAATTGCTTCAGGAAAATTGTTGCCCGACATGTACTAAGAATATATTGCTAAGTTATCTTGATGAAGTACTAGATAAGATAGAATCTGAAGATGACGAAGATTAAATAATTAATATTTGTAGGTATAAAAGAAGTAAATATATGGTGGGGTATTCTCCCACCTACTTCTTTATTTTTATGTGAAAAATAAAAATAAAGGGGAATTTAAATGAGCAAATATACATATCAAGAAGTTAAAAATTATATTGAAAATGAAAGTAATAGTAATTGTAAGCTTATTAGTAATGAAAATGCATATAAAAATGTAAAGGAAAAAATTACAATACTTTGCCATTGTGGAAATGAATTTAAAACTACATTTGAAAAATTTAAATACAGAAATAAAAGACAATGCAATAGTTGCTCCAAAGCATCTGCAATCACGAAATTAAAAGAATATTATGCAAATGATAATTTCAAGAAGCCAAAAAAAGTTACTAATAATATTAAAATAAAAAGCATTAAAATTAACGCAAAAAATAATATTGACAAAAGAAAAACAAATTTAAGAAACATTAGTTTGAGAAAAAATAACGAACAATTTCGTAAAGAAGTTTATAATTTATTAGGCGATGAATACACGATATTGAGTGAATATATTACTAGAAAAATAAAGGTATTAATTCGTCATAATATATGCCATCATGAATATTACGTTACTCCGTATAATTTATTACATGGTACTAAATGCCCTTTATGTAGTAAAAAGAAACGTAATAAGCATTATAAATGGAGAAATGGTATTACCTCTATCTATAAATATCTTAGACAAGAGATAGAAAGTTGGAAAATTAAAATTTTTAAATATTATGACAATAAGTGTGTAATATCTGGAAGTACACAATCAGTATATGTACATCATTTAATTAATTTTTATACTATATTATATAATATTCTTGATAAATTTGATTTGGAAAGAAAAAATATTGGTGCATATTCAGAAGAAGAATTAAATATTATTAAAAATAATTTTCTTGACGAGCATACAATTTATATTGGTGTATGTGTTCATAAAAAATTACATAGATTATTTCATAAATTATATGGTAGATTTAACAATACCCCTGAACAATTTGATGAATTCAAACATCGTTGTAAACTAGGAGAATTTTATGATTTCTTTAAAGAAAATAATTTAAATTTAGTAATATAATTTTTGTAGAATAAGTTATTCTATTTTTAGAATAACTTATATGTGCAAAAATGTGTTTAAAATTGAGATTTTGTTAAAAGTTAAAAAGTTTATTTGAAGAGAATGCGGTTTTAGGGTAGCTCCCTATTCTCCTGTACGTATTCTCTTTTTATTTTTTATCTATTTTACAGGAGAAATTGTTATTTAAATCTTACAGGAGGAATAAAAAATGTTGAAAAGTATAGAAATAGAAACCAAATTATATGGTAAAAAGATTAAATATTATGAAGAATTAGGATATATTTTACCAAAACATAAAACAAAAGATGGAATGAGAGTTCCTAAAAATTCAACGATTATTGTTAAAGTTGATGACTTACCACCCCAATCTCATGATTTAATACAAGTTATGTGTGATTATTGTGGAAAAATATATCCAACAAGATATGATGGTTATATAAAAAGAAAACAAAATGATATTAATTTAGATTGTTGCGATGAATGTAAATCCATAAAGAACAAAGAACTAAATTTATTAAGATATGGTGTTGAAAATCAATATCAAAGAAAAGAAATTATTAGAAAAATTGAAAATATAAATTTAGAAAAATACGGTACTAAATATCCAATGCAAAATC